GCGCGGTACACACGGTCGGCGTCACGAACGGGACCGGGGTTGTCCTCATCGGCCCGAACGCAACGGGCCGGGTCACCGCCGCCATCGACCTCGACGCGCTGCTCTCCGTCTCCGCAGAGGACCTGCTTGGCAAGGTCTACTGCGTGCAGATGGCTTGCGCCGACATCGTGGACACCGCCTCCGGCTCATCCATCCGCTGGGCCGTGGGCTCACAGACCGACGTGGCGACCTCGGTGTCCGACGGCCTGCGACTGGCCCGGACGACGGCCTCGACCGCGACGTGGCAGACCATGACCAACGGCGTTGCTACGGCGTGGGGCTCGGCGGTCACGACCCCGACGCAGACCGTGGTGACGCTCTACATCGTGGGCGGGTCCATCGTCTGCGGCCGCTTCGATGACGGCACCTCGACCCTCCCGGCCCCCGGCCTCACCGACATGGCGGCCGGCACGGCCCGCCGGGTCGCGGTCAACGCCGCGGCCGCCGGCACCGGCACGCGCTACACCGGGTCTGCCCTGTACGCGATGGCTTCTCCGGGCGGTGTGGCCGAGGTCGTCATCACGCGTCTCCGCGTCTCCGTGTACGGGTAGGAGCCCCCATGTCCGCACGCTACATCGGCGAAGCCGAGACCTCCGACGGCCAGCGCGTTCACCGCTTCGATGTCTACCTCGACGCAGCGAGCATCGAGGCCGCCGCCACGGAGGCGCGTGCGCGCATCAATGCAGGCGTGTCGCCGCCTGGCACCCTGACGCTCGCGTCCTCCGCGCACACGGTCGCCGCCGACCTCATCAGTGCCGCCGTCGCCGTAGGGCTTGGATCCTAAGCCCCGCTTCGGTAGAGTGGCGACATCACAAAGGAGACGCTCGATGAGCGACCCGAAAGACACCGCGGAGCCCATCGAGGCACTCCTGGCACGGCGCACCGACGCCTTCAAGCGCAAGTTGGCACGGCAGACGCCGAGCGACGGCGAAGAAGTCCACGTCCCCGTGCGCGGTCCCATCGGGATCTACATCGGCGGTGACCCGCACCTCGACAACGACGGCTGCGACATCAACTCGCTGCTGGAGGATCTCGACACCGTGGCCGAGACGGAGGGCATGTATGGCATCTCGCTCGGCGACATGACCGACAACTGGATCGGCCGTCTGGCGGACCTCTACGCGAGCAACGAGGGCACCGCCGACGACGGCTGGCGTCTGCTCGAACTGTACGGCCAGCGGCTCAAGGGCAAGTGGCTCCTCTGGATGCTCGGCAACCACGACGCCTGGGGGCGCCGAGGCCCGATCGTGGACCTGATCGGCAAGCAGTCCGGCGTGCAGCGCATCCGGTACGAGGACGCGAAGCTGCGGCTCACGGGCCCTGGATGGAGCGCGCCCGTGCGCGTCCACGTCCGGCACAGCTTCCCCGGGCGGTCCGTCTGGAACGTCACGCACGGCGTCCAGAAGGCGGCGCAGCTCGGCGGCTGGCCGGCGGACGTGCTCACCGCCGGGCACACGCACACGCACGGCTACGCGCGGATCGAGCGCCCGAACGGCACGCTGGCCCACTGCGTGCAGGTCGGCTCCTACAAGCGCGCCGACGACTACGGCGTGGCGCTCAACCTCCCCGAGAACCGCTACGGCCAGGCCGCGGTGATCATCATCGACCCGGACGCGCCCGAGGATGCCCGGATCACCGTCCACCTCAACGTCAAGCACGCCGCACGGATGCTGCGGCTTCTCCGCGCAGCGCGCGGGTAGGGAGGCCAAGATGACCGTCCGCCATCTGGTGATCTTCGACCGGCAGCACTACGGCAAGCCCGGCCGCCAGGACCTCGGGGCGGTCGCCGACCTCGACGGCGACGGGCTCCGCGAGGCGCACGAGGCGGAGGCCAACCTCACGCCCGTCTACATCGCGGCCGCGGCGGAGGCACTGAACGCCGCCGGCATCGACACCCTGATCATCGAGGCCGGCAGCTACGCCGACCGGCACCGCCAGGCCAACGCCGTCGCGCGGGCGCGTCCGCGGTCGGGCGTCGTCTACGTCGCCTGCCACCTGAACGCTGGCGGCGGCAGCCACGGGCTCGTCATCCACGACCCGCGGAGCGCCGGAGGCAAGGCCCTGGCGGTGGCGGTGGCCGACGGCCTGAAGGCCGGACTGCCCGAGCTGCGCTCCGTCAAGGCCGCGTCCTGGGAGCAGGGCTACCCACGCGCCAAGGGGACCATCGAGGGCATCTACGCCGGGCCCGGCAACGTCAGCGGGATCTGCTTCGAGCCCTTCTTCGTCGACAACCCGAGCGTGGCGGCGGTCCTCGCCACGCCCGAAGGGCTCGCCCGCGTGGGGCGCGCCCTGGCCGACGGCGTGCGCAAGCACCTGAAGGTGTAGACGGGCGATCAGACGACGGCGTCCTCGGCATGGGCGTGCAGGGCGCCGACATCATCCTGCCGCTTGAGGAGCGCCTGGACGAGCTGGCGCGCCCGCAGTTCGTCGTCAGGGTAGCGCGCGATCAGGTCCTCCGCCGCGCCCATGCAGCCGGCCGTCAGGATGTCGTTGGCGATGCTGTCCAGCGTGAGCCAGGCGCGCCAGTGCTTGCCGTCCGGGTCCGGGCGCGTGGCGCGGAGGGCTTCGACCTCGGCGCGCGCCGACATCAGGGCCTCCTCCAGATCGGCGCCGCGCACACGCTGGCGCTCCAGCTCGGAGTCGAGCCACGCCACGGCCTCGGCACCTTCGGGCTCGGCGCCCGCGCCGTAGCCGATAGCGGCACAGAGGCGGCGGGCGAGGTCGCGCAGTGGCTTGCGGACGGCCTCGAAGGCGCGCTCCATGTTGGCGGCCAGCGCGCGGGCCTCGGCAAGCTCCTCTCGCAAGGCGGCGTTCTCGCTCTTCAGGGCGCTGACGACGAGGCGGCTGTCGAGGGCGCTGAGAAGTTCGGGGTCAAGACCGTCGGGGGTCGTCATCGTGAAGCTCCTTTGGAGGGGGAGGAAAGCCCGTCATGGCGATGAGCGAGAGAGTGAAGTCCAGAGCGTATCGCGCCAACTCGCCGCCTGCTTTGTTTCGTAGCGCGAGGATCTCTGCGTAGGCGGCGTTGTGCGCGAGTTCCTTGCGCTGCCTGTCCAGATAACAGCGGTCAGATGCGTCGAACACGTCGCAAGCCGCCTCGCACTGGTCCAGGCACCGCACGATTGCGTTCCGCACATCGGCTGGCAGTTCGTCCGCAGCTCGCAGTACGCCAGGCGGCAGGACGACATTATCCATCATGGCTCCTCGGAGGGTGCTGCGGTGTCCACGTCGAACACGGTGATGGGGAAGGAGTTGGCCGGAGGGTTGGCGCACGAGAACATCTGGAGTTCGCGCCAGTGCTCAGCGTAACCGCAGAACTGCCAGCGCGCCATAGCGATGCGGCCGAACTTGACGACGGGCGTTTCGCCGTCCTCCTCGTCGAACACGTCGGGGCGCTCCTCGTACAAGAACTCGGCGATCGCCTTGATGGCCTCGGCCATGTGCGGACTGTCGGGCGGGAAGTGACCGCGGACGACGATCTCGTCCCAGTTGGTCGACGAATGCGGATCATCACCGAGCGGGATTACCCGCACGGGTAGAAGCGGGCGTGCCACGGGGCTACTCCTGTTCGACGAGGCTGGCGACGCTCATCGCGCGGCCACTTGGCGCCGCAGCTCGGCGAGTTCGCGCTGGGCCTTGGCGAGTTCTTGCCGCAGCTTGTCCGTCTCATCGAACACATCGCGCAGATCCTCAGCCTGCCGCGGGTAGTCCCGACGCATCATGTGGGCGTGCTCGGCGCGGGCCAGCTTCTCCTCGATCCGCCGCAGTTGTTCCTTCCTGCGGTCATCTTCGATCAGCTCCGGGTAGCCCGGGTAATCGTCCCTGCAATAGACATACTGCATCATTCCTCCAGAGCGTTGAAGTCGTTCCACACCAGACTGCCGCGCAGGCGCACGGCGCACCCCCTCAGCAGTCCCGCTGGCGCCACGGGCTACTCCTGCTCGGCGAAGAGGAGGCGGCGCACGCGGTCGATCTCCTCGGGGGCGTGGGGCGTGCCGGCGCTGTTGAGGCGGATGTAGAAGTCGAGCGCCTGCTTCCGCGTCCAGTTGTTGTAGCTCACGCGCAGGTCCAGCGACATGCTGCGGCGGTCGATCTCATCGAGGTCGCGCCACCAGACGGTGCGCTCGCGCCCGTTGTGCGTGAACGTGGCGGGGATCTTGCCGCGCACGAAGGCGTGGATGGCGATGATCCGCTGCTTCCCGTCGACGACTTCGGTGGGCTGGTCCCACGCGATGCGCCGGCAGTAGACCACGGGGACCTCGCCGCCGGTCATCGCCCAGCCGACGAAGGCGCTCTGCTGCGCCTCCGTCCACGCTCGCGGCCGCTGGTAGTCGGCGTCGAGGTTGAGCGGATCGGTGCTGTCGCCGGCGCCATCGACGGCGTGTGCGATCGTCTCCCAGGACTCGTGGACCGGAGACTGCGCGGACTGCGGAAGCATGGCGTGGAGCCCGATGCCGGGTCCGTAGGCGCAGGTCCGTCCGGTGGCAAGGCACGCACGCGCAGCCTCGACGGCCTCCGCCCAGGAAGCGCAGGCGGCATCACGCCAGGTGTCAGGAGCGCCGAGCGTCTCGTCGAGCAGACTCAGGACGGCGCCGCCGTCGGGCAGAGCCGCATGGAACTCCACACGAGCGCCGCCACGCTGGGCGATGGGTGGTCCTCTGTCCTTGTTGGAGACGTTCACGCGGTCGCCGCATGCGGCGATGTCATTGAGCTGTTCGGCGGTGAGCTTCATCGGGTGTTCTCCTTGCGTCACTGTGAGCGGGGGCGAGGCTACCCGAGGGCGCCGGGGGCCAGCCTGGAGGCGATGCGCTGCCCGATGGCCGCCAGCACCTCCCAGTGCCCGGGGCTGTCGGGGGCGGGCAGGACGCCGGCGTGCAGCGCGTCCGAGATGGCCCGTGTGAGCATGTCGTCGTCGATGGGCCCCGTGGGGCAGAGCTTGTCGAGGTGACCGACGAAGGCGTCGGCACGCGCGGTGATGTCAGTGTAGATGGGCGTCATCGAAGTCTCCAGAGTGTGCGTCGTTGATGTATCTGTCCGACGTGCCGGCGTCAATGCAAGATCACCAGCTTAGTCATCATCCGGTCACGGACTTCGCGGTGAGGCGGACGGCCGCGCGGTGGGAGGATCAGCGAGCACCTGCGGCATGCGTGAGAGTGTCCTACGCCCTGGCTGAACAACAAGTACCCCGGGCGCTCTGGAGGCGCAAGCAACTTCTGCAAGAATACGGGCCAGGCCATACGGCTTGTTGGCGATCGTCTACGATCCAGTATCGGTCAACGATCTCACCACTCGACTGATCCACGCTCCTCACCCACCGCGGCTATAGATCCTACCGGCTTTGCCGCCCGTTGGTGCGATCGTTGATGGATACGGCGTTCTCAACGACACACGCGCCTACGGCGCCCTTTCCACCCAGTTCTACTTACCCCTACCGGATATTCCGCTCGCCTCGCCAGCGTAGACGCCCCTATGCCAATCGGCCGTCGCTCCGTCCTTGCGGGAGGCCCTCCGGCGTGATAGGTTCGGGCTTCAGGGGGCCGCATGCCGACGCCGCGACGCATCCGCCCGGGGGAGCCTGGGTACGGCGACAAGAAGTTCGTCGTCAAGGGCGAGTACGAGGGCAAGCCGTACACCGTCCGGTTCGGTGATCCGAACATGGAGATCCGGCGCGACGACCCCGATCGGCGCAAGAACTTCCGGTCCCGGCACGGCTGCGACGACCCGGGGCCGCCGAACAAGGCGCGCTATTGGGCCTGCAAGACGTGGGCCGCCAAGCCGGTCAACAAGATCGTCAAGTAGCTGGAGGTGCTGAGATGGCCGACAACCTCGTGCCCATCGTCGGTGACGCGGGCATGGGTGCGGCCGGCGGCGTCATGGTGACCGCGCTCCTCCAGATCATCTGGAAGTTGGTCCAGAACCAGCAGGCGGCGGGCGCCGACAACAAGGACATCGAGGCCCTGCGCGCGACCATCAAGCGCCTGGAGGAAGACGTGGACCGCGCCCGCGACCACCTCCGGCTCGCGGAGCAGGACATCGCCGCCATGAAGGCGGACATCCGCGCGCTCCTCGCCACGCAGCCGAACATGGACAAGGTGCTCGACATGCTCGCGCGGATCAGCCGGGGGATCTCCGATGCCCCCAGGTAGTCCCGCGGTCGCGCCGCCCCTTCGGCTGATCGACGCTGACGAAGCCGACACGATCTTGACGGAGCGCGAGGCGCTCGACCTGGCCGTCGAACGGCGCGCGGACATGCGCCTCGCCGCGCAGGAACTCTACCGGCACTTCGCCCCTTGGCGTGTCGCGCTGCGCAGGGTAGAGAACTCGGGCCGCTACTGACCGGCCGCTACAGACCCACCACGGAGATCGCCCATGTGGCACCAGCAGAGAGAGGCCCACGTCGAGTGGGCCTCGAAGGTCCTCGCCTCGCACAACGACAACGACGCGCTGGAGGGCCTGACCCCTGGTGCGCGCCTCGCGTCCGAGATCGTCCGGCTTCGCACCTACGCGAAGGTGAAGCACGACGGTCACCGCGAGACGTGGCGCGAGACGGTCATCCGGTGGAGCGCCTACATGCGCTACCGGATGCACAAGCAGATCAACGAGACGGCGACCGGCGGGCGCGCGGCCCTCCATCGCGTCGCCTTCGACATCCAGCACGCGATGGCGACGGAGGCCGTGTTCCTGCGCCACGTCATGCCCTCGATGCGCGCCCTGTGGGCGGCCGGCGACGTGCTCGACCGCTCGGACATCGCGGCCTACAACTGCTACTTCTCCGTGTGCGACACCCCGGTGGTGTTCGCCGAGGCCCTCTACATCCTCATGCACGGCACCGGCGTCGGCTTCTCCGTCGAGAGCGAGTTCGTCGACGCCATGCCGATCCCGGCGCCTCCGTCCTCCGAGGACCTGTCCTCGTCCACGCACGTCATCGAGGACAGCACCGAGGGCTGGATGCGCGCCGTCTACGACGGCGTGGCGGCGTGGTACTCGGGCGCCAACGTGACCTTCGACTACTCGCAGATCCGGCCGAAGGGCGCGAAGCTGCTCACCAAGGGCGGTGAGGCCAGCGGCCCCGAGCCCCTGCGCAAGTACCTCGACGCCCTGCGCACGACCATCCAGCGGGCTGGGCGGGAGGGTCGGCGGCTCACCACGCTGGAGTGCCACACCCTGCTCTGCACGGCCGGCAGCATCGTGCAGGTGGGCGGCGTGCGCCGCTCGGCGATGATCTCGTTCAGCGACCGCGACGACGACAAGCTGCGCTGGGCGAAGTTCTACCCGAACGGTGACGTGCCCGAGGAGTTCTCCCAGGCCAACAACTCGTGGGTCGTCAAGACGGGCCTGACGAGGGAGCAGTTCATGGCGGAGTGGGACATCCTGCATCGTTCCGGTGCCGGCGAGCGGGGCATCTTCAGCCCGGCGCGCTTCGACTACCGTGGGCGGCTGATCCGCGCGAACCCCTGCGTCACGGGCGACACGATCGTGCGCGTGTTCGACGGCACGCACGGCACCTTCGTGGGGCTCCCGGTCAAGCACCTCATCGGCCGCCAGTTCACCGCCGTCGTGGATGAGCAGGTGCATCCTTCGACCGCTGGGGGCTTCTGGCAGACGCACGCCCTCGCGCCGGTGTTCCGCCTGGAGACGGTCGAGGGCTTCTGCGTGCGCCTCACGGCGAACCACGTCATGTTCCGCGCGACGGGCAAGCCGGGCGAGTACGAGGAGGTCGAGGCCGGCGACCTTCGCGCGGGCGACAAGCTGCGCATGAGCCTCCGCGCCGACCGGCCGCGCCTCACCACGTTCAGCGCCCTGGTGCCTGACGGCGAGGAGCCCGTCTACGACTGCACGATCCCGGGCGTCCACGCCTTCGACGCCAACGGCTTCTACGTCCACAACTGCGTGGAGATCGGCCTCGCCTCCGAGCTGGCGAACGGCACCTGGGATGGTGGCGGCGGGCAAGTATGCAATCTCACCAGCGTGGTTCTCCGCCCCTCCGATGACGAGGACACGGCCTTTCGCAAGGTCAACCTCGCCACCTTCATCGGCACCATGCAGGCGTGCCTCACCAACTTCCCGCTGCTCCGTGAGGGCACCATCCGGCTGACCCGCGAGGATGCCCTGCTCGGCGTCGGGCTCTCCAACCAGGTCGAGTGCCCGCAGGTCGCGCAGAACGAGGAAGTCCTGGCGATCCTGGGCTTCACGGCGGACAACGTCAACGCCCGGTGGGCGCGCATCTTCGGCATCGCACCGGCCGCGGGGATCACCTGCGGCAAGCCCGACGGCAACTCGTCGGTGTTCCTCGGCACCGCGTCGGGCGTCCACGCGCACCACGCGCCCTACTACATCCGGCGCGTGCAGGTGTCCTCGCAGTCGCCCGTCTGCGCCGTCCTCCGCGCGCACGGTGTCCGGTGCATCCCGACCCGCCAGGCCGAGGTCGGCCTCCCCGAGGAGGATGTCACGGGCTGGACCTTCGAGCTGCCGATGAAGGCGCCCGAGGGGTCGCTGTGCCGGAAGGACGAGACGGCCCTGGACACCCTGGAGCGCATCTCGCTCTTGAACCGTTCCTGGCTGGCCTACAAGGGCCACAACCAGTCGGCCACGATCAACGTCCGCGAGAGCGAGTGGGCGGAGGTCGGCGAGTGGGTGTTCCAGAACATCGAGAACGCCGGCGGCCTGTCCTTCTTCCCCTACGACGATCACGTCTACTACGGCGCGCCCTACGAGGAGATCGACGAGGCCCGGTACAACGAGCTGGCGGCGGAGCTGCCGGACGTTGACTGGTCGATGCTGGCGCAGTACGAGACGGGCATCTCCGAGGGGCACGGCACGTTCGCCTGCGCCGGCGGAGCCTGCGCGATCGTCTGACCCAGGAGGGCGCTCGATGAAGCCCTACTTGATCGACCTGTTCGCCGGCGGCGGCGGAGCCTCTCGGGGGCTCCACGTCGCCGGCTTCAAGCACCTCGCCGCCGTCGAGCGCGACCCGGTGGCGTGCGACACGCTGCGGTGCTTCCTCGGCTACGAGGGCGTCGTGCGCCAGGAGGACATCGAGGCGCCCGGTGTCATCGAGGCCCTGCCGCGCATCCCGACGGGCCTCCTGTGGGCGTCGCCGCCGTGCCAACTGCACAGCAGGGCCAACAGCCGCCGACGCCACGAGGCGTTCGACGGCTGGCCCGCGACGCTCGCCGCCATCGCGCACACGCGCCCGCGAGCCGTTCTGGTCGAGAACGTGTACGCCGCCGAGGACGTGGCGCTGCGCGAGTGGAAGCCAGCCGTCGAGGCCCTCGGCTACGCCGTCGAGGTCATCGCGGTGAACGCCAGTGCCTTCGGCGTCGCACAGACGCGCTGGCGGATCATCCTCGCGGCGCACGCCAGCGCCGAGGCCCTGGCGGCCTTCGTCGCCACGGTTCACGCGAGGGAGACGCCGGCGCCCACCATGCGCGAGGCCCTATCCTCCCTGGCGCGCTGCACGTCGGGGCCGCGCAACCGCTGTCCCCACTGCGACGAGGTCGTCTACCCCGTCGGCACCGGACGCGCCGGCAGCGAGCCTGGGCGCCTGGACCGCCCGGCGCCCACCGTGATGACCACGGAGGTCAAGGGCACCCGGGCCTCGGAGCGGTCGGGCTGGACGTTCAACGGCGGTCCCGATCGCGCCTCCGACGCAGCCTTCCTGGCCGTCGGGCGCCGGCGCCTGACCGTGGCCGAGTGCGCCATCCTCCAGGGCTTCCACCCCGGGCTCTTCTTCGCTGGCACGTCGGCGCAGGTCTACGCGCAGATCGGCAACGCCGTCCCGCCTCCCCTGGCGACGGCGCTCGGTCGTGCGGCGCTTGACACCCTGTTCTGACCTGGGTACATGTTGAACAGCCGGCGCGGGCCGGCAGACACGCCAACAAAGCAGGAGCATCCCATGAAGGGCACCGTCACGATCGAGCTGAGCGACTACGACTTCTTGCGGGAGCAGATCCGCAACCTGACCGAGCAGAACGCCGACCTGAGCGCCGCCTTGGAGGCGGCCCCCGCGGAGGAGCGCAAGCGCATGGGCGAGAACCTTTCGAGGCAGATCCGTGCCGGAACGTACTACGTTGACTGCTACCTCATGCGCAACATGCTCCTCTGCGGCGAGGACCCTTTCGTGCTGCCCGAAGTCACCCCGCAAGACGGCTGAGGCGGTCGGCCAGGCGGTTCGCCTTGGCCGCCTTCGAGCAGGACTTCTGGTGGCCCGGCACCCAGCGCGGCGAGCACAAGGTCGGCAGCATCGAGCGCCAGATCAGTAGCTCGCGGATGTCGGGTCGCCGGGTCAGCGCGTCGAAGGCTGCGCAGCCGGCACCCTTGCGATGCAGGCGCTCGGCCGCCGTGAGCAAGTCGACGGCGTTCTTGTTGTCGCAGCGCAGGTGGACGCCCTGGATGTCGTGCCACCAGAGGTCGAGCGCCGTCTCGATGCCGAGCACGCAGCCGTACATCTCGGCGTACAGCGGGTCTACGTCGTGCCGGCGCTTGACGTGCGAGCGCGGCACCAGCGCCGTGAACTGGTGCCAGACCTCACCCTCGTCGAACCGTGCCAGGACCAGCCCGACGCCGGCGTAGCCGTCGTCTCGGCGCACGCTGGCATCGGCGAACACGGTGGCCCACTGGCTCTTGCGCGGGAACGCCGACCGTCGACCCATGAGGCCCTCGCCGTTGCGGGAGCCTAACACGTCCGGCGGGTCAGCGGGCCGTCGGCTTGGGCGGCCTGGCGTAGTTCCATGTGTCGTCGATCTGGCGCAGGATGCCGCGGAAGGCGTTGGCCTCGCCCACGTCGACGTGCTCGATCTCCATCTCGTCGACGCACACGGTCACCGTGTAGCGGAGACCATCGCACGCCACGGTGAGCGTCCACTTGTCGCCGTCGATCTCGTTGATCGCCTCACGGAGCGCGGCCGTCAGGATCGCGGCGTCCGTCCGCCCGACGCGGTTCGGGTCCTGCTGGCGCACCCACCGGGTCATGTCGGCGCCCGGATCGGGCCCCAGGTCGACGTTGTTGTAGACGAACGGCTGGCTGTCCCGTTCTTCGCTGTCGCTCATGCGTACCTCCTGCCGCCGCGTTAGGCTCAGTCCGCGAGCCCGGCGACACACCAACAATAACCCGGGCCGCTGGAGTTGCAAGTGTTCACTCTCCCGCAGATCCAGATCGAGCAGTTCCCCGGCGCGCCCGACGCCTTCCCGATCGTCCGCATGACCGCCGGGGCGTCCGGCTTCGACATCTGCGCGGCGGCCGACGCCGTCATCGAGCCCGGTGCCGTGGCCGTCATCAGCACGGGCATCCGGCTGCGCATGCCGCACGGCATCGAGGCGCAGATCCGGTCGCGCAGCGGCCTCGCCGCCAAGTACGGTGTCTGCGTGCTCAACGCCCCCGGAACCGTCGACAGCGACTACGACGGCGAGCTGAAGGTGATCCTGCACAACACGCAGCCCGGCCCGGCGTTCAAGGTCGCTCGCGGCGACCGCATCGCCCAGGTGGTGTTCGCCTGCGTGGAGCCCGTGTGGGTCACGGGGCTCGCCAACGACAACGCCCTCGCCGTGAGGGGCGAGGGCGGCCTGGGCTCGACGGGCATCTGAGCCCGCCGGGCTACTCGGCGACGAGGCCGTAGGGGAGCGTGGCGCTGGTCGTCACGACCTTCATGGCGAGTTCAAGCAGCCAGACCGGGGCGCCCTCGGTCTTGGCGCGCGAGAGCGGGTAGCGCGGGCTGAAGCTGCGGATCCGCGCGGTGGCGTCAGCGTGCGCCGTCTCGATGTCGTCGATCTTCTCGACGGCGATGATGCGGAACTCCGGCTTGCCGACGGCCTCGAACTTCCCCAGGCACGCGCTGTCGCCGCCGATCAGCACCTTGCCGAGCGAGGTGTGGTTGATGCAGACCGACGAGGTCTGGAGCATCACGCTGGCCTTGTACGACTTGCCGTTGGCGTCCTCGATCCACACCGCGCCGCCGTGCTTCAGGTGCTCCACGCCGGCGGGGCCGAAGACCCACTGGCACGCCGCCAGGGGCTTCGTCGGCTGGGCGGTCAGCGCCCGGTGCCGCGGGGCGAACAGCGCCCGGGGGAGGCCGCGCAGGTCCTCGTCGGTCCAGTCCACGGCCACGGGCGCCAGGTCCTCGATCACGTCCTCCGTGATGACGGGCGGCCCCTCGACCACGGCGGGCGCCTCCTCGACCACGGGCTCGGCGGTCGGCGTGGGCGGCTTGCCCTCCGCCGGCGTGAGGCGCACGACGTTGGCGATGCTGTCCAGCGCCTCGGGGGCGCTGTTGGTCTGCACGACCACCACGCCGGGGTAGGCGCACCACGCCTTCGCGCAGGCCGTGAGGAGCGCGGCGCCCCAGTTGATGTCGGGCAGGAGGATCGGCGAGGCCGTCCGCTCGAAGCCGGCGCACGCGAAGGCGACCACGATGGCCTGCCACTCGCCGCCGCAGGGCTTGAAGCGGTTGCCGTCGGCGTCCTCCAGCCCGACGAACGGGCGGCTGGAGCGCAGGTCCACGACCAGGGTGCGGCCACCGAGCGCCTCGGCGTCGGGCATGTAGCCCTTGGCGCGGGCGATGAAGTCGTCGAGGGCGTCCTCGACCAGCTTCTTGCGCCGGGCGGCGACCTGCTCGATCTGCGACTTCAGCGCCTCGATCCGCGCGCGCTTGGCCTCCAGGGCGGCGAGGCGCCGCTGGTCGGCGAGCCAGGCGGCCTTGGCGTTGCGCAGCTCGGTGACGCGGGCGTCGGCGTGCGCGGCGTCCGCCTTGAGGCGGGCCACCTCCTCGGCCACATCGTCGGCATCCACCTCGTCGCTGGCGGGCGGCGTCGGGCACCGCATGTCCAGGGCGTCGATGCTGCGCTGGATGGCGGTGCGCTTCCGCGCCGTGGCGGCGGCCGTCTCGTCGGCGGCGCGGGCCTTGGCGGCCATGTCACGCACCTTGGCGGCCTCCGCCTCGCCGATGGTGAAGTCGCCGCCGCGCCAGCAGCACGGGCAGACCTTCGGCGGGGTGCTCGCGTTGCGCACGAAGTAGTCGATCACGTTGCCGAGATCGTCGAGCATCCGGGCGCGCGCCTCGTTGGTGGACGGGGCCGCCTCGATCTGCGCGAGCTGCATGACGAGCTGATCGCGCTGGCGCTCCTGCTCCTGCCAGCGGCCCATGCTCTCGTTGTAGCGGGCCCACGCCCGCACGTTGTCCTCGGCGCTCTTGATGGCCGCCTCGATCTCGGCGCGGGCCTCGTCCGCGGTGAGGATCTCCTCGTCCGTGACCTCGTAGACGCCGACGGGCGGGTGGGCGATGGCGTCGGCGGCGCTCTGCTCGGACTTCAGATCGACGTTCAGGACGTTGAGCGCCTGCTCGAACCACACGGCCGGGTTGCGCTGCTGGGCGCGGGCCATGACGGCCTTGAGCGGAGCGCCCCACTCGGGGTCGACCACGCCGCTCGTGTCGGGGATGACGAAGCCGGCCATGTCGCGGGCCAGGACCTCGGCGTTCCGGCGCAGGATGTCGGTCACGGCCGCGTGCGGCGCGTTGCCGAAGGACAGGCCGTCGCGGGTGACCTTCGTGGCGCCCTTCTTGTCGACCTTGAGCGTGTAGTCGGACTTGACCTCACGCCCATCCGTGGTGCTCCAGGCCACGGTGGCCGTCAGCGCCGTCTGGCCGGCGGGCAGGCCCTCCTCGGCGATGATCGGGCCGGAGGAGAAGAAGGCGCCCTTGGCGTCCGAGTACGCCTCGTTGAAGGCGGCGAGCGCCAGGGCGTTGAGGATCGAGGTCTTGCCCGCGCCGTTGGCGCCGGCGAGGACGATGACGCCCCGGTGCCGGTTGAAGGCGCAGGTGAGGCCGTTGGCGTGGCGGAAGTTGGTGTCGATCTGGCTGATGCGCATGGCGAGGTCTCCTTGATGGATCAGATGGTGGTGGCGAGGGGGAAGCGGAGGCCGTAGCAGGTGTGCTTCGGCATGTTGCCGTTCTTGAACGGCTTGGCGTCGGGGATGTCGAAGTGCATGACCTCGACCTCGGGCTGCCCCTCCAGGCGGCGGCCCTCGTGGGTGAAGATGCGGAGGCCCTTCTCGGCGGCCTTGCACACGATGTCGCCGGTCACCTTGGGGAGCAGCGCCTCGGTGCCGCTGACCTGCACGATGGCGTTGAAGCCCTCGGGCGCGCCCATCGCGCGCTCGTCGAGGAGGACGAAGGCGGCGAAGCGGGGCTGGCCGAAGGCGTCCTTGCCGAGCGTGAAGTCCTGCCAGCCCTTGAAGCCGCCGAACTCGGTGGCGTGGGCGCCCCACACCTCGGTGGCCGTGACCACCTCGTAGGACCGGGTGATCTCGTCGGGCAGGTTGTTGATCGCCAGGGCGAGCTGCCGGGCGAAGTCGGTGCCGATCTTGTGGCTGTTGAGTACGAGGGCGCGCTTCATGCTGTCTCCGCCGCGTTGGTCGGTTGGCGCTCCAGCGCCCGCGGCATGAACAGCAAGTAGCCTACGCCCCCGAAACCTGCAAGTGCTTCCGAAGAACTTTCCGCAGATCAGACCTCGGCGAGGTTGAAGCCGACGCTCGCCTCGCCCGTGATCGGGAAGCGCCAGCCGGGGACCTCGACGCGGAACAGCGCCTCGTACCGCTGGCGCACGTCCTCGAAGTAGGCGGGCAGCGGCTCACCCTTCTTGGGGCGCCAGTCCGGCGCGTAGCCCTCGGGGAGCGGGAGCACGATCGCCGCGCTGTCGTGACACTGGTAGAACAGCTTACCGGGGAACGCGCGGTCGATGCGGGCCTCGACGATCCGCATGATGTCGCTCTCCGTGGAGAGCACGCCGAAGTTCACGACCTTGTTCTTGTCCTCGCCGAGGTCGCCGCTCGACCGCCCGAACAGGTAGGACTTGACGTAGCCGTGCCGGCCGTAGAAGTCCTCCTCCCGCTGCCAGGCTTCGAGCCACTCGGGCTGGCCGGCGAGCCAGTCGGCCCGCAGGGCGCGCACGCTGTCGAGCGCCTTGCCGAGGTACGGCATCGTGGACTTGACCAGGGCGTCGATGGTCAGCCCGCTGTCGGCCGCCACGTCCTTGAGCCAGTCCGGCGGTGGATCCGTCTCCGTGCTCGTGAGCACGCGCCAGATCGTCTCGGGCATGGCGCCGTAGACGGATGCGTAGATGAAGGTCTTGATGACGTTGCGCATCGCCTCGGCGGGCGTGCCCTTCTCGGGCTTCTCGCTGAGGCCGCGGAAGCCGCGCGCCCGCGTGAAGTTGTCCCTGAATGTGGTGGCCGCGTTGAAGTTATGCGGATCGTACCCGTTGGCGATGGCCTCGCACAACGCGGGGATCTTCCAGACGTTTGCGATGATGAACAGGTGCGCCTGATTGAGGTCGGCGCCCACGAAGAAGAAGCCGGGTGGTGCCGCGAACACCTTCTTCAACTGCCCCTGGCCCTTCTTGTTGCCGATGTTGGTGACATTAGGGGAACTACTCGCGTACCGCCCCACGCTGGTCGTGTGCGCCGAGAAGATACTGTGGACGCGCCCGTCGAAGTGCAGCCACGACTTCGTGATACCGGAGATGATCCCCTTCTGGTACTTCTTCTGCTCAGGCGCGAGCGGCCGGAGCGTCGTCCCGATGATCTTGGTCTTGAGCCGGCGGTAGACCCGCACGAGGTACATGATGTCGAACTGGTGCGGCTTCAGGACGCCCGACGCGAGGTACATCCGGTGGACCGTGTCCGACGTGGACAGGTCGCCCGTCCCCGTGAGGAAGTCCTTGCGGCTGTAGATCGGGTCGCCGGCCGCGTCGACGCCGCCCGTGACGGGCAGGAAGGGCAGGTCCCAGCCGCGGGGCGCGGGGCCGAAGTAGATGTCGCGCAGCTTGGCCGTCGAGTTCGGGTTGACCTCCAGGCGGTCCTCGTCCTCGTCGCTGTCCAGGTCGGCGTCGGTCAGGCCCTCGACGCCGGCCTCCCGCAGACGGCGCTGGAGCAGGTCAAGGACGGCGGCCGCCTGGGCCTCGGCCTCCTGATGCAGCTCGGCGCGCTTGCGCTGGTCGATCCAGATGCCGATGTCGGTCATGCGCAGGGCGCGGTCCTGCGCGATGTGGTCGATGTCCGAGAGCGTGAGCGGCGAGCCAGCCTTCTCGGGCGGCAGCATCATGTCGGCGAGGTCCTGGCGGATCGGGTCGTAGTAGCCCGACCGCCGCGCGATCTCGCGGATCGTCGGCCACATGGCGAGGTTGACCGCGCAGTCCATCATGTTGTACCGCAACAACACGTCCGCGTCCTTGGACGCAGCGCCTCCGCCGTCCTCGTCCTTGTCGTCGCTGTCCCACTCGCCCACGTCCGTGAACGTCCGGCCCGTCGGCTTCAGGCCCTTCGGAAGCCCCGGGTTGGCCGCCCGCGTGGCGAAGATGCTGTCCACCAGCGGCGTCGGCGTCACGCCGAAGTGCTCCTCGATGACGGCCCGGTCGAACGCTCCCGCGTTGTGCCCCATCTTCGTGACGGCGCCGTAGGTGAAGAACGTACGCAGGAGGTCCTTGACCTCGGCCTCCTGCTCGGCGGTGTACCAGCGCGTCCCGGTCGCCGGGTCGAGGAACTGGATGCCGATCGCCTCGATGGCGCCGCCCTCGCCCTCCGGGCCCCAACGCGCGATGGCGAGGGTGTAGAGCGAGAGCGCCCGGGGGCGCATGCCCTGGGGGTGCCGCGAGGTCTCCACGTCGAAGACGGCTGTGCGCTCCTTGCGCCGGGCCAGCTCGCGGAGCCAGAGGCGCAGCTCGTCCGGGGACGGGCGCCAGACCATCGCCGGGTCCGTCCAGCGCAGGCGCCCCTCGAACAGCCGACGCGCCTTGGCGATGTCGCGCACCCACGTCCCCATGAAGTGCGCGTTGCGGGCGACGAAGGACACGTCGAAGCTGGCGAGCGCGAGCTTCACGGCCTTCGGGTCGTCGTAGGGGACCTTCTGCCACTCGGCGTCGACGCCCATCGGCGCGCCGCGCAGCTTCGTGATGTCCCGGTTCAGCCCGGTGAGCGCCTGCGTGGCGCTCTTGCCGAGCGTGATGATGTTCTTGAACCCGGCCAGGTCGGCTTCGAGCCGGGGCCGGCAGCACGCCGCCGGGTGCTCCAGAAGCGCGAGCCCCTGCTTCTGGCGCAGCTTGTTGAGCCGGCGGAGGCTGTCCTCCATCCGGCGGTACGCGCCGCCCGTGCCGCCCGGAGGCGCGCACGCGATCAGCGTCGTGCTCGACACGTCCGGGCGGCGCATCCCCGCGTTGGCGAGGCCGCGCCCCCAGGTGCCGCCGTCGCGCCCGGAGAGCAGGTTGCCGTTCTTCTCGTCCTCCGGCGTCGGTGCTTGATGCACTGCCAGGATCTCGGACCCGCGCAGGCGGTGGTCCTCCATCGCCACGGGGCGCCACTCGCGGTCGGTGGACCGGAGCGCGCCTTTCGGGCCCAGCGGGCAATCGTCGCAGCGTGCGCCTCGGAAGGACGTGCAAGTCACGGGCTCTGCCTCCGCTACTTCTTGACGGCGATGATCTCGCCCGCCGCACCGCGGGCCTCGTTGGTGCAGGAGATACTGCGCCTGACCGCGTAACACACAACGTCCCACGAGGCACGGTCGAACAGCCCGTCAGCGTCCACCGAGTTCGTGATGGACGCGCGCCAGGCGGGCGGCAGGTCGGCGAGGCGCTCGATGAGGGCCTTCTGGTCGGCCATGCCGAAGCCGGCGCGGGTGTACGCCGCGTGCGTCTTGACGTAGGGCGGGTCACAGAGGACGTACCCACCGCCGTGGTGGTCGAGCGCGAAGTCGAGCGTGTCGGACCAGTCGCCGCAGAGGACCTTCACGGAGGCCGCCCGCTTGAGGCGCTCGACGGCACCCTTGATGTTGGCGCGCGTGTCGGCCCACGCAACAAGCGGCGCGTCCTCGGCGCACGCCGACCCGGGCGGGACGTTGAGGCGGCCGGAGACGTTCGTGCGGAACAGGCCGTTGAAGGCGAGCCGCTGGACGATCATCAGGTAGGCGGCCGTGACGTGGCAGTCGTCGCCCAGGGAGTCGGACATGGCCTCGCGCATGTGGACGTAGGCCGCGCGCCGCTTCGCGGGGGCGACCGTCGCCCACTCCGACGCGAGCTGGTCGAACACAGTGTCCACGTCGTCGGGCCGCTCGTTGAGCGCCATCCAGAAGCGGGCGATGTAGGGGCTGCTGTCGGCGAGGATCAGGTGCGTGCGCGCGGCGACCTCACGGTCCTCCAGCACGGACATCGGCTCCCAGCCGGCGCCGACGAAGGGGACGGCCAGGGCGCCGCCCGGCTCGGCGAGGCGACGGAGGGTAGATGCGATGGCGGGGAGCGCGCGGGCCTTGCTGCCTGGGTACTTGAAGGGGGACTGGTACATGCGGTGATCTCCAGAATGAGAGAGGGCGGGCGCGTAGACTGCGTGCGGCGGGAGTGTAACGCCGGCAGCCTACGGCCCGCCCTGTGGTTGTGTCAGCGACAGCCCTTAGAAGGGAATGTCCCCATCATCGGGCACGTCGGCCGAGGCGGCCGCGGCGCTGGAGCCGGAGGCGTTGCCGCCGGAGGCCGCGGGGGCGCCGACGAAGCCCTTGATGTCCTCGACCGGGGGGCCGGCGCGCAGCTCGTCGAGCATGCCGACCGGGTAGATGCCCTGGATCTCGCCGTAGAGCGGGCCGCCCTTCTTGTTGCGCGCGCCGCGCTCGGGGGCCGCCCACTTCACGACGACCTGCGAGGGGGACTGCCGCTTCATCCAGGCGGGGTCGGAGAGGCGGCCGAATACGGCCTGGGCCTGGGCGAAGGTGGTCTGGTCCTCGGCGTCGAAGCCGGCGTCGTCCAGGCGCTTCGCCGACTGCGGCGAGGGCTTCTTGTTGTCGAAGTCGGCGTCGCTGTCGGCGATGGTCTGGAGCAGGCCCAGGTTCTCGGCGATGGCGCCGACCTCGATGCACTCGTTGAGGGCCCACTTGGGCGCGCGGGTGTCGGGCTTCTGGAGGGTGGCGGAGGGGTCGGACACGAACTTCGAGGTGCTGTAGCCCTCGAACTTCAGCCCCAGCATGAGGCTGCCGCCCTGGGCGATCTTGGTCCGCTCGGCGTCGAAGGACGCGACGTAGTAGCCGGAGGCGGGCGCGGGGGTGAAGGAGGTGCCGCCCTTGACGGCGGCGGCCTTGGCCTTGTTGAGAAGGGACATGGTTCGGTTCTCCTGGGTGGTTGTGCTGCTACTTGTTCTGCGCAGCGGACAGGTTGACGGGCGGGATGACGCCTTCGCGCACCATGCGCATGACAGCCAGCGCAGAGCCGGTCTGCCACGTCGCACGAGCGTCGTGAGGCGCCAGGTTGCTGCCGGCGGCGAAGCTCTTGGCGACCTTCGACCGTTCGGCGAAATCCATGTAGCCCGCTCCGAGGGCGAGCGTCAAGTCCCGAGCGGCGAAAGACTTCTCGATGAACCACTCGCGCTCGGGGATCACCGGGAAGGTGCCGTGCTCCAGCATGATCGCGGCGAGCGACAGCGGCGCCACGTTGAGGAGCGCGTCACCCCGATCGCGGGTCGACCACTCGGCCGAGGGCGGGTAGCGCATCATCACGGACGTGAAGGGCAGCCCCGGCGGACTGAGGGGGTCGGCGAACTCCGACATCATGCCGCACCGGATGATGGTGCTGAGGCGCCGCTGGATCGTCCAGCCCATCTTCCGGCTCGGGAACATGGGCCCGCCCGGGTAGAACGTCGCCTCCTGCGTGTTGATGTCCTTGCCCATCCCAGGCTCGCGCTCATGGCAGCGCAGGATCAGGTTGATGCCCAGGTCCTTGAAGTCATCGACCAGCTTGTGAACCTTCTCCGTCAGGGTGCGGAACATGACGGAGGCCAGGGGCTTGCCATCCCGAGTGGTGTACGGAGCGCCGAGGCCGCCGGCGTCCTCGACGGCCCACTGCTGCATCTGGTCCATCGTGCGCTGGGCCATGAGCGTGAAGTCGTCGACGAAGACGCCGCAGAGCGTCTGCTTGCCGTCGGCCTTGCGCTTGCGGAGGATGTTGACCGCCGCCTCCAGGTCGAAGATCGTCCAGAGCGTGCGCCCCTTCCACGACCCGGCCGTGGCGTCGGACGCCAGACGCCGGGGGATCTGGTACTGCTTGTAGATGTTCCGCATGTCCTGTTCGGCGCCGAACGCGAGGGCCGACGGGTCGGCGAGGATCGCCGCCGTCGTGCCGCCGACGCCCGGCGGGCCGTAGAGGACGTAGGTGTCGGTGCCGCCGCTCATGGTCCTCGTCGACGTGAGCGGCTCGTTGCTGTTCTCTGCCATCGCTGGCTCCTGCTTGTTGGTGTGGCGGACAGAATGTGTCCGCCTCTGTTGTCGCTTGTCTCTGCTTGCGCAGTCACACGGTCATGTAACTCATCGGGTGGCACTCGTCGAAGAACGGGCACCGGCCGTAGGTGGTCTGGCACGGGCCGCCCACCTCCAGGCGGCGCCGGGGCCACTCGTACATCGAGCGCGTGCCGGCCTCTTGCTCCTGCTTGTAGCGCGCCAGGTCGACCTCGTGGTCGAACACGTCGCGCCAGGCCCGGCGCTCGTTGCTCGCGTCGCGCGGGAGGATCACGATCTTGGTGCGCCCGTAGTCCGCGCTGGCCGTGCTCACGAACTGGAGCGCCGTGTGCGAGTACGACACGGGCCACCGCTGCGCGGCGAGCACGGAGATGACGGTGAAGCCGAGGTCATGGTGGTAGGACCGCTCGGCGACCTTGCCGTCGATCTTGGCCTTGTGCTTGTGGTCGACGACCACGATCCCGTTCGGGGTGTCCCACACGGCGTCCAGGCGCCGGGACATCCACACCACGTCGCCGCCCGCAGAGCCCTGCTTCGTCACCCGGATGGTGCCGCCGTCGTAGGCGCGGAAGCGCGTCTCGCCGTTCTCGTCCTGCCAATGCTGGGACTTGTCACGCAGCTTGTCCCACTCCGACGGATGGACGAGCCACAGGCCGCGCTCCTTGTTGCGGTAGCCGATCACACCGGCCAGCTCGCTCTCGACCTCGACGTGTCGGTACGTCCCCGTGGAGGGCGGCGTGCGCGAGATCAGGTGGCCCGCGAAGATGTCCTGCATCGAGGCCAGCAGCTCCACACCGCGGAACTGCGACGTGGCGGACGCGCGCAGGGCGGCGAGCGGGGACATCCACTCCCCGGCCTGCTCAGGCGTCACGACCTCGTTGTTGACGGTGATGGAGAAGCCCTGCTCGGCGGCCTCGTGGATGGCGAGGTGGGCGAGGATGACGTGGCCGAGACTGCCGCGGGACAGGGCCTCGGACTCCTCCTGCTCGGAGCCGTGCCGGGCGAAGCGGTAGGGGCAGGACACGAACCGGGAGAGGCGCGACCATCCACGCATCGACATCGAGGCGTTGACGAGGCGCGTCCCGGTGCTGCTCTGCCCGGCGTGTGCGGGCATGTGGGCGGCGGTGGCGGTCGGGATGGCAGCACGGCGGGCGCGTTCGAGGAGGGACATCGGTGGTTCACCTGTTCAGATGATGCCGGAGAGGAAGTCAGCGACGACATCCTCGATGGGCTTGGGAGGGGCGAGCACGTCGGAGACGCGCTTGAAGTTGGCGTCTCCGAGGAAGTCGGCGAAGGCGGCGTAGTTGGCGGCCTGCCGCTTCAGGTGGTCCTCGTCGCGGTGGCCGGCGGCGAACATGATCTCGATGAGCACGTTCTTCGTGCGGTTGGCCCGGTCGAACCGCTTGATCAACTGCTCCAAGTCGCGGCCGGTCGGCGGGAGCATGGCGATGATCGCGTGGTCGGCGACCTGCATCCCGTCCACGCCGGCGCCCATCGCCTGATAGGTGATGACGCCGACGGCGCCTCCTTCGTGCGCGGCCCAGGCGTCGAGGTTCGCCATGCGCTCCTCGGCGCTCATGCCCTCGCCGACCATCAGCCAGCACCGGGGCGTGGTCGCCGACGCCTTCGGCGTCCGCCGGCTCAGGTCGCGCTCGATGGCGGCGATCCAGGCGCGCGCCTCGGAGATGCGCCCGACGGCGACGATGACGCGACCGCCGCCGAGCGCCGTGGCGACGGCCCGGTCCACGACCGCAGTGCGCTTCACGGCGCACGAGTGGGCCAGCGTCAACTCGTAGGTGTTCACCGCGCCGCCGCTGGCCGTCCCGTAGGAGACGCCGTCGTCGTCCGTGATGACGGTGCCCTTGGCGACGGCCTTGAACGCCTGTGACCAGGTCATCGCCTCCGAGAACCGGGCGCTGGCGTCCTGCTCCGAGGGCGCCACTGGCGACACCTTGTAGGTGATCGGCGGCAACTTGCCGTGCGACTCGGCGTAGGAAACGTAGTGGACGAAGAACTGGGCCCGCCGCTTCAACTCGACGATGTTGGTCGGGCGGTCGAACACGGTGCCGTACCCGGTGTCGGGGACGTGGCCGCCGCAGTAGCGCAACCCGAAGGCGTGGAAGCCGAAGCCGAAGACGCCGGGCCAGACGAGGTGCGACACCGGCCACAGCTTCTCGGGCACCCCGTTCCAGAGCGGGGTCGCCGTCAGGCCGATGCGGGTGCGCACCGTCGGGAGCATGGACAACTCCAGGGCGGCGACGCCCCGGACGGCCTTGCCTCCGCGCGTCTCCCGGTAGGAGATGTCCACGCTGCCGTCCGGCAGGTAGCGTACCTTGAACAGGTCCCGATTGGCGATCGTGTCGATCTCGTCGAAGATGACGACGCCCGGGGCGGCGACCTCCAAGTGCGGGAGCCAGTAGGCCAGATGCTCCTGGCCGACGACGATGATGGGCGGGCGGTCGGCCGCGCGCATCCGTTCGAGGTATGAGTGCAGGCCGCCGATGCCACCGCCCTTGGTGTCGGGGAGGGCGACGTGGATCTCCGTGTCCGTGATCCGCGCGGCGTCCCGACCCCAGCCGATGCGCACCGTCGAGGGGACGACACAGACGATCGGCGAGCGGTCCTTGGACATGGCCGTGAAGGCGGCGAGGTAGGCCGCCCACGTCTTGCCCGACCCGCCAGGCCAGACCAGTAACAGCGACTTGACGCCGGCCTCGATGCGCCCGACGAGTTCTGCCTGCGCGTCGTAGACCCGGGATGCGAGGCCAGGGCGCACCCATCCCTCGCGCTCCAGGCGGCCTACAACCGCTCGCCCCTCGCGGACGAAGGCGGACACGTCCCGGCGGTCAACCGGGGCTGCGTCGCCCCGCTGGGTGCCGTCAAACGTGATGCCCTGGGCTCGGAGGTACGCCTCGACCCAGGCCGCGCCGGGCGTCGCCACAGTCACCCGGCACGTCAGGGGCTCCGCGTCCGGGGCTTCCCACACGGAGCGGACGTTGACCCACCGCCCAGCGGCGAGGCCGTGGACGAAGGTGCCTGGCACGAGGTCGCGGAGGCAGGACACCGCCGACGGCGGAGCCTCGACGCGGTAGACGGCGTGCGGGTTCTGGTACAGGGCGCGCATGGTTCAAGCCACATACCCCGGCGACCGGACAAGTGCAAGGCCCCGTGTTAGAGGGGCATTATGCCGCGCGCCACGTTCAAGACCACGCTCCACCTCGGCTGGCAGCCGACCACCCACTTCACCCTCCCGACGTGGCGGTGCGGGGCCGCGAAGACGCACCCCGCCGTGTTCGCCGCGCCACTCCGAGCGCGGGACTACAGCCGGATCGCCAAGGGCGGCGACGCCGCCGAGGCCCTGCGGGTATGGCAGACGGCGATGCGCTACCCGGGCGTGGCCGCGCTCGCCGTCGCAAGCCTCGCCAGCACGCTCATCGAGCCGCTCCAGCAGGCCGGCGCCGACATCGCGCCCTTCATCATCGACGTGGGCGGGCCGTCCGGCACGGGGAAGTCCGTGTCCCTGGGCGTGATGGAGGCCATGTGGGGCGCGCCGATGTCCTTCATGGACACATGGCAGTCGTCAAACGGTGATCTCCTGAAGCACGCCAGCGTGCTGCGCAACCTGCCGCTGCTCGTCAACGAGGCGCAGTCGCGGAGCACCCGGAGCGGAAAGGCCGACGGCCTGCTCGACTTCGTGTACGCCTTCCACGAGGGGCAGCGGACGCAGCAGGGCGGCTACCGCCAGTGGCACAACCTCGCCGTGTCCACGAACGAGGAGCCGCTGTTCGACCTGACGCGAGAGCGCCACGGCGCCAAGGCGCGCCTCCTGCCCCTCACCCGGCCGCTGTTCGGCGGCGTGAGCGATGAAGCCCGCAGCGACATTGTGGTGTTGAAGGGGGTGGGCGCGAGCAACTACGGGCACATCGGCCCGATGTTCGTGACGGCGATGTTCCCGGTGGCCTTCCGCCCAGCGGAGCGCGCCGTCCTGGCCGAAGGGCACACGCGATGGACGGAGGCCGTGCGTACCATCGCGCGCACGACGGACGTGACCTCAGCGCGGGTCGCGCGGTACGCCGGGCTGATCATGCTGACCGCCGAGCGGATCAACAAGATGGGCGCACTGCCCGAGGTGCCCACGTCCGAGGTGCTTGAAGTGCTGGTCGAGGCCGTGTGCCTCGTGGCGTCGCGCACGAACATCGCGGCCAGCTCCTTCGTCGAGCTGTGCGCCCACCTGCGCGCATCGCCACACGCCGTCATCGGCCTCGCCTACGATGGGTCCGAGGCACCGCTGGCCGTGTGGCCGACGGCGCCAGGCGAGGACGGCTTCGTCGCCGCGCGTGCCTTGCACGAGTGGTGCATGGCGAACGGCTACGCCATCAACGACGTGCTCGGCCAGTGGGCTGCGACGCACATCGTCAAGATGGCGGCCACGAAGGCGGCCGAGCGGAGCGCGGCTGCGGGCGACTGGATCAACGCCTGCCAGATCAGTCGGCAGGTCCTCGATCGCGGTCGCCCGCAGGAGGCACTGGGGTACGCGCTGGCGAGCAGCGCGTTCGGTGCTTAGGCGCTGGCCTCGGAGTTCTTGCGCCGGAGCCGCCGACCGTCAGTGCTCAGCACGATCTGGCTGGCCTGCTCGGTGTCGGTGATGAGCAGCTTGTAGTTGCCGCGCTTGGTGCGCACGACCAGCCCGATCTTGGCGAGGCCGTTCAGGGTGCTGACGACCGCGGTGGCGGTCACACCGAAGGCGGTCTTGGCCTCCTCGGTGGTGAAGCAGCCATCACCATCGACGATGGTGCTCAGGATGTAGTGGTAGTCGGCCTTGGTGCGGCGGGAGCCCATCGGGGCCTCCATTGTCAGTGTCAGGGGGCGGGAGCCGCTTGAAGCAGAACATCCGACATCAAGCGGCTCCACACCCGTAACACGTCACTTGCCGTGGTGCAAGCGCCACATGTCGGCGAGGACCGTGTTCGTCCGCACGCGGTCGATCATGTCGGGCAGGTCGGTGGCGCCAGTCTCCTTCACGAGGACCTCGATGGCGACGGAGAACACATGGTCCGGGTCGGCGGGCGGCGTGGTCGTGATGCTCGCAGCATGCATGGCGCGGACCTTGCGCTCCGCCTTGGTCATGCGCTCGTTGGTGTCCTTGTGGCGCACACGCTCCCAGTGAAGATCCCGCTCCAGCGAGACGATCCGCTTCGTGAACTTGTCGCCGACGCGGAGATCCCACTCGGAGGACCACCACATCACGACGCGCGCCGGCGTGCTGTCCGGGTACGCGAGCAGGTCGACGCCGTTGAACGGGCGCGCGACGGCCTTGCCCAGCGCCTTCGCCTCGGCGCAGAGGCGCTCCGCAGCCTCGGCCACGTCGTCGACTTCGCGGATGCTGTAGGCGCGCCGCCGAATGACGGGGACGCCCTTGGGCTTCTCCGGCTCGGCCTGCTCCGTCTCCGCCTCCGGCTCAGCCTTCGGCTCCGTCTCGGGGTACACGTCGCCCGCGGGTTCGTCTGCGCCGTACTCGACGACCCAGGGCATGATCGCGCTGGCGCACTCGACCCACCGACCGTACAGGCCGGGGTGCCCGAAGCGGCCGCTCGACGACAGCGCGATGGCGTTCTCGATGATGTCGGTGAACTCCTCGAACTCCCCGGGGACCATGGGCGGGTCGGCCTGCGGCTGATCTCCGGCGATGCTCCGCACGTTCTGGTAGAGGTGCCAGACGGGGCCCTCGTACTGAGCGAAGGGGACGCCGATCGAGTCGACCAGCAGGGCGGCGCGGGCCAGGTAGAACGACACTTCCACGGGCGACTTGCCCGCGCGCATGGCGTTGCTGGCGGTGGCGAGGAGACGCGCCGTGCGGGCCTCTCGGGCGGGGTTGTAGATGGGCTGCATGTCTTCGTTCGCGTCGAGCATGTTGTCCTCCTTCAGAGGGGCTTGTGGGTGGCGATCAGTGCCCGCAGGCAGACAACAAGTAGCCGAGGCACCGTGCGAGTGCAACATGTTGGCGCGCAGAATGTCGCGCACCAGACGGCGCGCAAGTAGCGTGATCGTTGACCAACGCTGGATCGTAGCCGATGCAAGGGGGCAGAGATCGGCGTCTCAGCCATGCCGAACGCGCCAACAAGGGTAGGATCGCCGCCTCGGAAGCCTACGCACTTTGACGGATGACAAGAAGTGCGATCGGCGAAAGCGCAGTATCCATCAACGATCTCACCACTCGACTGATCCACGTACCTGCCACGCACCGCGTAAGACAACCAGGGCAGCCGTCGTCGGTGGATCAGACTTGCACATGTCCGAGCGCCGGGCTACAACTTGTGGGCGCCACGAGGAGGGCGCACGCACATGGAGCATCCCTACGCAGTATTCGAGCTGCCGAAGCACGTCACGCGCAACGCCGGCACCCTGCCCCGTCTGGAGGCAGCCGTCGATGCGTGGGACGAGGCGCGCGCCAACAAGACGACCAGCCAAGCTCACATGAACGCAGCAGCCCGATCGGAGGAACTCGTCGCCGCCATCCTCGGCTACGTCACCCTGCGCGGCCTCTCGCCCGCCCACGTCCGTGAGGCCATCCTCCGCTTCCACGAGGAGCGTGCTCTCGGGTCTCTGTCGTCCGTGCATCTCGACGAGATGGCGCCCGCGGAGCGGCAGAGCGCCGGCATCGGCCTCCTCCTCGCCCGGCAGATCGTCGACCGCGAGTTCCACCGGCGCAACGATGCGCGCGACGCCGGTGAGCAGGCCGCCATCCTCGGCGTCGTGTCGAAGATCGCCCAGGCGATCGACGACGAGATCGCCAAGGCCAACGAGCGGAGCCCCTGATGACCGTCACCCGCAGCGTCATCCGTGAAGTCCTGCCACAGGGCTGGCGCGTTGGTGGTCGTCGTGACACCGTCATCCTCCTGGCACCCGGCAACGCGATGGCGTGGACGATCCACAACAAGGAGGTGGGCATCGTCCTCCGGCCGCTGGGGCGCAGTCAGCACGACGTGGCCACGACGCTGGAGCGCCTCGCCGAGGACGCAGAAGCCTCCCGCGCGGCGGCGGTGACCGAAGCGATGAGCCGGCTCTGCCTTGAGCTGCGCATCCGGTCGCGCTTCATCCATGTCGATGGCAACGACGACGGTTGGTTCGACATCGACCCTGTGTTCGTGGCAGGCGGATACCTGACGGGCGTGCGCGTCTGCCCCTACATCCGCCTCGAAGATGGCACGGGGTCGCTGGCGTTCCAGCCCGTGTACGACATCGAGTTCAACGGCGGGAGCCTTCACGCTGTTGCGCTCGGTGCCGTCAAGTCCCGTCTGCATCTGCTGTCGATGGCCCATCCCGAGCACCTGCGCACGATGTAGCCGGACCTCCAGCTACAGTCCCAGCACCTCCCGCATCCGAGGGCCCAGGCCGATCCAGCCTGGGCCTCCTCGCATCTCCAGCGTGGTGACCGACCACGCATCGGCGATGTTGGCGAACAGCTCGTAGACCTGGGCGCCGCCGATGACGCTGAGCGGCACGCCAGGTCGGCGCTCTCGGAGGACGGCGGCCACGTCGGGCAGACCCGCCGACCTCGACATCACAAGCAGGCGTCGCCCCGGCAGCGGCGGCAACGTGTCAGCCGTGACACGGCCGACCACACAGTCGGTCCCCATCGTCATCGCGCGGAAGGCGCGCAGGTCCTCCCGGTCATGGACGGGCAGGCGCCCGTCGGGTCGGGCGATGAAGCCGTCCTGGGTCATGGCGAGCACGATGCGGATCACCGTGTTAGACTACCCGCATGCCGCCGAAGACGCAAGCCGTGGTGCCCTACGGGGCCTCGACCTCAGCCGCTCCGGCCTGGACGTTCGACGATGTGCTCGTCCGCCAGGTCGAGGCGGCCATCGGCCTCGACAAGTCGATGGCCGCCATCGCCCGTGAGACGGGGCTCGACGAGAGCGCCCTTGTCCTGGGCATCCATGCCGTGCCGGACCTCGCCCGAGCGAAGGTGGCGGCGCTCAACCGCAAGCGCGTCGGGATGCGTGACGTGGTGCTGGAGATGGCGCAGGACGCCATCGCCAGCCTCGCCGACATCCACCAGAACACGGACCTCCCGGCGGCGGCGCGCGTCGCTGCGGCGGCCAAGATCCTCGAAGTCGCCGGGCTCACGGGCGCCGACGCCAGCAAGATCGAGGACCGCTACGCCGGCGTGAAGGATGCGGGCCAGGTCGCTGCGGAGCAGCTCGCGGCCGTCGGCCAGGCGCTCACCGAGGCCATCCGCGCCGGGACGCAGAAGACCCCGGCATCCGAGAACGCCGGGGTCATCATCGACGTGACCGCGATCTAAGGGCGGAGGAACCCGTAGTCGTAGACGCCGGGGCGCAGGCGCTCGGCGAGGGCCTTGTGCGCCGCCCGCAGCTCCTCCCACTCCGCCGGGAACAGGCCGCGCCACATGTTCTTCAACTGGTACACGCCGGCGTCCCAGGCGTTGAGGTGCAGGTCGGGCTCCTTGTCCGAGACGTGGCGGCCGGCGTAGTAGTTCTCGCGGAGGGGCAGCGACTTGTGCCAGAGCGAGCGGGCCAGGTCGATGACGCGCTGGGCGTCGGGGCTCAGCGTGATGGTGTCGATCTGCTCAGCGAAGTAGGCGTCGCCCGCCTGCTCGATCTGGCAGTCGCGGTACAGGGTCGGCGTGCGCTTGTCGTCCAGCGCCCGCAGCGCGTCGGCCCGCTTGATCCAGAACCAGTGGTTCTTGATGCGCCAGGACTTGCCCTTATACTGCACGTCGCGCATGGCGGTGCAGTTGTTGGACGGGTGCAGGAGCGCGTAGACGTGGCAGTCGTTGACCCACTGCTCGTAGCCGGGCGCGGCCTCGTCGGGGGCGAGGTACTCGTCCTTGTCGTTGATCCAGTTGCCCGTGACGAGCTTGCGCGCACCGAAGAGGGCGACGGCGCGGCGCCAGTTGGAGGGGAGGACGGGGAAGTCACCTCGGCTGGACGCACAAGACAGGTAGTAGACACCTCCGCCCGACTCTCGCACGTTGTTGCCCATCGAGTTCATGTACGCCAGGGCACCAAGACGCGGGGCGCAGAGGTGCGACGGCGAGAGCACCAGCCCGCTGCTCATCCCGGGCGCCTGCGCCGGGTCCGCCTTGCTCCCCTCGCGCACCCACGCGGACGCCGCCCGCCCGCCCGCCGTGTAGAGGCGCTTCGTGCCAGCGCGGCGGACGCTGAAGCCCTCCACGTCGGTGAGCCGCACGTCGATTGGCTCCTGCGCGCACGTCTCTCCACGTCCGCTCCACATGGTCAGCGCGATCCCCCAGGCGCCCGAGACATCTGCGAAGTGCGACGCCCGGAACATGAAACCGCCCTCGTACCCGTGCCCCTCGTACCACCAGTCGCGGAACCCCCGGTACCCGCCAGACGACACGAACGCCGTCGGGCTGAACACGGCGACCAGATAATCCCCGAAGCCGTACTGCTCTGCCACCTGTCGGCACTGGTACATGAACTGCGCGTAGAGCTGCGCGCTGCCGCTGCCCAGCTTCTTCTTTCGCATGCTCGCGCCGACCATCGTGTCCGCGATCCCGGTCTTGCTCGTTCCCTTGGCGCCCATGTCGTTTGCCGTCCCGTAGGGCGGGTTCATGAAGAACACCAGGCGCTTGCCCTCACGGGCCGCCTCCCGCAGAGCGCGGTCCGCGCGCGCCGGGATCACGTTCTGCTCGGCGTCCTCGAAGAACGGAGACGGGCCGCCCGGGTTGAGGAAGTCGTACTGGAACACGTGGTGCCCGCCCCAGCCGTGCTGGCGCATGCCCTCCACGTCGGACTTCTCGGCCGTCGAGGAGATGAGGCAGCCGAAGTCGTAGTAGTCGCGCGTCAGGTTGCCCGTGCCGGCAGCCGGGTCCCACACCACGCAGTCGCGGCGCCAGTCCGGTCCGAGCACGCGCTCGACCTCCTTGTGCGCCTCGGCGACCCACAGCGCCGGCGTGAAGAAGGCGCCCTGCCGGCGGCGCGCGTCGTCATCCAGCAGGCGGTCCTTCATCGCCATGAACACGGCGACCTCGGACGGGCGGTAGCCCTGCTCGAAGTGCGCGAAGAACGAGCGCCAGTGGTCGGCGTCGACCAGCACGCCGTCGGCGTAGCCGGGGACCACGAGGATGCCTGGCTTGATCGGGTGCAGGTAGACGCCCTCGGGGTCGAACAGCGCGCGCAGGAACACGTCGGCCTGCGCGGCCGGTGAGAGCGCCTGCCCGCCCTTGCCGGTGCGGAACACCCGGTCGCGCCAGTAGGCGAAGATGGCGCCGAGGTTCGCCGGGGTCGCGCGCACGCTGGCCCGTTCACCCGCGGCGAGCACCTCGACGTGTCGCACGAGGGCCCGGAAGTCGAAGCCGTCGCCGACCTCGTGGACGAAGGGGAGGACGTTGACGCCGCTGACCAGGGCGCGCGTCAGCTCGGGGTTGCCCTTGGAGGGCGCCACGGTCCAGTCGATCTTCATGTCGAGGAAGCCGCGCACCGCGCTCGTGGCGAGCACGAAGCACTCGTTCCGGTCGCCCACGAGGATGACGTTTGGGAGCGGCGCGCCGGACTGCTCGAACCGCTTGAGGTACAGGACGATCTGCCCGAGCACGTTGCACGCGGCGGTGCGGTCCTTGAGGTTCTGGTCGAGCTTGGCTTCGAGCAGCAGACGCACGGTGGCGGGCGCCTCGGCGCCCTCCCAGGTCGCGTGCCCGTCGCAGCCGTGAGGCGACGCCCACACGGCGGAGGGGCGGGCTGCGCTGATCTCGGAGCGGTAGCCGTTCTCCACGTCCTTCTCGACGCGCGCGTTGGTGAGGTTCTTGATCAGGTTCTTGCTCATCGGTTGTTCTCCTTAGCCGTTACGGCTCGTAGTTGCGGTAGGTGAAGCTGCCGTCGATAGCCCGTCGGATGGGTTGTGGCAAGGCGTCCCATGCTTCCATGCAGGCGACCGAGGCGGCCATCTGCGCCTCGTCCCCCTCCGCCCCTTCAAGCACGTCCACTGCGGCGTCCATCGCGCGCAGCTTCACGCGCCATCGCGCGGCGGTCGTCGGGCGCACACGCCGGAGCGCCGCACGGATGCGCCACTCCAGATCACGCTCGGCGTGACGGGCTCGCCGGGCCTGGACCTTGGGGTTGGTGCTGTCGAAGCACACGGTGACTACTCCTTGCCCCCGAGCAACGTCTTCACGCTGTCGGCCGCGGCGCGGATGTTGTCGACCGCGCGGACGAGGTTCGCCGCGCCACGGACGCTCTTGCCCACGGCACGCCAGGCCAACTCGCCATCGGACTTCGGCTGCTTCTTCTTCGCCATCGAGCACCTCCTTCAGACGGCCACGGGGGCCGGGATGCGGGGACCGTGGGGCTTGTAGCCGACGATGCGCACGGCCGCAACGTCGAAGTCGTGGTTGAAGATCGACACGCCATCGGCGACGCTGAGCGTCGGGCAGTCCGCCTCACCGTAGGCCACGGCGAGCTGTGCGCGGGCCGCGTCGAGGTGGTTCTCGTAGATGTGCGGGTTGTTCACAACCAGCGACACCCGACCCGGCGCGACGCCGACCTCGCGCGCCAGGAGGTGCATGAGCACGGCGTAGCTGGCGAGGTTGAAGGGCACGCCCAGGAACCAGTCGCCGCTGCGCATGAAGGCCGTGAGGTTGAGCCGGCCGTCGAGCACGATCGCCTGGAAGGCGAAGTGGCAGGGCGGCAGCGCCATGCGCTTGAGGTCGGCCACGTTCCAGGCGGAGACGAGCCCGCGGCGGTCGTTGCCCTGACGGCGCAGGGCGGTGACCAGGCCGAGCAACTGGTCACGCGGAGGCATGTCGTCGCCGCCGCCGTCCCAGCGACGCCACTGCGCGCCGTAGATGGGCCCGAGCGCGCCATCCTCGGCGGCCCACTCCTTCCAGATGGAGCAGCCGCGCTCGCTGTACCACCGCTCGTTGGTCTCACCGCGGATGAAACCGACCAACTCGGTGAGCAGCACGCCGGGCGGCATGCGCTTGGACTGGAGGAGCGGGATGCTGCCGTCATCCCTGTCCTCGTGGGTGAGGGTGACGGGCACGGTCAGGGCGCGCCACCGCTCCTTCGTCCGGCCCGACTGCCAGGAGGACATGGCGGCGCCGGTGCCAAGCACCAGGGCGCGCAGGTAGCTCAGGTAGTCCAGCTCGACGAAGCGCATCAGAACACCACCAGCAGCGCGCAGGGCGCGATGAGCAGGAAGAACACGCGGAACATGACGGCCTCGGGGTAGGACATGGAGCAGGACTTGACGCAGACGAAGATGATGTAGGCGGCCGTGATCGCCGTGATGGTGAGCGGGATCAACGCAGCATCTCCAGGGGGATGCCGACATGCGCGGCGACCTGCGCCTTGGAGGCCCGCTCGGTCGAGCGCAGGAACCCGACGGCCATCTCCCGGTTGGTGACGAGGGAGGACGCCATGACGAGGTATGTGAGCTTCCCGTCCGCGTCGCGCTCCCCGTCGAAGTGGAGGCAGTAGAAGTAGAACTCGTCCAGCATCTCGGGCGGGAACTTCCCGTCGAGGCGGGGCAGCGTCAGGTGCGGGTGGTCGAGGGCGATGGTGCTCATGGCAGATCGATCTCCGGGGGCTTGCAGAGGGGGGCGAGCGCGTCGGCGCAAGCCTTCGAGCACACGACGCGGGTGGGTGGCGGCACGAAGCCGGGCGGGCGAAGGTAGCCGGGCACCCACACGATCGCCAGCCAGCCGTCGGGGATCTCGCGGGTGAAGCCCTGGCCGAGCGCACCACACGCATCGCAGCGGTAGGTGGCCGGCGTACCGATGACGCCCATCAGGTGTTCTCCTTCTCTGCGGGCAGGTTCTCGGCGTACTCGATCGCGGCGTGGATGTCATCCTGGCGGCGACGGCACTCGTACAGCGCCTCATCCGCGCACGCGATCAGCACCTCCAGCGTGTGCGCCCGCACTTGGAGGGCGCTGTATTCCTGCCACGCCGCCGTGCGCAAGCCGCTTGCCTCGCGCCGAAGGGCCTGCTCCGGATCGGTGTTGGGTTTCGGCGCCGACTGCGCGAGGGCCTGGACCCTCTCCGTGTCGCCCGCGTAGGCCGCCGCCAGGACCTCGGCGTCATGCGCGGTGGACGCCGCGCGGTACTTCGCGTCAGCCTCAGCGCAGGCCGCGATCAGGGCGCGCAGGCGGTCGGTGGCGGGCGTCTCGATGGGGGCGGGCAGCTTGATGATCGGATCCATCAGTTGATCTCCTCGGGGCGGTAGACGGCGCCGGTGCAGTCGTCCGTGATGGCGACGCCGGTGAGGTTGGCGATGGCCTGGGCCTCTTTGCCGTAGGCGTAGCGGACCATCTCGTCAACGCGGCAGCGCGTGTCGTCCTCCCGATAGCGCCACTCCCCCGTGATGTTCGGCCACGACAGGGCGCTGCCGGTGAACTCGATGCAGAGTGAGAGGCGATCCGCAGCGCACGCCAGGGTGTCGTCGTCCTCAGTGAGAAGGGCGATACGGTCCTCGAACAGCTCGACCTTGATGCCCTCCTCCTCACGGACGAGGACGATCAGCTTGTCGATCTGGCTCTTCTCGAAGGCCGTCGCCGGCCGGGCATTCAGAATACCCATCACACGCGCGCTCATGCGACCACCTTCCAGACGCCATGCGCCTGGGTCAGCAGCGCGTCGCGCTGGGCGGTGTCGAGGTCGCCGCGCACGACGGCCTCGGCGAGCAGGCCCTCCAGCTCCTTGTAGGAGTAGGCGGGCGTGTCCGTGACGTACCACTCCCCCCAGGCGCCCATGGGGTCGATGCAGTTGCCGACCACCAGGGCGCACTTGTCGCCGTCGGTGTCGGGCTCGACGCGCAGGCTCGGGGTGAAGGGCAGGCGGCCGACGTTGAACGTGGGCGTTCCGTTTGCGGTGATGGGCATAGTCAGACGCTCCGGGTGAGGACGTGGACGGTGAGAGCCAGGGCGGAGATGGTGCTGCACGCCAGGGCGGCGAGCAGGTGGTCGACGTGAAGCGTCACGCCGAGGAGGAGGTTGATGGCGGCGGCGAGCATCAGCAGCGCCGCCGCTGTGGCGGACTGGTCAGCGATCGTGGACACGGGCGGCCTCCTGCGCAGCGAAGTAGTCGGTGATGATGGACTTGGCAACCTCGCCCGGATCGCCATGCGCCTGGAGCTTCGCGTACAGGGTGGGGTCCGAGAAGGACACCACGCTCCGCGGCTTGCCCTGCGGGCGGGGTGAGGGGATGCCGAGGGAGGACATCCGCATCCGCACGGCGGACACCGTGCGGCCGAGGTCAGCGGCGATGGCCTCGACATCGAACGTCGCGGCCGTGCTGGTGGCGACCAGCTCGCGGAGCCGGTCGTCATCCAGCCCCCACGGGCGGGCGGACATCGGCGGAGGGGAGGGGTCAGTCATGCGGGGCCTCAGAAGGGGAGGAGGTCGGGCCGGCGATGGCCCGGGACCAGGGTGAAGGTGTCCGACAGGTCGCCGGGCATGTAGTCCTCGGCGATCAGGCGGAGCCGGTGGATGCGCCCGACGCGGGCGGTGGCCGGCACCACGAGGAGCCAGCGGCCCAGGTCGAGGGGGCGCAGCCGGGCCAGGCGGCCAACGCCACGGGCGCCTCGGAGGGCGGAGCGGCGGAGGGTGAGGGTGGAGAGGGTCCCAGGGGAAGTCACGGGTGCTCCATCACGGGATGCGGGTGAGGTCCGCCCAGGTCGGCGGCGGGGGCGCAAACGCAGGGGCGTCGTCGCGCAGGACCCAGCCGAGTTGCTCGCCCGCCACGTCCTTCCGGCCGAGGCCAGCGGCCCGAACGGCGACCGCCGTGTCGCAGAAGAACAGCGTGCCGGGCGTTTCGGGGGGCAGGCCGCGCTCCGAGACGATGACTGCGCGCTCGATGAGGCCGGGCTGCGGCGTGGCGTTGGGGCCGGGGCGGTAGCGTGAGACGTTGTAGACGGGCATCTACCAGTCCTCCCCGGAAAGATCCTTGACGGCCTGCCGCGTGTCCTCGGGGCGCGCGTGGTAGCGGACGGCGTAGGCTGCCTCGGCGGGCGCGGGCTGGCCGGCCACCGGCCACGGAACCATGGCCTCCTCGGGGAGGATGGCGCAGGTGATGGGCCGCGGGTCGTGCTGCCCGAGGGTGAACTTGAGCGCGAACCGGACATCGGCGATGCGGATCCAGTAGAAGGGCTCCTTGGCCGGAGGCACCACCCAGCCAGCAGGGTAGCCGCGAAGCGCCCACTTGTAGAGGATCTCCGTCGCACGCGAGATGTCGTGGCCCTCCTGGGTGTGCCGCACCGACCGGAAGTTCACAAACGCGCTGGCATCGATCCAGCCCATGCGGGTTGCGATCTCGCAGCCGAGGACGTTCCACGGCTCGATGAGGGCCTCCACGCCGCTGATGTTGACCAGGCTTCCGTAGGCCCGGCGGAGTTGCGGGAGCATGCGGCGAACGAAAGCATGCGTGGGCTTCTCGCCGTCACGAGCGGGGCCCGCGAGGTTGAGGCTGGCGACGGAAAGCGCGCCCGCGACGGCAAGGTGAATGTTCCAGTGCAGGAAGGTCGGGTCATTCATTGCAGGCTCCAGAGGTGAGAGGAGGCGTGGGCGGTGGTGAGGGCCGCGTCGGCGGCGAAGGTCCAGGCGCTCACACCTGCCCCCAAAGGGCCTGCACGGCCTGCAGCACGACGGCGGCCTCGACGGCAGCGTCGAGCGCCTCAAACTGCTCGGCCTCCTGTCGGCCGAACTCCGCGGCCACCTCGGCCGGCGGGTACGCGCTCAGGATGCCGCCGTTGTTCTGGTGGCCAAAGATGCAGGCCCCGAACACCGCGGGCCCGTACTGCGATGCCCCGCCGTATGCGATGGCGAGGGCGCTGCGGATGGCCCGCACGTCCTGGTCGATGGCCGGAGGGGGGAAGAAGTCGTGACGGGTGGTGGGCATGTGGGCTCCAAGTTCAGGCGGTCAGGTCCGGCAGAGGCACCGGGCGCGCGGGTCGACGTGGCCGACCGGCGGGCTCGATGTCTCTCTATACAGTATCTCGGCCATACGACAGGCGCAAGGGTTACTCAACAACCAGACCGCACCGGGCGGCGTAAACCATCAAGCTCATCGTCACGGCCGCATGGATGCCGGGGCCCATGCGCGCCACGGTGCGCTCGTCAGCGCCCGGCACGTCGACTTCGACCACGAGGCGCCACCGCGGGCGGCTCAGGCGCGCCCCAGCGAAAGCCAGATCGATGAGGTCGCGGGCAGTCCGAGGGTCGGGCACCCCGACCAGGGCGATCATCGGGAGGCGGCGCAGCCCCGTGACCGTGACCGTGCCGAAGTGCGGCACCCCGTCAGCGTCGACGGCGGCGAAGGGGAGGACGAGGGGCGCGGTGGGTGGCACGGTGGTCATGGCGGGGGGCCTCTCAGCCGGCGAGGTGGGTTGCCAGGATCGCGTCGATGCGATCGAGGCAGAGCGTCGGGTCCTTTCGGGCGGCCTTGACCTCCTTCGCCAGACGGCGCAGGAGATCGTTACGACGGGTCAGCGTCCGGCGCAGCTCGTGTTCGAGGTCCGCGATCTGCCGCTGAAGCGGCTCCTCGGCAGCCTTGACGGCGGCCGCCGCGTCGGCGTACTTCGCCTCGACGGCGGCGACGGCGTCGTCACCCTCCTTGCGGACGGCCTCGACCTCGTCGGCCAAGTCGTCGAGGGCCTCGACGAGCAGGCCGAAGTCTTCGGCCAGGCCATCCGCGACATCCCGCACGTCGGCGGCGGTGTCGACGGCGTGCCGGGCGTCGGCGTAGCGCGTGAAGCGCAGTCGGTCAGGCAGGGTCGCAGGCATCACAAGCCCCCGTCGAGGTAGCGTTGCGCGGGCGGCGCGCACCGGAAGACGCGCACGCCGGCCAGCGTGGGGAGGTCGGGCAGTCGGCCGTACGCCGTGCCGTACTTCCCCGCGTTCGCGCACCAGACGCGGGGGTCGGTAGGATCCTGCCGCGCGACGACGTAGCAGCGGGCGTCGACCCGGACGACGTGGGGCAGGCGGGGGTTGAAGCCCGGGTCACACGGGCGGTTGTACGGCTCAGACATCGGCCACCTCCAGGCCCTCAGCCACGTTGCGGGCGAGGCCCACGGCGATGCTCACGGTCTCGGCGGACACGGACCATTCCGGCACGCCGCCGTGCAGGAGCAGGCCGCCCTCGTGGCCGGCCAGCTCCGCCAGCCGGTAGCGGCTGGCGAACTGACCGCGCGGGCCGAAGCGGTCGATGCCGCGCGCATCGTAGAACTCCACGAGGGGCGACGGATCATCCCACGTCAGGCAGTCGTCGAGGCCGTAGCGGCCGCCCTGCGGGACAACCCGCAAGATCCAGGGGCGGCCCGCGTCGTAAACCGTCAGGGTGACCTCAGACATCGGACACCTCCCGCCGGCCGCCGGCGAGGGCGGCGACCGTGACGGCCTCCAGCGCGTCGCGCAGGTTGTATCCCTGCCCGGCGTGGAAGTCCGAGCACGCCACGGTCACGGTCCCGTTGCGCACCCCGACGAGGTGCGCGCCGGTGGTGGGGTTCGCGCCCCAGCGGCGGGCGAGGGCGCGCACGATGCGCTTCCGGGCGGCCGGCGCGAGGCGCCCCGTGGGGGTGCGGCAGTCGCCGGGGATATGGATCATCGCATACGTCATGGCGGTCTCTCCTCTCAGGTGGCCGGCGTTGCGGCCGGCGGGGGACACTGTTTACTTATCATTCCAGCCGGATACCGTCAAGCGATACCCGCAAACAATCTCAGTCGGCCAGCGCGGCGGCCCGATCGGCCTCAGTGATCCCCAAGATCACGGCGTCAGACCCGGTGTAGACCTGCACCCGCTCACCGTCGCAGATCGGGCAGACCTCACCGCCGACCTCGCCCGCCACGGCGCCCGCCACGGCCCAGCCCGTGCCCCGGCACGCGGGGCAGGTCCGAAGGGCGCCGCCGTCCGGCCAGCCGGCGAGCAGCTCCCCAAGATCGGCATCGTACCAGCCCGGCAGATCGTCGGCGTCGAGCCGGGCGCGGCGGCCGGCGGGGAGGGCGGCGAGCCAGCGCCGAAGCGCGGCGCGGGCGACGGGGGAGGGGCAGGTAAAGCCAGGCGAGGGCATAGGGGCACTCCAGATAGGCGAGGGCGTGAAAGCGGCCCCCCTCGCACGGGGAGAGGGAGGGGAGAGGGGCCGGTGTCACGCCCTCCCCCGGCGTGGGGGAGGGGGCGAGGCGGGCGCGGTGGGGGCTACTCGGCGGGCGGCGGGTACAGCGCGGTCAGGCGCGCCTCCTCGTCTCGCACCCGCCGACGGGCGGCGGTGCTTGCTGGCCCGCGCGTCATGCCGGCCGAGACGAGGGCGTCAAACACGGCGTCTTCCGCGGCCGCCGTGTCGAGCAGGTCACGCGCGATCACGCGATCGCCGCAGTAGAGGTCAACGCTGACGGCGCCCTTGCGCAAGGTCAGATCATCGGGGTTCAGCATGGTGAATGTCCTCACTTGACAAAGCGGTGGCGGAGGAAGGCGGCCCACAAAGGGCCGGGGACGGTGCCGCGGTGGAAGCTGGGGCGCTCAGTCTCGCCCGTGCGGGGGTCCATGCTCCCCTCACCCGTGACCCAGACGTGGTCCAGATCCCCGGCCGGGAGCGGCAGGCAGGACGGCTCGCCGCACACGTCGACGGCGCGGCCGACCTCGCGCACGGCGTCGCGGAAGCCGTCGGCATCGTCGAGGTCCAGCTCGTCGAGGTCGATCGGGATCTCTTCCGGCCCGTCGACCTCGGGATCCGGGCACCCGTCGTCGGCGTCGTCGGCGTCATCGGGGGGAGCGGGGTATCGCTCAGTGTAGCGGATGACGTAGAACTCAGGCACGGGTCACCTCCCGCGCGGCGCGGAGCAGGCGGGGCAGGGTCCGCTTCCCGGTCGCGGCGCGCATGGCGGTGGGCCAGTCGCGCGCCCGGCGGACGGACGGGGGGAGGGGGAGCGGGCGGAAGGCGGGGCCGGGGGTCAGGATGCCGGCGTCATCGATCGTGCCGTCATGGACGGTGTAGGGACGTTCGGCGGCGGAACACTCCCCCGGATCCGTCGGGTCCCCCTGAGCCTTGCCCGTCGTCGGGTCGGCGTAGAACGCGGCGCATGCGTCCATGACGCCGCCGCCGTTGAAGGCGCGGTCCACGAGCAGGACCTCGACGTGTTCCGGCCAGTATCCGCGCGGGTGGGCGGCGACGTGGTGCGCGTACAGGCCCCAAACAGGGCGGCGGTCATCCATCAATCTCTCTCCCGGCCCATACCCCGGACCTATGCGGCATCGTACAGCCGCGGGGCGGACTACACCGGCGGTCGCCGCACCACGCGGCAGACCTCCGATACAGACCGTGCCGGCGCCGTTTGTCGGCGGGCGCCGTTCGCCGTGGGTAACTGCTATCGGCCGCGGACCCAGCACCACCCGCGCTCGTTGCAGACGGTCTCCAGCCGGGGGCGGCCGCGGTGGTCGCAGTGATCGCCCAGCTCCACGCCCCCGATCGTCAAGCCGGTGAGGGCGGCGGTCTCCTTATCGTAGCCGCACCCGGAGGCGCTGCCGACCTGAGGCCCGTCGCACGCGGCGCCCCCGTCGGGGCCCCAGCTCCAGACGGCGACCCGGAGCGGGCCCATGCCGTCCTTCGGGAGCGACCACGTCAGGCGGGCGATGACGGCGATCTTCCCGTCGACCACGCCCATGATGTGATCGGTGTGGCGGCGGGGGGCGTTGAGGATCCGCGCGACGGCGGCGCGGGGGTCGGGCTTGCGGGGCATTGTGGACACTCCTACGGGGTGCCGGCAGACCGGCCGGCGGCGGGGAGGGGAGGGGGGCGGCGGAGCGCCCGGGTTACGTTGCTATCTTACTCTATCGGCCGGATACCGTCAAGCGTCCGGCCGAAAGATCCTCAGATCCGATCGCCCCGGCGGCCGGCCCGGCGGGGAAGCTCAGCCCCGACGGCCACGGCGCCGGCGGCCGCGGCGATCGCACGGTCGACCTTGACGGCGCGCGCGTAGCTCAGCCGGCGGGCGCGGGCGGCGCGGGCGCGGGTGACATCGGGCCAACCGTCAGCGGCGAGGGCGGGCCCGTGGCGATCGGAGCGGTACACGTCAAAGCGGATCGGGGAGGGCATGGGATATCTCCATAGGTGGGCGGGTCCGGCGGGGCGCCGGGGTTACCCGTCGATCCGAAGGTCGGACCGGCGGGTAAGCTCGGGGCCCCCGGGAGGGGCAGGGCGGGGCAGCCGGCGGGCGGGCTACCCGTCGGCGGGGAGGGGCAGCAGGCGCCAGCCCTCGCCCGGGATGTAGTCAGCGTCAGCGGGTTCGCTCAAAGTGTTGAAGTACGTGGTCTCGACATACTCCCGCAACCCGTCAGCGTCGGGCCCCCGGATCGTCAGGTCGATCCCGCCGTCCCACGCGGGGTAGACGGCGATCCGGTACTCGACCCATCCCACGTAGAACCCGGCATCGTTCATCCGGTGAAAGGGGACCGCGATCCGCAGCTCAGGCGGGGCGCCCTTGCGGCGGGCGGGGCGGATCTCGACCGTCGGCGGGGCGTCGAAGCCGGACCCGTGGGGCAGGCGGTCGACGAGGGTCTTGACCACGTCCGCGGCGCGGAGATCCGGCCGGCTGGCGGTCATGCGATTGAAGGTAACGAGGAGGGAAGCGACAGATCCGCGCATTGTGGACACTCCATACAGTGTGAGGGGCAAGGGCGACGGCCCTTGCAGCCGGCGGGCGCCGGGGTTGACGTAGCAGGCGAGCGCACAAACCCGGCCGCTACGTCAAGCGCGGGGCCCCCCGAAGGGGGGAGCGGGGACGCCCCTACGGGGCGAGGTAGCCGGGATCACCGGCGACAAAGAAGCCGCCGACGCTGCGCCCGGAGCGGAGGTCTCGCCCGACATAGGGCGATCCGCTATTCGACCACACAGCGACCTTGACGCGCCGCCAGCGGTGCCCGTCGAAGACGGCGCGAGACGTGGGGATCCGGGCGCCGTAGCCGCTGGCCGTGCGGCCGGACCACGGCGCCTCGACCGTCGTGTGCCAGACGGCGCGACCGTCCAGCGTGATGAAAGACTGCTCCGGGTAGGGCGTCGGCGGGCGGGGGAGCGTGAGCAGGGGGGAGGGCTTGCGGCCGAAGCGAGACATAGCAGCATCCTTTAGGCCAGGTCGGTCTGGCCTGAACGAGTGTTCAGCATGGGCGCGATAGCCCGTTGACCGGCCGACCGGAACAGACCGGCCGGTCAAGGGGCGCCCGCACCAGGGGCGCAAGGGTCAGGCGAAGTAGTAGAAGTCTCGCACGGCGTTCTCCGCGCGCCATTCGGCCGAAGCGTCGAAGGCCGCAGCCCGCCGGGCCTCGTCCATGTCCGCGCGAGACTGCGCGCAACGGGCCGCGTGTTCGGCCTGCTCCGCCTCATAGGCGATGTTCTCGCGGGTGACGTTGACCGCCGCGCGGATCGCGCGCTTGAAAGCCTTACCGGACATGGCGACACTCCAGTATCTACAGGGGAGGGTGCGCGGTATTGCGCACCCGTGTCGGCCGGGCGGGCCGGGCGGACCGTCGAATAGCTCGATAAGCTACCCGGCGGTCCGGCGGGCGGGCCCAAACGTGGGAGGGGGAGCCCGACCGGACCGGGGCAGGGGCCGGCCGGGCAGAGGGGCAGGTCAGCGCCGGGCGCGCATGATGTCAGCGGCCTTGCGGGTCGCCATGGCGACGAAGACCGCGACCGCGCCCGGGGCAGTTTCGGGAAAGACGGGAACGCGCACGTCTTCCACATCGTTCCCATCGGGGCCGGTGACGTTGACGTGCCCGTCAACGATGGAGACGGGGCAGGAGACGTGGCAGCCGTTCGGGGCGGTCAGGGCGTCGCCCGCGGGGGAGGCGGTGAAGCCGCGGGCGGTGATGAGGCAGTATTCGACGGTATCGGGCGCGAAGGTCATCGGGGCATCCTGTAGGGAGGGGGAGGGGAGCCGGTCAATCTGTCGGGGGCGCCGCCCGCCGACACACAAAGCATAGTCAACGCTACGCCCCGTGCCAAGTAGAATCGACCCCGAAACCTCTAACTTTCCGAAAAAACTTCTAAGGTGCGCTATTCATGCGGATCGTAGCCGATCGACCAGGCCGCCACCGACACCGCTATATCTGTCACTCCGGGCGAAGCTCGAGCCCGCCCGCCCGATGGACGGGCCCGGACAGAATCTGTCCGCCTTGCGGATCGGATCGTAGACTGTACGGGGATCTACTTGCATGTTTCACGGTGAAACACGGTGAAACATTGCATGAAACACCCTCCTACGGATAGTGCAGCTATCTATAAAACAGGCTGGACAATCCATGGAAGCTCGATAGACAGTGTGGGCACCCCGAACCGACACAGGATCCCGCCGATGTTCCTCCCCGCCCTCTTCGCTCTGTCCCTCGCGTACCTGCTCGCCTTCCCGATCGCCGCGCTGGCGATTGTCGCATCGATCCTCACCCGCGCTTGTGACGGGCTTGAGATTGCCGTTGTTGTCTCGCGCCGGTCGAAGGTGGGCGCGAAGGGTCAGCGGGTCATCGGGTCGATCCGCATCAACCGGGGCAGCCTCACCCGCGCCGGGCGCGCCGCGCTGACCCTCACCCGCGCCATCGGGGAGACTGTCACCCGCTCCGCCCGCCGGGCCGCCCTCGCCGCGGACCGTCAGACGGATCGGGCGGGCGCCCTCGCGTTGACGCTGGCCGTTTGGCTCGCCCCGTGGACGATGCTGGAGCTTGCCGCTGGTACGGGCTTCACCGTGGCGGGCTACGTGGCAGCCCTCGCCATCGGGGGCGCCTGGATTCGGGCCGCTCGCCCGTCGGTGGCGGAGCTGGTGCGCCGGACGGACGGGCCGCGCATCGGGCGCTAAGGGGGCAAGGAGCGCGCCTCCCTGGTAGCCGGTACCCTCGCCCGCCCGACATAGCCGCCCGCCCTGTAGGCCCCTCGGTGCTCACGCGCCGGGGGGCTTTTCGCGTTCGGGGCAAGGCGCCCGCCGCCGGGGCAGCTACCACAAGCGCCCCCCTCCCTGCCTCCCCTCCCTGTCCCCTGACAGGCGCCCCGAACCGTCGACCACGGGTGAGTCTGCCCGGGCCTCCCGAACACCGGAGCTCCCGCCGCGCCGCGCCCGGTGTCATCGGGTGAGTCTGCCCCCCTCAAGGGAGGGGCCGCCCCGCGCGCCCGTTGCATGATGACCGTCCGGTCATGCGCGGGGAGAGGGGATGTCCGCCCACCCCCCGGGTGAGAGGGACACCCCCCACCTCCCCCAGCGATGACACCGATGGGGGCATCGACGATGCGCCAGCTCAAGGGCCCCCGGGGCGGTCCCCCCGCGACACACGCGCGGGGGGTACACGACCCCTTCCGTTTGCTATGTGTCATTCTCCAGCCAACTCCAGTTACATATGTCCCACCGACCACCCGCCCACCCGCCTACCTGCCGATAGCCCACCCACATCGGGCGAACCACCTACGCACCTGACGGCCGGTGTGCGGTATCCGGCTCATACTCTACAGCCACAAGTACCGCGCATCGCGGTCACCATGTGCCTCCTTCCTCCAAGGGGCTTTTTGCGAGCACCGCGACACAGCCGAGTGGTGAGATCGTTGACCGATACGACGTTCTCGCCGAACGTACTTCTTGTCATCCGTAGGTCTACGGACCCACTTTCCGCGCCCGAACGGCCGTTTGGCGCCTTCCGGTGACGAGATCGTTGACCGATGCTACGTTCTCGACGACTGACGGGCGAAGTTGTCCGTTATGGAACGTCCCCAGGCGTGTGATGTTGCGGGGGTGTGCGGTGGTCTTGTTGCGCCTGATGGCGGTTGGATGCTGAATGTTCTCGCACCGAGTCTCGCCTGGCTATCTGGCCCTTGCATGACCCGTTCGAGCCGGTGAGGGTAGGAGTTGCCAGGTGGTTCGAGTGTTTGCGCATGGGGGGCTGCCATAGGGCTGGATGGTTCGTTCAACCTGTTTCGCTGGGGCGCCCCCTTGCGCTCGGACGCTCGGCCGGCTATGCGATGTGTGTCATCACTGGAGATGCAGCCGCCATGAACAAGAACACCGCCGCCCACGGGCACCTCATCGAGGATCTGCGCAAAGTGGCCCTCACCGGCATGCTGGTCGGCATCCCGCGGGCCGTGCGCCACAAGCTGATCGACGCCGGCCTGATCCAGCGCGGGCGCTACGACAAGTCACCGCCCTGGATGCTCACATCGCTCGGCCTGGGCATGGTGGCCCGCGACTTCACGGGCACACGCGCCTACAAGGCGTGGTTCGATGCCGCATCGCTTCACTGGGAGACGGGCCACACGCTCACGGGCGTGAACGACTACGCCAACGACCGGGAGAACTTCACTCCGACGCTGCTCGACGCGATCGAAGCGGCTGCCGCAGCGCACGAAGCGATGCGCGTTCTCGCCGCCGAGGCCGAGGCGCGCATGGTCGAGGCTCTGCGGGCGCACCTTCTGAAGGAGAACACCTGATGGACAAGATCGCCAACGACTTGAAGGAGCGCGCCCGCGAGCACCTCGACACCACGGGCATCAAACTGTCGGCGGCGCAGGTGACGCTCCTGCGCGACCTTGCAACTGGCGCGCCTGTGCGCTACAAACAGCAGGTGGTCGACGCGCTTCTGCGCAAGGGCCTCCTGTGCTACTACGAGAGCTGCTGCTTGACGGTCTCACCCCTCGGCGCTCGCTGCTTGCAGCCTGACGCTGCCTTACCGTGGTCGCTCATCCAGTGGTCCATCGCGCACGACGCATACGTCGCCGCCGCACACGAGTGGAGCAAAGCAGGACGGATCTGGCTCCTCCCCGACCTCACGAGCGCGCAGCTCTCCGCGCTTGTGACCGCCGAGCACGCGAAGTACGAGGCGGCCCTTGACAAGTGCCGCAGCGCGCGTGATGTGGCTCTCGCAGAACTTCGGGAGATCCTCTAATGCCGACCATCGAAGAAGTCCTCGACATCGACGGCATAACGCTGACCCGCGGCCAGAAGCGCGCCTTGCTGTTCCGCGCCCTCGGCACCTGCCCTCGCATGGCGGTGGGCACACGGATCGCGCTGCTCAACGCCGGCCTCCTCGATCCGTACTGCCAGCAGCGCGCGACACCGAAGGGCATCCGCCTTGTCACGCCAGGGCACGTCATCTCCGAGGCGCTCAGGGCTTACGCTGATGCTTTCGCGGTGTACCTCGCTCTGGATCGAGCAGTGGGCTCCCTTGAGCGGGTGATGACTGACGCTTACCTGCGCGACCACTTCCAGATGACCCCGTATGTCGTTGCTACGATCTCCGCGCACGACGAAGCACTTGGCCGCCGTGGAGATGCGTGGGTTGCGTGTCAAGAGCCCTGCGCCGCGGCGGGCGAAGAACTCCGTTCCATTCTGGAGGTACAGTGGAAGTGACGCACAACGACAACCGGCCAGACCGCCACCTCGACCTCGCCGGCCTCAAGCTGACGCCGGGCCAGCGCAAGGCGCTCCTCGACCTCGCCAACGGCGTCGCTCGGCGCTACACGCCCGACATGCTCTCCTGCTTGCGGGGGCTCGCCTGCGTCGACGACTTCACGCAGCGCCAGGTCACGCCCCGTGGCATCCGGTATCTCACGCCGGGCAACGCGGTGTCCCCCGTGCTGCGCGCCTACGCGGTTGCGCACATCGCCCTTCTGGACGCCGCGCACGATGTCCGCGAAGCCAACCGCGCCTGGGGGCGCACCGTGACGAACTCCGAGCGCGCGATGGCGCAGCTCCGCCTCGACGAAGCGCAGGACCGCGGAGGGCAGGCGGCGATGGTCGCCCGCGATGCCCGCCAGGCCGCCGTCCGCGAACTCCGTGCATTGCTGGAGAGCACCTGATGACACCCCGCAAGACCCCCGAGCCCTCCCGCGCCGACATCCGAGCGGCGCTGCTCATCCTGGCGCGTGGCGCTACTGCGGCGAACTACTTCGAGGCGACTCTGCTCGATAGCCTCAAACGCCAGGGCTACGTCGAGGTCGGGTCCACCGGGCTCGCGGGCCTTCTCCCTCCGGCGCTGAACGTCATCGCGCCCGACGGCTCTCTGGACGAGCACGCCCGCTCGTGGGCCGACGCGCGGAAGGCGCGCGCTGAGGCGGAGGCGCGGATGACGGAGGCCGAGCGCGCTTGGCGCAGTTCGCCCGGGGACTCCTTGGCCGACTGGCGCAGGGCGACGATCCGGCAGTGCGACAGCGCCAAGCGCGCCTGCATGGCCGCCAGCTTCAACGCTCTGTGGGCCACCCTCAAGTACGTCTCGGAACACCCCGATGTCTGACACCGACGACCTCGCCATCTTTGACGACCCGGCCACCCGGCGCCTCGCCGACGCGCTGCGTCCCATCCAAGGGCGCGGAGGCATGCGCGTCACGACGGCCGGGTACGATGTGCCGGATGCGGTCATCGCCGAGGCCGTGCGCATCGTCACGCTCGCCGCGGAACTCGGCGCGCCGCCGACCATGATCGTCGGTGACGAGGGCAACCGCGGTCTGGCGATCTACTACATGAGCGCGGAGTTGCGCGAGAACGGCGGCTCCCTCCGCTACGCGGCCATCATGGTCGGCGCCGACGGCGACTTCTGCGTCTGGAAGCGGAACTGGCAGGACCCCGCTGGGCGCGGCTACCACGGCTCCTGGGTGCTCGTCGACCAGAACGTGATCGCGGACGTGTCGACCTTCGCGCGCACGGGCGTGTCGCTCATCGGAGGCGCGTGATGCAGCGCAACGAAGCCTTCAAGATCCGCCTCCCCAACGGCCGGTTCGCCTGCGGAGGGTCGTACCTCAAGTCCAGCCGCAACGGGAAGGTGTGGGGGTCGCGCGGGGCGCTGAAGCAGCACATCAGCCTCGTGACGGAGTGCTGGCACGGCAGGGGCGCGCATCCCTACGCGGGCGCCGTGATCTGCGACCTGATGGCCGGCACGGAGGAGGCGTTCGACGTGGCCTCCGCGGCCCGAGAGCTGGCCGAGCGCTTGAAGCGGTGGCCGTTCGGAGCGCGCCAGGCGGACATCCTCGCGCTGGAGAAGCACATCGCAAACGAGCCTCAAGAGCCTTGACGCACGCCGACTGCCGGGGTACTTGACTGGTACAACGGAGCTTCGCCATGATGCCCTTCTTCTCGGACGCCCTGACCTTCGCGCACCAGCACCCTGTCCTGGCGGCCCTCGCGGCCGTCTATCTGCTGCTCACCGCGGCCAGCGTGTACCTCCACGTCGACGCGGCCAACGCGACCCAGCGGTACATGGTCCTGTCGCTCTCGCAGCGGATCCTCGGCTACCTGCTCGTCGTCGTGTACGCCATCCTCGTGACGCCGCTGATGATCGTGCGCCGCGTGGCCCGCGTTGTGCGGTGATGCCCTCGACCGTGACGATGGCCCTCGCCGACTACGACGACCTCCGCGCGCAGACCTCGGCGCTGAGGGCTGAAGTCGAGCGCCTGAAGGCGGCCGTGAAGTCGATGGTCGAGGGCGACGACATCGAGAAGATGCGCGCCACCATGCGCCTGGAGTTCTCCGGCGACATCGACAGGCGCTCCGGAGAGGAGCGCCGCGCCATGCTCGCGCTCGGGACCAATCGGCCCACCGACATCTTCGAGGCGGTCAGCATCGCCTACGCGAACGGCTACTACGCGGGACGCGCGGAAGCCACGAAGGAGAACACCTGATGCGCTGCATCGACTACATGGACAAGCCCGTCGTCGAGGCGTGGCTTGAGGACGCCGAGGCTGTGCGTCAGCGCCTCCTCGACGCGCGCCAGGCCGTCGCCTCGGCGGACGCCGCCGTGCAGCGCACGCTCGCCAACCTGCGCGTCTCCTACGTCAACGACCGCCCGCCGCTCGACACGCCCTGGCACGCGCTCGGCAAGGCACACGCGGAGGCGTGGTTCGAGTTCACGCGCGCTTCCGAGCTTGCGCGCTGGCTCGCGTCGGAATACGACGTGATCGTCTCGGAGGCGGCCTACATGATGGCCCGCCCCGTGCCGGCCGACGCGGACGACGCCATCCTGCGCCGCATCCGTGCCGTCTGGATCACCGAATACAGCAAGGAGCCGCGATGGGCGAGCATGACGTGACCGAGAAGGTGCTGGGGCTCTACGAGGCGATGATCGCCGCGTCGAAGCGCGCGGACGAGATCCAGCGCGAGTTCTTGCGGCGCAACAACGCCCTCAACGCGGCGTCCTCTCGCGTCAGCGGCCCCTCGTACACGGACGAGGACGCGCGTGCCTTCGTCGACGCCTGGCGCAGCTACGAGAACCGCCCCCGCCACGACTGGTCTGCGCGCGACACCACGACGGCGTTCGACAACGCCTGGTACGGCATGTGTGCCGTTGACAGGATCTTCGCCTACAGCGCCGGGCGCGAACGCTTCGGCGACAAGTTCTGCGACTACGTCTGCGCCCTCGACGATCGCCGGTTCGGCGGCTCGGAGGACTGATGGACAGCGAGATCGCCAACAACCTCCGCAGCCTGCTCAGCGCGGCGCAGGCCGCCGAGCTGCGCCACAGCGAGGCGCGTGACGCGCGCCGCGCCGCCTGGGCGGCCGTCCGCTCGACCGGGAGCGTGGTCCTCCAGTCCTGGGAGCAGTTCGCCGGCGAGAGCGCGCGCGAGGACGACCTGGCCGTCGTCATGGCCGTAGTCGCGGCCCTGCGTGCCGACAAGGCTGTTGCGGCATCCCGCAGTGAACGGGATGCCGCCGCCAACCAGCTCCTCGATGCGTGGTGGGACCTGGCCGACGAGGCTCGCGCCGATCTGCCCGACGACATCGACGACGCCATCCGCAACATCGACGCCGACTTCATGGCGGAGATGATCGACGACGCGATCTCGGTGCCGTCGTGACCATCGACCCACGGCTCAACGCCGTCCACGAGGCGCTCCTCGACGGGCGCCTCCGCTCGCTGCCCGAGATCGTCGCCTGCCTGGCGCCCTGCGCCGATGCTCAGGTGGACGAACTCCTGGCCCGCTACGGTCCCGCCACCCTGCGTGAAGCGTCCTCGGCGATCACGCACTACGGCTGGATCCTCCCTGGCGGCCCCGGCGAGAACGCCGACCTGTGGCACCGGGACGCCGGACTGCGGGAGGTCATCACGTCGCCCGCCTCGGACGGCACGCCGATCTGCTCGACCATGTACCTGCGCCGCGCCGAGGTGGCCTGGCACCGCTCCAACCGGCACGTCTGGTGCGTCGACCACCAGGGCACCGCGTTCATCCTCACGCTGAGCACGACGGCGCGCGGCCTGGCCGCCCCGATGATGATCGACACCCTGCACATCCGCAACTTCGCCGATGTCATCCGCCGCAAGGAGGCCCCGTGAACTACAAGCAGCTCGTGGCGCACGTCGCGCAGAACGCCGGCGTCGATGTCGAAGTGGCCTCCGTGGTCGTCGACGCGATCTTCAACCCCCGGAACGGCGCGCTCATCACGGCGCTCACCGACCCGGACATCGACGCGGCCGAGGTGTCGCTCGGCGGCTTCGGCACCCTGACGGCCATGCGCACGAGCGAGCGCATGATGGTCGACAAGATCACCGGCGCGGAGCGCATGACGGTCCCCCGCCGGACCGTCAGGCTCACGATCGGCGGCAAGATCCGCGATGCCCTGATCGACGTTGCCGATCGATAGGTGACGGGGGCTGGCGCCTCCCGCCGGCGTGGGCTACCTGTGGATCGCCAACAAGGCGATTGGAGTGACCGATGAGCCGTAAGAAGTGGTTGTTCTCCCCGCAAGATGCCGAGCGGTTCCTGCACATGTGGGAGCGCGGCGACTCGGTCGTGGAGATCGCGTATGCCTTCAACCGCTCCTACGCCTGGGTCCACACCGCGACCCTTCGCCTCGGAGAGCAGGGCTACAAGATCATGCGACGGAAGCCGGGCGGTCGCACGGGGCACCGGCGCCACGCTGCGAGTACGCCGACCGTCAGCAGGGCGCCGGACAACGCGCAGAACACCCTGGACATGCTCATCCGTGCGGATGAGAACGCCACCAAGGCGCTCGCGCACGCCCTGGAGACCAAGGGTGTCCTCGACACCGACGCCATGCTTGCCCTCGCCTTCGCAGCGGCGGGCATCCGCGACAGCATCGCCGCCCTGGGTGGCGCGGAGATGGCATGACCATCAAGCCGCCCCTCGGCTCCTACACCTACGTCACCCTCTGCCGCAAACGGGTGGCGCGTGCGCGCTTGCTGATGGGTACAGCGGGCGCCTGGAGCATGGCCGCGGAGGACGCGGATGAGTGCGCAGATCGGGAGGCCCGCGCGGACGGTGACCCTGCTTGGCGCGACTACCACATGAGCAACGCCGCCCGCAAGCGCGCTCGTGCCCGCGTCATCGAGGCCCAGGCGCTCCGTGCGTGGGCGCGCCTGCCGCCCGAGGTCCTGGCCTTCTGCCCGACGCCGGATGACGGCGAGCGGATCGACCTGCTCTGGCACCTCGACTGCCTGCTTGACGACTTCGCCCAGCAGCGATAGGCCCTGTGGGCAAGGAGGCTTCGATGGAAGTGCGAAGTGCGCATGTGGCTGTCGTCGAGATGCCACACCAGCCCGGGATCCGCGAGCTTCGCGTGGTCGTGGAGTTCGAGGATGGGAGCGTGTGCTCCCGGGCGCACGCCGAGATGGACGCGCGCTTCCTTCCTCCGGAGGGACTGCCCGCGACGGTGACGCTGGAGCAGGCCGCGGAGGCCCAGGTCGCGTACATGCTGGAACGCGCGAAGCGGCAGCGGGGGCTGTGCGACGACCTGCACATCGAGTTCTTCGACGACGAGGGGCGCACCGAGGTCGGCTTCGTCACCTTCGCGGCGCCTCGGTGTGTGCTCGAAGTGGAAGTCCCGTCCGAGGACCTGATCGCCATCTTCACGGGGCGGCGCGACGCGGATCTCGCGGCGCTGTCGATGGCCGGGCGCATGTACCCTCGCAGGAGCGCCTTCGCGCGCGTCCTGACCAGCGTGCGCCAGGCGTTCGTCGCCGCCGCGCTGCGAGGCTTCAAGAACGACGTGAGCAACATCAAGTACGCCAAGGAGCGTGGCAAGTGCTGAAGATTGACCCCGACGAGAAGATGATCTCCCTGTGCCACGGCCCCGACGCCCTCGGCAACGTGACGTGGCACTTCCGCACGTTCTACGAGCAGAAGGACTACGGTGAGCAGCTCTTCAGCGACCTGCCGCTGCCGGAGCAGATCACGTCTCCGGTGTGGAACGTGCTGCAAGCGACGGCCGAGGGCGACGCGCGCCTCAGCCCCCGCGAGGCCGCCGCCCTCTACCTTAGCATCGCGCGACGGCTGTTGGTGGGCATCCACACGTCCTCTGCCCCGTCCGCCGACGCCGGAGCACCGGGCGTGGCGCGGCTTCGCACCGTCCTTGAGCCTGCGAGCAACGTCGTCCACGTCTACCTCTGCTTCGACAACGCCATCGCGTTCCTCGGGCAGATCATGATGCGGAAGCTCCACGCCTGGCTGACGGGCACGCCGGAGGGCGGCACCGTCGCCGCCTGCGCCGTTGACCTGTACGACGTGCAGGCGCGCGCCTTCCTCGAACACTTCAACACCAACATGCAGGAGTGCCTCACCGAGCAGGTCTGCGAGAGCCTCCGCTGCGTTCTGGAGGTGCAGCATGCCTGAAAACAAGCGCCGGTTCGTGATCTACAAGGACGCCAACGGGGCAGCGAGGGTCCGCCGCGTCGGCGACAGTGACGCCGGCTGGTGGTTGCTGACGCCCGCAAGGGGCCACAACCTGTGGCACAACCATCCGCATCTGGCCTCGCACGCGCTGACCGAGACGGAGCTTGCCATGTGCGGCGTCGTACGTGCGCAGGAGATGGTGCTGGAGCAGATGACGTGCAGGTGGCCGCGCTACCCGGCGGAGTTCTTCGCCTACGACATCACGGTCGACAACGCGCTGGCGCGAATCCCCTTCGAAGGGCGTGAGTTCGTGTTCGACGTTCCGCCGAAGAAGGTGTCGTCCTTCCTGTTCGGGCGCGACGACGTGCAGCCGCAGGAGAGCGTGACGGGCATCACGGTCTGGTTCACGCCCGAGTTCTTCGACACCTTCCGAGGCGAGATCCGCAGCAGCATCGAGGCGCGCCTCAATCGGGCGTTCCCCTCCGCCGAGGTGCCCTCAGCCGGATGACCTCGACCCCCTCTTGCCTGCCGGCCGCTTGCTTCTCGGCGAGCGACTTCGACCAGGCAGGAGGGGGCGGGTCTTGGCGGTGGAGGAGCGCACGGTAGCCGGCCATCCGGCGCATGACGACCGGCACCATGCGCTCCAGCTCGGGCGTTACGTCCTGCCCGAGCAACTCGGCCACGCGGGCCGCGATGGCCGACGGTTCTTCGTCGCACCATCCGTCGGGGCCCTCAAGCGCCTTGACGGCCCGTTGTATGGCGCGAGTGAAGTCGGACATCGGCGTGCAGGCATCCTAACACGCCGAGGCGCGCGTGTCACCCGGCCGCAGCGGCCTTGATGCTGTCGACGGCCTTCTGCGCGATGGCGCCGATGTCCGGGCCGCCGGGCCAGGACACCCAGCGGGTGTCGGCGAAGGCGCTCTCCAGCACCGGGTCCACGATGCCCTCGGCGCAGCCAGACGCGAAGCTGCTCAGGCGGTCCTCGTCGAGGACGCCGATGTCGATGGCGAAGAAGGCCGCGCCACCCATGCTGTCGAGGCGGATGAGGTGGCCCATCGTGTCGAAGTCCTCGTCGTTCCAGGCCAGCTCCTCGCGCAGCTCGCGCTCCATCGCGTCCTCCGGCGTCTCTCCGTCCTCGATCTTGCCGCCGAAGAAGGCGGTCGTGCCCTCGAACTGCGCGAGCTTCGACGGCATCAGGCGCTTGCCGTTGCACAGCACGCCCCACTGGAAGTCGGTGTCCTTCCGGTGCTTGTAGCGGAACACGAGGACGGCGTAGGCGAGCTTGACGGGGGCGGTGTCCATGCGGGTCATTCCTCCTGGCGGGTTCCCCTGACTTGCTCTTGCAGTTCCCACAACAGGAGCGCGAAGAGGTCGGGGTGGTGGCCCGCAAGACCTATCGCCAGTTGCCCATCAGCGTCAAGGTACGCCACGACGAAATCTGCGATCTTCATCCCCTTGTAGTCGCGGTCGATCATCCGCATGATCTTCGGGAGGCCCTCGGGGATCTCGATGCAGCCGGCCATCGCCTTCGCCACGATGTCGCCAGTCGGCTCGCCGTCGGTGGGGGCGGCCTCTCCATGCTCAGCGTCTTCGCCGCGCACGCGGTCGGCGAGACCGTTGAGCGCGTCGGCCAGGTCGTCCACCCGGTCGACGACGCCGACGATGGCGTCGGCGGCCCGCAGGCGCAGCGCGCGGCGGATGCTCCAGGGCGTCATTCGTCCGCCAGGAAGGCGACCACGTCGGCCGGCGCTGGGCGCAGCGGAACGCCCATCTGGTAGTCGAACAGGACCTCCAGGCACCACTTCATCCAGCGCCCGGTCGGCGTGAGCGTGCGGACGCCCATCGGGCCGATGGTCAGGTAGCCTCGGCGCGCGAGCGTCGGCGCCCAGCTCGGCCGGCCCAGCGGACTCTCACGGAGCAACTGGCGCTCCGGGTGCGAGAACTCGCGTACCGCGCTCAGGGCTTGCCGGACGTCTGGAGGCAGTTCTGCCGGGCGCTTCAGGTGCTTCTGCGTGAGCAGGTGCGGGATCGACGGCAGTGCCGTCTTCGGCTCACGCCCGTCGGGCGTGAACTCGTCTGGACGCCACCATGCGTCCTCGGGGAGGCGCTTGCCACGGAAGGTCATTGTGTGCTCGTGGACTGCGGCACCATCGGCGTCTACCTCACTTGCCCCTTGCGTAACGCGAATGGCTTCGAGCGTCAACACGTCACGGTTGCGCCGTCGCCCGCCGCACCACGTCCCGCGCAACGTCCACCCACGGTACGCCGTCCTCCTGCCGAGCGCCGAGGTCCCCGCCGACGAAGCGCCGGCCCTGGGTGGCTGCTGCGACCGCGGTAGTGCCCGCGCCCACGAACGGGTCGCACACGAGCCCGTCGGGGGGGCAGAAGCAGAGCACGATGTCGCGGGCGAGGCGCAAAGGCCAGCGGGCAGGGTGGTTGACGGCCTCAAGATCACGCGAGCCGGAGTTGCCACCACCCACGGCGCCGTAATGCCACAATGTACCGCGGTGGCGCCAGCCCTCCTCAGCCGCACGGCCCGTCCGCTTCCGCACAGCCAATTGGCCGTCCACTCGGCGAGCGCCAGACTTTCCGGCGGACGGCGCGCACCGCTCCGCGATAGCCCAGCGGTCCATCCAGGGCGTACCGCCAGGCCGCTGGAACCACAGCAGCGGCTCCCAGTCGTTGCGGAAGCGGCCGCTATAGGCGCCCGGCGTGCCGAGCCGCCCGAAGGCGAGCCTGTCCGGCACCCGGAAACCGACACGCTCGGCCCAGTCCAGCATCAGGCGCCACGGATGGAAGCCGCGTTCGGTGCCGAAGCCAGGGCGCCAGTTGCGCACCGGCGCGTCGACGTTCACCAGCGCGTGCCCGCCCGGCTTGAGCGCGGCGAACACCGCGTCTCCGAGCGCAGCATAGTCAGCGTCGCCCCATGACGCGCCCATGCCGTAGCTCCGGGCGTCGCAGTATGGCGGCGAGAAAGCGATGAGGTCAGCGCCGCCCAACGCAGCGACGTGGGCGAGGGTGTCGCGGTAGTCGGCGCGGAGGAGGATCGTATCGACGGACATTGGGGGCTCCTTTGCGGGCAAACGGGGCATAACTTGGCGCAAGGCGAGCGTCAATCGTCGGCGGCGAGCAGCGCCTCCAGTTCCGCCTCCGTGATCTGCACGCCGGGCGTGTTGATCGACCGGAACATGTCCTTGACATCCTGCAAGCTGGCGCTCTGGTAGACGATCAGGAACGGCAGGTAGATGTTGCCGCAGGCGGCGTAGGCCCAGGCGGAAACGGAGAAGCCCTGCTCGCGGGAGCATCCGGTGTTCTCGCAGATGTAGTCCGAGAAACGCCGGTGGGTGAAGTACGCGACCCGTCGCATGCACGCGACCGGGATGCGCGAGCAGTCCAGCGCGCCCTCCTCCGGGTCGCCGAACACTGGTGGCGGCTGCTCGTCAGCGCCCCGGGCCACGAGCACGTCGTCCGCGGACCTCGCCAGGAGGTTTAGGTGTGGCGCCGCGCCCACGATCCGCTCACCGCGCATGGCGGCCACGTCGGCGACGGAGCCCCGCTGGAGCACGCCGCCGAGCGCCAGGATGCGCTGCTGACCGTCGAGGATGTCGAGCACGTCGCGCCCGCCGTCCGCGTACCGCGCCCGCGCGATGAACAGCCCCGGGAACTTCCGCTCACACAGCACACTGCGGACGTAGCCGAGCGCCATCTCGGGCGACCACACGGCCGGGCGCTGGAAGCCGGGCAGGCGCATGTAGCCGTTGCGGGTCTGCTCCGCGGGCGTCGAGCTGAACTGGACGTTGAGGCCGCGCTCCTTCGCCTTCGGGAACAAGGCTCGGGCGAACGCCTCGCCCTGCTCGGCGGCAGCGATCTCCTCGGGCGTCGGCGGCGGACGGGAGTGCGTGATCTGTGCGACGGACTTGCGGCGGGGCGGCATGAATGGCCTCCGGTGCTGGGTGCCATTCAGGTCACCCGCCCGGCCGCCGCTGTCAACCCTCCCGCGTCACACTTCGACAATCACATCCTCAACGCCCGACAGGTCGACGATCGCATCGCTCGCCGGCGTGAAGTTGTCGCGGATCGCCTGGATGGCGTCCTCGGCCAGCTCGGCGTCGAACTCCACGCCGCGGACGTGCAGGGCCAGGGCACGCACCGCATGGTCGGCCAGGAAGCCGTACTTGCGGTAGTGGAGGAGCATCACACCACCAGGCGTCAGGTGGTGCGGATCTTCGGTGTGCAGGAAGCCCCCGTTGATCAGCGAGCCCGTCGGCGGCGACTCGGTCAGACCCTCCGGCGGGACGCCGGCCAGCAGGCGGATGTGCCGCGCCAGGTCGCTGACGCGCTTCGGCGACGCGCGGAGGAGCAGGCCGCGGGTGCGGTAGCCGTCCGGGGACGCGAGGACGTGCGTGATAAAGGGCGTCATGCGATGCCTCCAGTGGTGAGATCAGTAGAACCCGACGGACCTACGGGCGCCGTAGGCGCGTATGCTGTAACACGCCGAGAACGCCGTGTCCATCGACGATCGCACCAAGCGGCGGCAAGCCAGAAGGGATCTAATGCCGCGCCGTGTGCAGCGTGGATCAGCCCGCCAGTGGTGAGATCGTTGACCGATACGCGATCGTGGCCGAGGCGCCCACACACCGTCAAGTGCGCGTTGCGCTCCGCCGTGCTAAGTGGCTGGCGTGCCGCCGATGCACGCGCTACGCGGCCGGCACCTTCGAGGACACCGCATGGCGATCCAGGCCGACTACCTCCCGCGCCCTCCGGCGGGCATGGAACTCCGGGCACGCTCCGTCAAGCGCGCCGGCGACATCCGGGCTCAGTGGTTCACCGCCGGCGGCTTCTTCCGCAAGGACGCCGACGGCAACAAGATGCGGGCCTGCGACCTGGCGAAGGTCGCGGCGCTCACCATCGACGTTGACATCTGCGATAGCCCGCTGGCTGTCTCGCTCGGCGAGGACCGCAGCGCCCGGAAGGCCGCTCTCTACGCGATGTCCGAGGACGCCGTGCTGGCCTGGATGGACGGCGTGCAGTTCGTCGAGCACGTCCTCGAAGCCACCGGCGAGGCGGGACTCGGCCGTCCCAACCGGATCATCTACACCGGCCACGGCCTCTGCCTGATCTACTGGATGCCCGATGGCGAGGGCTACCCCTCGTCCCCCTGGTCGCCTTCCCGTATGAAGGACGTGATCAAGGCGTGGCACAACTTCAAGGGCGAGTCGCTCTGGTGGTGGGACGCCAGCGCCAAGGACATCGGCACCCGCATCTTCCCGGTCCCTGGCGGCGGCCACCGCGCCTCGGACAAGACCGCCCGGCTGTACCGGCCGGACCTGTTCCACAACGACACGCCCTCGTTCGACCCCTGGTTCGACCGCATCAAGCACGAGAGCGACTGGCTCCCGGCCCCTTCGCGCATGTCGCGCGACGAGCTGCGTGCGCTGCGCGCCGAGCAGCGCAAGGCCAAGAAGGAGGGCCGCACGCTGAAGCCGCGCGCCGAGCGAGAGAAGGTGCCGTGGACCTTCGCGGTCTGGCCGCGCGCCGAGCGTCCCGAGGACCGGACGGGCTGCCCGTCGTGCGGCAGCAACACCTCGCTGCGGGCCGTCGAGGACAAGGATGACTTCACCTGCTGGAAGTGCCATACGGTGTTCCGCTACGACTACGCCCGGTTCAAGCAGGGCACGTCGCCGCGGTTGTCCGCGCGTGTGGCCTCGACGGTCGACGCGCTGCCGTCCGAGATCGTGCCCACGGCGATGCCCCGCCACGCGCTGTCCATGCAGGACTGCGAGGGCATCCTGCGCGCGTCCGTCGAGCTGCCCCTCGACGAGCGCGGCTACGCGCAGTTCCCCGAGAACCTGCCCGACTTCGTGCTCCTGACGGCCCGCACCGGCAGCGGCAAGACGCACTTGATGGAGGCCGCCGTCAAGCAGGCGCGGGCCGAGCGTCGGCGCGTCCTGGCGATCAGCCCCTTCGTCTCCCTCGCCAAGAACCTCGCCGCCCGGCTCGACCTGGTCCACGCGGCCGCTGGCTCGGGGAGCAAGGTGGCCGACGCGGACACGTCCTCGTCCTTCGCCGCCCTGCGGAACGTCACGGAGAAGTGGAAGCCCGACGGCAGCGTGATCCTCATCGACGAGATCGAGCAGATGCTCACGCAGATCTACTCGATGTTGAAGTCGAAGGACGCCCAGCAGACGTACTCCCGGCTGGTCTACTGCTGCTCCCTGGCCTCGCGGATCATCCTGGCCGACGCGCACGCGAGCCTCGGCACCCTCAACCTGATCCGCGACATCGAGCACGCCCGGTCGGCGCTCGCGCAGGGCGCTTGCAACTTCGTCGAGATGACGACCATCGGCCACTGCTGGCCCTTCGTCCACCTGGGCACCCCGCCGTCCGACGAGGAGGACGAGGTGTACGATGGCGCGCCCGGCGAGGGTCCGTCGTCCTCCGACAAGCACATCGAGCTGATCGTGTCGCAGGTCGAGGCCGGCAAGCGGGTGGCGATCGCCTGCTACGAGCGCAAGATGGCGCAGGCCATCGGCAAGTTGCTGGAGGGGCGGGTCGCCGGCACCGGCCGCACGGTGCGCGTGATCGTCGGCAGCGACGGCGAGGCGGACCCCGAGGACTTCTCCCAGGACGCGCTCTCCCACGACGTTCTGGTCTACAACACGGCGATGTCCACCGGCGTCTCGTTCGACCGGGTGGGCTGGTACGACCACCGCCACGTCCTCGTCGGGCGCGACTTCATCGGCAGCGCGTCGGTCGTCGAGCAGATGCTCCACCGCGTCCGCCATCCCAACGACCCGCGGGTGTTCATCTCGGGCACCAGCCGCAAGCCGCCCGCGGCCGACTCCTGGCGCTTCTCGCCGACGGCCATCGAGCAGCACTTCCTCCGCGACGTGGAGACGGCCCGCCGGGCGCTCGGCGTCGAGGCCAAGTCCACGGCCTACCTGCTCTCCGAGTACCGCCAGGACCTCAACCTCCAGCGCCTCGGCTCGGCGCAGGCGGCCTCCATCGCCGCCAGCTACCTCTCGGGCCGCGGCTGGACGCTCCCGAAGCTGCGGGAGACGCACAACTTCGAGGAGTACGTCGAGGACGTGCTCGACAGCGGCGCCGCCGAGGCCGTGCGCGAGATCGCCAAGGCGATCCACTTGGAGCGCGCCACGAAGATCGCCGAGGCCGAGCCGCTCCCCGAAGCGGACATGACGCGGATCGCCCGGTCGGGCCCCCGGTCCCGCGACGAGCAGATCCGGCACACGGCCACCCGCTACCTGCACATGTTCGGCGGCGCGCTGTCCTCCGCGGACTTCGAGCAGAAGGTCGACATCTGCTCCGAGGCTCTGCGCGGGAAGCTGCCGAAGCAGGTGCTCGCCTACGCGCAGCAGTCGCTCCTGCGCACGGGCAAGCGGGACGCCGTGGCCCGCTACGAGGTCAACCGCTCCCGCGGTGAGACGGCGATGACGTACCGCACGGTCTTGCCCGCGGCTCGCCTCGCGGCCTTCACGATGCGTGAGCTGGCCCGCCGCAACTTGCTCGATGGTCGCGCGATCCCCTTCGAGTGGCTCGCCGAGATCCTCTCGGCCACCCGGCGCGAGCAGGCCGCGCTCGGGATCCCCGAGGGCCCGACGCTCTCGCACGCGCAGTATCTCGCCCAGGTGCTCCGCAGCGTCGGCCTCCGGTTGAAGTCCCGTCGGTCCCGCGGCCTGGACGGCGCGATCGTGCGCGTCTACCACGTCGACACCGACCGCCTGGAGCTGGTGGACGCGCTCTCCCGCCGCTGGCAGGAGCGGATCGTCGAGGACGACGACTACCGCGAGCGCCGGGCCGCCGCAACTGGCGACGACGCGGACGGCATGTACGTCGCCCGGAAGGACGCCCCCGACGACGCCATCCGGTCGAGTTGACAGGTGCGCCTCGCCGGGCTACGCTCGGCAGGACAATGGAGCCGCCCGTGGTCCTCTGGCTGCTGAACTTCCTGATGTGCTGCGTCTACCTGATCGTGGGCGCTCTGACGCTCATCCGCGTCCGCCAGGAGTTCCCGCCCTGGACGCTCGACGCCAAGACGTACTGGCGCATCCTGACCGAGTTCTTCGACCGCGACGGCGGAGCCTTCTTCGTCGCCTTCAACTTCATGCTCTACCTGCTCACCCACCCGGGGGTCTGACCGTCATGTCGTCTCTGAACCGCAAGCACGGCATCTTCGCCCTGCTTCTCACCCTGCTCGGCCTGCTGGTGTTCAAGCTCACCGACGGCGCCATCATCCTGACCGTCGAGGAGGCCCCGCCCGTCGTCGAGGTCGAGGCCGAGGTCGGCGAGCCCGTCGAGGCCGCGCCCGAGATCATCGAGCTGCCGCCCTCCGAGACCGAGGACGCCCCCGCGTCCACCGAGGTGTCCGGTGTCTGACGAGATCATCGACCTGAACCCATCCTGCCCCGGCTTCACGGGCTCCCTGCCCTACCCGCTCCCGCGCAAGGTCCTCGCACACATCGACCCCTTCGGCGCCGCCGACCTCGTGATCACCTGCGATGAGCGCGACCCCGCCGCGGGCGGCGCCTCGCACCACTACGAGGTCAACGTCGGCGGCAAGATCGTCGCGGCCGTGGACTTCCAGCACGGCCCCCGCGGCCCCGACGGCAAGCTCACCGGCTGCGTCGACGCCGCCCTGGCCGCCGTGCTGGTCGACCGCCTGGAGGCGTTCCAGGCCGGCCCCTTCGCGCACGAGAGCAACGCCCGCGCGCTGGCGCACATCCGCGACGCCCTGGACATCATCCGCAGCCGGGGGACCGAGCGCAAGGCGCGCGGTGTCCTCGGCGTCAACGCGCAGTAGGGAGCCGTCATGGCCGATCGCGTCCGACTTCAGCGCGCCACTCGCAAGGACGGGCCCGTGCCCGTCGAGATGGCCGACTGCGCGCTGCCCATCGGGCGCGAGCGGTTCGACGGCGACGAGGAGGTGCTGGTGTTCGCTGTGTTCAGTGCGCCCAGCGCCACCCTGCTCGACGACAGCGACGTGCTGGCCGACTACATCAAGCGGACGGCCCGTGACAAGGGCCCGATGACATTCGGGACCGCCCGCACGCTCGCGGAGATCGCCTATCAGGCGTGCTTCGCCGAGGCGGGCGGCGACGCTGGGATCGCTCGGCTGCGCATGCAGGGCCTTGCGCTGGAGCTGGAAGCGGAGTACGGGGCTCCTGACGCCGGCGGAGACGCCGCCGACGCCAGCGACTACAACTGAGGAGCCCCAACATGCTGCGCGCACCCTGGCCCACGCTCATCGTCGGCGCCGCCATCGTCCTCGGGAACACCCTGGCCCTCCACAGCCAGGGGCACAACCCGATGCTCTCGCTGGCGGGCCTGCCCTTCCTGGCCTTCGCGGCCTTCGCGTGGCGCGCATGAGCGACAACGGCAACACCAAGGCGCCCGCGCGCTACCTCGTCGGCGCCCGCGAGGCCGTCGACATGATGCGCGACATGGCCTTCGTCACCGCCAAGGAGGCTCTCTGTCCTCCCGGCACGCCCGACGGGCACATCCGGGTGGTCGCGGACAAGCTGTTCGCGCACGCCTGCGACACGCACGCCCTCAAGTACGCCGTCCGAGGCGGCCGGAAGGGCGATCCAGAGGGCGACATCGAGAAGATGGCGTGGTGGCGGGCGATGGCGGAGCACGCGCGGACCGGATCGCCCGACCCGCGGAGCCGTCGCGCGGACTACAAGCCCTACGTCTACCCCGATTGACGGGTGATCCATGCCCGTCAACGTCAAGATCAGGCCGCCGGAGCCTCCAGGGGCGCACGTCGACGCCCGTAAGTGCGTCTGCGGAGCCGAATACGCCCACTTCCGCCACGGATCGTGGCAAGAAGCGGTCGGTTTCGTGCGCCAGGCCAACGGCGGCTTCGACGGAGGAGGCGGTTTCCGCTCTCGCGGGCCTGTTCTGTGGGCCTGGAGGGTCGTGAAGCTCGGCGCGTGGTACGATCAGCACGCCTTCTGCGGCGATCGGGAGGCTTCTGGCGTCGATCGCACGCCAGTTGACCCCACGACGCTGCCTGGATACGCCGATCTGGAGCCAGGAGGGCTGTGGTGAGCGTCAAAGTCGGCCAGGTGTGGCGCCACAAGCGCACCGGCGGGTACTACGTCATCGTGGCGATCGCCAACGAGGTCGCAGACGACCGCCAGAAGTTCCCTTTGCTCGCTGTCTACCAAGACATCGTGCGCCACCACTACTTCACCCGCCCGCCAGAGGCGTTCGACGGCGTCCGCTTCGAGCTGATGCCCGACAAGGAGGCTCCATGAGCCGCGGAAAGCCGATGTTCGACACGATCGTGTCCGCCATGCACGCCGAGATGGGCCGGATGGCGCCCTGGGCGCCTCCTCCGCCGCGCGAGTACGTCGAGGACTGGCTGATCGGGGAGATCCTGTTCCAGTTCGGCGCCACCAAGGAGCCGCCGCCGGGCCGGGAGACCATCCTGCCGGGCAAGTTCCAGCGATCCCGCGCCGCGCTGCTCGCTCACGCCCTCGATGGCGCCCCCGAGGCCGTCCTGCCGCCCGCGCGCCCCGTCCAGGCGCCCGTCCCGGCCCCTCCGCCGCTCCCCGTGCGCCCGAAGGCGCCCCCCGCGCCGCCCCCGGCGCCCGCTCCGGCGCCCATGCAGCCCCCCGCACCCGTCGAGGAGGCCGACACCTTCGACATCGAGGTGCCGGTGGCCTCCAGCGTGGGCCAGGTCCCCGTGTGGCAGGGTGCGCCGCTGGCCCACGAGGTCCCCTTCTCGCCCGCCGTGATGTCGGCGCTCAACGAGCACTACTCGCAGTACGGCGCCTACAGCCTCACGGCCCACGCCCTGCGGGACGAGCGCCCGCCGAACCGTGGCCGCGGCGACAACCCGCTCGCGGGGCTCCCGATGGTGTTCCTGGCCGTCGTCACCCCGAAGGACGCGGCCGTCCCGCCCTTCACCACCGGCGACACGTCGGCTCCGACGAAGATCGGCGCGTACTTCCCCGACGACGGGGTTGAGTACGCCGTCCACTTCCTCGGCGACTTCGACACGACCCCGATCTTCACGTCGCCGACGTGCCCCGGGGAGTACGCCGCGATCTCCGTCTACGAGGAGGACGTGCGCACCTCGAAGGAGATGGCCCGCGCCGCCGCCAAGCGCGAGGCTGCGGCCGCCCGGCTCGCGCCCCTCGTCGAGGGTGGCGCCCTCTCCTACGAGGCGCTGATCGCCATGCTCTCCAACTCGCGCCCGCCTCAGTAGAGGCGGATCTGCTTCTTCGGGGTCTGCGGGGTGGTCGGGACGCTGGTGCCCGACCGCCCCTGCGTCGCCACGGCCTCACCGACGGGCGGCGCCGACACGGTGTTCGGGCTCGCGGCCGTGGCGGGCTTCGGGTGGAGGGCCGCGATCGCGGCGGCCACACGCTGCTCGGCCTTCTCGATCAGCGGCTTCGTGATCTCGTCGGGGGTGTCGTCGGTGACCGTGATCCCGCTCTCGGCCTGGAGCGTCTGCACGATGGCGTTGAACAGCGGGGCCAGGCCATCGAACTTCTGCATGTGGGCAGGCACGGCGGCGCCCTTGGCGTCGGCGGCAGCCACGATCCGCTTGGCGAGGGCGGCCTGCTCCTCGGCGATCTGCTGGGCCCACAGGGCCTCCTGGGCCGCCTCGGCCTCCCGCTGGCGCTTCCGGGCGGCCTCCAGCTCGGCACGCTCGGCGTCCCGCTCGGCGAGGATGGGCGCGTACTTGGCGTCGTACTCGCTGCGGAGGGCCTCGGTCACGCTGGCGACGATGGACCGCTGGCGGGCCTCCAGGGCCTCGGCCTGGGCCTCGGCGACCTCGGCGCGCGAGCGGAACTCGGCGATCTGCCCTTCGGCGTCGGCCTGGAGCGCCTCAAGAACGCTCTGCACGTCGCCGTTGTCGACGGCCATCGCCCACTTGCGCGCGGCGTCCTTGGCGGCCCGGTACTCCGTCTCGGCGAGCTGGCGCTGCTGGGCGGCCTCGCGCCGCTCCTCGGCGATCTTCTGCATCCGCTCGCTGAGCGCGCGGTCCATGTTCGAGCGCACGGACGCGATGCCCTTGCGCAGCGCGTCGCGCACGTTCTCGGGGGCGACGGAGAGCACGTTGTCCAGGCCCGGCAGCTCGCCGTTCCAGGGGGCGACCTCGGGCGGCAGGGGCGCCGGTGCGGCAGGCGTGGCCGGCGCGGCAGCGGCCTCCTGGGCCTCGACGGGTGGCACGGCGGGGGGCGTCTCGGGGGCCACGGCAGGCGTGGTCGGGGTGGCTTCGGCAGACATGGGGAGCATCTCCTATGTTGGTAGAGAGGCCGGAGGCTTTCGACCCCGGCCCCTCGTGGTGTGCGCTACTCGATGTCGCAGGCGCTCAGTAGATGGCGGCCTTCGGCTTCTTCGCCATCATCGGCGAGCCGGCCATCGCCTGCTTCAGCTCGTCGACCATCTTGGGGTTCTGCTTCAGGGCGTCGAGCAGGGTGGCGGCGTCGATCTTCGCCTCCTTGAGCATCATGTCGATCTGCTCGGGGCTCGCCCCCAGCATCGAGGCCAGCTCGGCCTTGGCGTCACCGCCGCCCTCGGAGGGCGCGCCGCCCTCGCCGCCCATCGGCTTCTCCGCCGGCATCATGCCGGGGTCGGTCTTCTCCTCGTCCATCATGGCACCTCCCCGGTCATCGCCGGTGTTGTTGGTATCGGACCCCTGCCCGACGACGGCACCGCCGATCTCGTCGATGGCCGCGAACAGAGGGGGGAAGTCCCGCGAGGGCACGATCTCGATCGGCTCCTCGGCAGGAACACGGGCGCCCGTGAAGGCCGCGCTCACATCGACCTCCACCGGCGGTTGTTGAGCGCGCGGCGCTTGTCCTCGTTGCCGTTCCGCCGCAGGAGGCCGTCGGCGACGTGGGCGGCTTCGGCCGCGCGCACCTTGTCCTTGTAGCCGTCACGCGGCTCCAGCGTGAGGCCGCTGGTGCCGTGCAGCTTGTTGAGGCTCTTGGCGTAGGCTTCGCGCTCGCCCTTGCCGCGGAGGACGTTGCCGTCGCCGAGGTTGAGGGGCACGCCGTCGACTTCGGTGGTCGCGTAGTTGCCGGTGGCGAGGCACCGCTTCATCTTGCCCTCGGTGCCACACCACGGGCACACCTTCGGCATCGAGTCCGCGTAGACATCGAGGACCTTGTGCCCGCAGTCTTGACACTTGCAATCAACGATCTGCACTTGCGCGTCCTCCGCTTGCGAGGTAGCGTATCACGTTCCGAGCGTCGGGTCCACCTGCGCCTGCGCATCCTGCGCAGCAGCGGCCTGTTCCATCGCCTCGGGGGACATCATCGCCGCGCCCGGAGGTGCGCCCCCGGCCTGCGCGATCATGGCCTCCTGCTTCCGCATGCTCTCCTCCTTCGGGACGAGGGCACGGGTGAGGGGAACGCCGAGCCCCGTCATCACCATCTCGGTGAGCGCCCGCTGGTCGATCTCGGGGTTCTGCGTGAGCCAGTTCGCCATGCCCGACAGGGCCTCGGCGAGCGCCTGGGGGTTCGAGGAGATCGGGCTGAACGGCGTGAGTTCGAGCACGCCATCGAACCGGCGCAGGTCGGTGTTGGTCACCTGCGTCCACTTGTCCCGGTCCTTGACGCTGAACGGGCCCTCGACGTGCTCGATCATCAGGCGCAGCGTACGCTTGGCGACCTGGGAGATCGCCGCGTTGAAGCTCGCCGTCCGGGTGTTGAGGCGGTCGCGGCTGGCCGACGCCATGACGGCCATCTCCTGCGCGGTGCGGACGTTCTGCGCCATGCCGCGCTGCTGCATGAGCATCCCGCTGGCGACCTGGGTGTCCGCCTCCATCATCTGCGCGATTTGGATGAGGCCGTCGGGGATCTGCGCCATCGGCAGGGCGTAGAAGGCGTCTTGGAACGTCTTGCCCTGGGCGGTCGGCAGGCGGCGCACGCCGCGGAACGTGCCCGCACCGTCCTTGAGCGCCTTGTCGAGTTCCTGCTGGTCAATGACGCCGCTGTCAAACAGGACCCGCGGGACCATCCGGTAGGCCACCTGCGAGAACAGCCGGCGGATGTCGTTGATCTGCTCCTGCTGCGGGAGGATCAACTCGACCTCGCTGATGCCGTCGAGGTTCTCGCCGTTGTGGTTCGGCGAGAACATGGCGAACGGGTGCGAGGCGATCTCGCCTTCGAGCAGGAGGGTGTCGCTGGCCTCGTGCCAGTGGTAGACCTTCCCGTCAAACAGGTCGTAGACTTCCCACACGTTCGCGTACCCGAACACCTCGGCGGTCGCGTTGCTGCTCGACAGACGATCGTTGTCGAGGCCCATCCCGAGCCAGGACGCTTGCCCCTCCTTGCGCACGTCCGTCTTCGGGCGCGCGTACACGCCGCTCTCGACCCGCTGGCGGAACACGCGCCAGGGCATCTGGACGTGCTGCCCCCAATAGGACACGTCCTGAACCATGCGGGCGTCGCGGTCATAGAACAGCGTGGCCGGCTGCACGTCGCGGATGCTCACGCCGGCGTACTTGCCCGGGTTCTCGGGGTCGGGCTGGAGGACGGTCTTGAAGATCCCGCGGCGGCGCAGCGCGGCGTCGAGGAGCGTGAGGCGGCAGACGCTCACGAACTCGTTGCGCCGCAACTCGGTGTTGATGACGTGGGCGACGCTCTCCTGAATGGCCTCACCCTCCTCCGACAGCCCTCGGGCGTAGACGGCCTGGGTGGCGGGCGACAGCGCGTTGAGCACGCTCTCGATGACGGCGAACGCGAGGTTGATCGTCGGGGGCTGACGCTCGGCGTGCATGTTGCGCGCCAGGCTGTTCGGGTGGGCGACGATGCTGCCGAAGCGGCCATTGTAGAAGTTCGCGCTCTTGCGGAACAGGTTGGCCTCGTCCGACTCGAACCGCGAGCGGTGTGCGGCGGCGAGGTCCTTGATCTGCTTCCGGTCCATAGGCAAACCCCTGATCAGTAGGCGTGAACATACGCAGGCGGAGCCCACGTTTCCAGCGGGTCGAGCCCGATGACGCCGGGCTCCCCGCCCGTGGCGAGCTTCATCATCTTGCGGAACTTGGCGTCAGCCTCCTTGCGGGCCTTGCGGGCCTCGACCCGGGCGACTTCCTCCGAGGTGAGGGGCGGGCGGAACTGCCGCCGGCGCAGGATGTGGCAGGCCATGATCGCCGTCCGAGCGCGATCGTAGTGGCTCTGCGTGCCGTCTGCGCGGACGAGGCGCCGGTCGCGCTTCTTGCCGTCGAACATGATGAGCTGGTCAATCAGCGAGAGCGTGTGGATCTTGATGCTCCCGTCACCCAGCATCGTGTTCGTGTCGGCCTCGGCCTCTTGGATCGACTTGGTGGTGGCGGCCCACCCGGGCTTGTCGTCCTCGTCGCGGTAGAGGAGCAGCCGGTTCTCCAGCACGGCGGCGCCCAGCACGGCGCCCGCGTTGCTCTCGATGGCGACGTAGACGCCGTTGGTGGTGTCGTCGAGCAACTGGTCCTCGTGGCCGTAGGCGAGCGCGACGGCGACCAGGCGCCGGTAGAAGGCGTCGGGTTGCTCGCGCCCCTCCCAGAAGGCGACCTCCTCCCAGGTGCTCGTGTCCCACACGGTCAAGGCGCTGTCGTCGCCGGTCGCCCCGAAGTTGGCGGGGTCGGCCGTGATCAGGTACGTCCGCCCGGGGATGTACGGCTTGATGATCCGGCACTTGGCCTCGGGGTCCACGGGCGGATCGGCAACCGCCGTCTCTTTCAACTTGTTGAGCGGCCCGCGGTCGAACACCTGGGCCTGCTTCGTGACCCACCCGGCACGCGCGTCCGGCGGGTACTTGTTCTCGAAGTCGTCGTCGGAGTTGTCGAACTCGGGGAGCACGAGGCGGCGGAAGCGCAGGGCCGCGTCCGGCATCTGTTCGGGCGTGAGGCGCACACGCTCGCGGTAGGCGAAGTCGGTGTCGTCGAGCACGATCCCCGGGTCGGTGCTGTGCCGCCGAGGGTCCTGATACCAGCGCAGGTGGATCGGGTGGAAGCGGCTCCGGCGCTCCAGGCTCATGCGCCAGAGGCGGTGCATCGGCGTCCCGGCGCGACCTGGCGTGCTCTCCATCACGAGCTTGCCGTTCGTCTTGCTGGTGACGGCCGGGAAGAACTTCTGCGTGAGGCGCGCGAACGCCTCGTCGTCCATCTCGCACGCCTCGGAGACGATCGCGCGATCGGGGGACGAACCGACACCCGGGCTGTCCGACCCGGCGGTGATCGGGATGATGTAGCCGCCGTGCTCGAACTCGATCCCCGTGGCCGTCGGCCGCGTGCCGTCCTTGACGGGCACCCGCAGGTGCTTGGGGAGGTTCTCGTAGGCGAGCACCACGCGGCGCATCAGGTCCTTGTGCAGGTCCTCCTTCTGCGCCACGATCGCGCCGCGCATGCCGGGGAGCAGCATGCAGTCGCGCAGGAGGAGCATGACCATGAGCGTCGAGATCATGGCCTGCCGGTACTTGTTGATCCAGAGGTACTGCCGGGCGTCGTACTCCTCGGCGACCCTGCGCTGCATCGGCGTGATGTGCGGGCCCATCGCGCTCGGCGTGCTGTCCATCGTCTGAATGTGGCAGAGCGACACGAACGCCGTCGAGTTGGCGAACATCGCCTGGATCAGCTCGACGGACGATCCTTCGGGCACCCACAGATCGCTGTTCGCCGGGAGGGCGGGCAGGAACTTGCGCTCGATGGACGGCGGGATAGAGGGCATCGCCCCCTCCTATCACGTTTCGAGCGATCGCGCCCTTGACACCTGAGCGCGATCGGGGTACGTTGTCCATGCAAGCGTTCCGGCTACGAGAGGGCAGCCCTAACTGAAAGGGTCCTCCGAGTCCGGGGAGACGCGAGGCGCCACAGCACCTCCCTTCTCTCCCGTCTCTGGAGGCCCTCATGGGCATGGTCGACGCCGTCTTCGGACAGGTCAAGAACGCGCTGGCGCCCGCCAGCGTTCAGATCCTCACCCAGCAGCTCCTCGTCCGCGACATCCTGCGCCGCGGCAACATGGTCCTGCACAGCGGGTCCTCGCCCTTCGAGGAGGCCCACCTCCCGTCGGCGGGCATCACCGCCCAGGCGATCTACTCGGGCACCGAGTCCATCGCCATGACCTCGACCAACGGGCTCGTCCAGACCAAGGTGACGCCGCACATGTTCGCGGCCAACGTGGTCCTGAGCGAGCGCGAGCTGCTCTCCGTGCAGGAGCGCACCGCGTCCGGCGGCGGTGACGTGTTCATCGGCTCCGCCTCGAACCTCATCAAGCTCAAGACCGACGCCGCGGTCCACGGGCTCGTCGAGGACCTCGTCAACTGGTTCCTGGTCGGCGCCAACGTCGCCACCGACCACCCCTTCAAGGCCGGGACCACCGCGACCTACGCGGACATCCTCACCCTGAACGGCGCCTACTCCGGCGGCAGCCTGACCGGCAACACCAACGGCCTGCTCGACTTCGCGGCCCCGGCCTCGCAGACCGACCGGGTCAAGGACCTGGTCAAGTCGGTGAGCAATCACCACTACAACCAGTTCAAGCAGGCCACGAACTGGGACACCGATGGCATGTCCGCCATCCGGCAGATCCGCGCCCGCTGCGCGACCCACAACCGCGCCCTGGTGAGCCCCGGGTCCTTCCCCGACGTGGGCATCGCCGACCCGATCACCTTCGCCAACATCCTCGACTCGTCGAAGGCGAACGTCCGCGTGGCCGACGCCAACGACAACGGCGAGGTGACCAACGAGGGCCTGATCACGACCGACCTCGGCGGCCTCAAGGTCCACTACTCGTCCATGCTCGGCTCGACCGCGCTGGACGCCGCGACCTCGGCGAGCGGGCTGATCTACCTGCTCAACACCAACTACCTCCACTGGATCACCACCCTGAAGGAGGACGCCATCCCCGGCGCCGAGTCCTCCTCCGCGGACCCGATCCTCAAGATGTTCAACGTCCGCAAGCCCACGGACTCCGTGGCGACCGGCACGCGGTACATCGTCGTCCCCCTCACCGGGTTCGGCAACTTCAACCTGTCCCAGCTCCCGGCGCACGGCGTCGTCACCAACACCGCGGCCTGATCGCGGACAACCACGGAGGTTCCCATGAGCAGCTCCCCTGGCCTTCCCGCGGTGTTCAGCGACGGCCTGATCACCGACACCTACGACCTGTCCTCCTTCAACGCCAACGCCCCCGCGCCTGGCACTGTCCGCGTCGAGACCAACTCGTCCGGTCAGGTGACCAAGTACCGCTTCGTGAAGAACACCAGCGGGTCGTCCATCGCGGCGAACAAGCTGGTCTCCGTCACCGCCGACCAGAACAACCTCAACTACGTGTCGATCGCCCCGAACGACTCCTCGCCCTTCCGGGTGCGGGGCGCCACCATGGCGGCCCTCGCCGCGAACTACGGCGGGTGGGTCATCTACAACGGCATCGCCACCGTCACCGCGGATGCCTCGACGGGCGTGACCAAGGCCATCGGGGTTCGCGTCGGCGCCGTCACCAGCGGCACCGTGCAGGCCGTCGCCGCGGTCACGGCCGCGGCCGTGGGCCTCGCTCTCGGGTCCGCCAACGTCTCGGCGGGCGACCCGGCCGTCATCGCCCTGACCCTCCCCGACTGACCCTCTCCGGTCGGTTCGCCAAACGCCCTCGCGCGGGTTAGACTGCGCGGGGGCGTCCTGCCACCGGAGGCCGCGTTGAGCACGCATACCCCGACCAGCCGGAAGGAGATCCGCGAGCTTGTCGCTGCCCGCACGGGCAAGACGTTCGCGTCGGCCTCGCAGCTCGCGGCCATCAACCGGGAGATCAACCTCGCCTTCTCGCAGTTCTCGGCGGATGCCGTCGAGGCGTTCGAGGCGTCGAACGTGAGCGCCGACGTGCTCCCGGTGATCTCGCTCGACGCCTATGGCGCCGGCGTGCGCCTCCCGTCCTCCCCCGCGGCCCCGGCGATCTACAACGACCGCGTGCTGGAGTTCCGCTCGGCCTCCGACGGTCTGCTCTCGACGCTCACGACGGCCTGGGTGCCTACGACCAACAAGACCTGGGACGGGCGCTACTGGCTCCGCATCAAGGTCGGCGACGACGTGTACGAACTCCAGACCCGCGAGTGGTGGGTGTTCGAGGACACACAGGTGTCGCCCTCCGTTTACCGCTACTACGTCTCCCTTGTCAACCCGCTCCCCTTCTCGATCCCCGCCGGCAGCGTCCAGACTGGCGTTGAGATCTTCCAGAAGTACGTCATCCTGCCCGCCGACTTCGTGGCGATGGGGCGGTCCTTCTACACCCAGGACGTGCGCCGCAACGAGGTTATGCTCGTCTCGCCCGACACGCACCGGCACCTGTACCAGAGCGGATCGGCGCCCCTCTTGTCGGGCGAGCCCCACAGCATCATGCGCGGCCCGAAGATCGCCCTGGAGACGCCGCGCTTCGTCCCGAACACGTCGGTCGGGAGTGACAACACTTGGATCGGGCCGTTCCCGCGCGGCACGTTCGACTTCTGCTACACCTTCGTGTGGGGCACTCGCACCGGGCGCGTGCTGGGCGAGGCGCCCCGCGGCGTACTGGACCCCTTCTACGAGAGCGCCCCGTCGGCGCTCGTGACCCGCGAGCACGTCGTCTCGGACGCCCCGAAGTCCATCATCATCACGGCCGAGAACGTTGACGCGCGCCTCGGCTTCGACCACGGCACGCTGACCGGCTCCACGTTCCGCGGTCGGAGTGGCCTGCGGATCCGCATCTACGTCCGGGTGCGCGACGTGATCACGTCGTCGGGCAGCATCTACAACAACGTGGGCACGTCCGACGTGTTCTACCTGTTGACGGAGATCGAGCCGACCGACACCGTGGGGACGACCACGGCCTCGTACACCTGGACTGGCGAGGCGATCCCCGACTTCGAGCGCCCCCTGTTCGCGTCCCCTGGCTACCACGGCTTCGAGCTGTACCCGGCGCCCAACCGCGCCATGAGCCTCGTGGGCGACGCCCGCCGGGTGCCTGCCTCGCTGGAGGACGACTACGCGGTGATCCCGATGCACCGCGACGGCATCCATGCACTCCTCAACCTGATCTGCGGCGCCGTCAAGCAGAACGACGGCGACATGCAGATGGCCGAGGTCTACCGCGGCCGGTATCAGGCGTTCATCGAGGAGTTCCGTGCGCGCCACGGGCAGCCGGGCGGCGTCATCGACCCCGCCACCATCTTGACCGCCGGCCGCGGCGTCATCCAGACAATCGAGAGGACCCCGATCCTATGACCCTTCACGTCCCTCCGGGCTACGTCGTTGGCCCCATCGTCTGCGCTGGCATGTCCCAGGACACCATCTTCGAGCGCAACTACACCCGCGGCCAGGTCGAGACGGCCCGCCCGCTCCTCGTGCGCCACACCGTCGGGCTCACTGGCGACCTCACCATCCGCGAGGTCGTCATGCCGGACAATCAGGTGATCGCCGCCAACACCTCGACGTGGCCCGCCGCCGGCTGGCACCCGCGGGGCTGGGTGCTGAACTTCGGCCTGTGGTGGTCGCCGATCGCCGAGCCGGCCCGCTTCCCGCCCGCCGAGGACAGCGACGACGCGAAGGCGTGGGCCGCGCGCGTCAAGACCGTCTACGCCTCGGCGCTCCCCGGGCTCGACAAGCTGACCACCGACGAGTGGAAGGCCGTGTGGGCCGCCAAGGAGACGGACCGCAAGGCACGCCAGGACGCCGAGGCCGAGGCCAAGCGCAAGATGGCCGCCGCCATCGAGGCGACCCGCCTGAAGCAGATCGGGCGGGCGCACAGCCCGCGCGCGTAGTAGGAGCCTCGGATGGGCAGCCGCGCGATCCCCCTGATCATCCCCTACGGGCAGGTGGCCTCGCGGTTTGCCGCGTCTGAGGAACTCGGCGCAGAGCAGATCCTCAACATGACGATGGACCCCGACGGCGTTCTGTGCAGCGTCTCGGGGCCCGCGCTCTACGAGCCGATCACGATCCGCGATGGCGGCGTGTCGGCCTCGCTGTGCAACATCACGGGCGTCGTGTTCGCCGTCCACCACGCCTACCTGCGGGGCGGCCGGCGCGAGGTGCTCCTGGCGGTGACCAGCACGGGGATCCACGCGCACGTCCCGGCCACCCGGTCGTGGTCGTTGATCAAGGCCGGCGTCTCGACCGACGTGGCGCGCCCGTTCCCTCCGCAGTTCTTGACGTTCGGCTCGGTCGTCATCTACTGCGACGGCGTGACGGAGCCCCTGGTCATCACGGAGAACCTCGACGTGATGCCGCTCGGCTTCACGACACGCCCTGGGGCGCCTGATGTGCTCGGCCCCGAGAACCCTGGGCCGGAAGGCCAGAACACCGACGTGACGGGATCCCTGGGTTACTCGTTCCCCGGCGCCCTCGGAACTCCCGGTGACCGGCTCAACAACGCGGACAGCGGCACGCTCAGGGGCGCCTGGCGCTGGCGGTTGATGTACGAGGACTTCCTCGGGAACCTCTCGGTCGCGTCTGCCGAGAGCCAGACGATCACGTTCGGGCCTCTGCGCGCGAACATCCAGAAGGATGGCACGACCGGGCTCGGCGTCGAGATCAACGACCTGACCCGTGGCGTCGCTCTCCGCTCGGCCTGTGACCCGCCCGACCACACCCGCTACGTCCGCGTCTACCAGACGCCGGACACGCTCAACGAGAGCACGATCCCGCAGTTGCTCGCGCGTGTACCCTGCGCGCAGTTCGCATACCACGAGGCGGGCGATGTTTCGGCGACGCAGGGGCCGATGCCCTTCCTGCGTCCGACGCCCATCTTTCACTGCATGGCCGAGCTGCACGGGCACCTCTACGTTGCCGAGGGCAGCATGGTGTTCCGCTCGCAGCCCGGCATCCCGGGGACGTGGCCCGAGATGGACTACGTTACCGTCACGCGGGACGGCGCGCAGGTCACGGCGCTCGCTGCCCTGAACGGCCGCATGTACGCCTTCACGCGCAACAGCATGACGGACGTGACCGACCTGGCCGCTCCGCAGCCGGTTCCTGGCGGCGTTGGCTGCGTCGGCCCCTCGGCGGTCACGCTGATCCCAGGATCCGGGCTCGTCTTCGTCCACGACACGGGCGTCTACCTGTTCAACGGCGAGACGATCGATCGGCTCTCCGCGACGATCGAGCGTCAGTTCCGCGTGGGGCTCAACAAGGCGCTGCTCTCCCGCGCCGTGGCGTGGTACTCGCCCGAGCACGGCGAGGCCCGGTTTGCGGTGCCGCGGATCGGCTCTCCCTACAACCGCCTGATCTTGACGTACTCGCCGGCGCTCGGCTGGCGGGAGCTGGACCTCGGCATCCACGTCGCCGGGGTGACGATCACCTCGGGCGCCGACCCGCTGCAACTGGTGGCAGGCACCGACTTCCAGACCCGGATGACGCCCTCTGGTTCGCCCGGCCCCTACAGCTCGCACGACATCTACGTCCTCGACCGGGAGATCCCCATCTACACGCCGCCGGCGCGTGTGTCGCGGTTCCGGTCGAACCTGATCTCGTTCGGCTCCTTCGTGAGCGAAGTGTCCCGCGTGCTTGAACTGCGGATCTTGTTCGTCGAGACCTACGAGGGGGCCGCCGCAACCGTGCGCCTCCGCCGCAACTTCGAGAACGGCTTCACGCAGACGCAGACGCTTCGGCTCGACGACGTGCCCGGCGTGGACAGCACGGACACCACGCAGACGGCGCGCGCAGGCGCCTGGGGCTCGGCATCGGTGGGCCTCAACAAGGTGGTACCCCGCCGGCGCTCGGTCGCCCGCGCGCTCACCATCGACCTGTCCGACGTTCACAGGCTCCAGTTCGAGATCGAGGTCACGGCGCCCGTCCGCATGGCGCTGATCTCGATGGAGATGGAAGTCACCGACCTCGACGTGGAGCAGGGCCGCCGGCTCGCCACGGCCACGGAGACCTGATGCCCTACGTCTTCCCGCGCCGCTACCCTCGCACGGGCGACACGTTCGACGCCGACGACTTCGTGCAGGACGTGTCGCGCCCCGCCGAGCTGCTCGCTGGCGGCATCAACGAGACCAACATCGCCAAGGTCACGGGCGGCTTTGACGCCACCGACGACGCCTTCCTGTCGTTTGACGTGATCAACACGACGGTGGAGTTCGACTTCTACGCGGTCGGCGCGCCGCCGCACAACCCGCCGCCGGAGACGCGCGCCGAGCTGGAGGCGCTGACCGGCGTTGTCGTTGTGTCGAACACCTACCAGTGGGAGGTCGTCGAGGCGTTTGAGGACTTCGACTCCGCGTTCGAGCAGATCATCGTCACGGCCAACTGCCAGTATGTGTGGGCTGGCTTCGATCCCGCCGGCAACGAGCCGCGGCACGACTTCGCCTGCGCGTTCAAGGCGTGGTCGGATGGCGTGAATGACTACTACCGCATGAACCAGCCGCCGAGCTTTCAGCTCGGCATCCGTGTGGACGGTGAGATCATCTGCGTTTCCGGCGTGTTCGACGCGACGTGGCGCGACTTCGACGGCATCCGTGCCGAACCGTCGGTGCAGGCGGCGGGCTCCCGCTACCCGGGGTTCATCGCGCGCAAGTCGCAGGCGAGCATGTCGCCGGGGCATCCGCTGATGACCGTTGCGCTGGAGGCGCAGGTGGGGATCGCCCCCGGTCGCCACACGGTCGACATCGTGGCGCGCCGGATCCCCCGTGTGGAGCAGCGCGCCTTCGACGATGACGACTGCATCGGGATCATGTCGCGCACGGCTCTGCTCACCCGGCTTTACATCGAGTCGATCCGCGAGCGGTCGGCGCTCGTGAGCGTCCCCCTCGCGGGCCTGGCGCCCGGCGATCGCATGGCGCAGGACGACCTGTTCGACGACAACGCCGAGGCCCTGGAAACGGCCCTCAACTCGATCACGGCCGACTCGCTCGCCGACTTCGCCCTGGTGCGCCACCACCTGAGCCCGCCGGTCCCGAAGTCGTCCAGCACGCCGATGTACGGGTACGAGGCGTGGTCGGGCTCCGCGGTCACGATCCAGAACCCGCTGATCTCGGAGACATCGACCACGGTGGAACTCGTCAACTTGACGGGCTCGACGGGCTGGACGGCGCTCCAAGATGGCGCCGGGTCGGTGATCTACTGCACGCCCAGCGTCGGTGTGTTCTTCCCTGCGGCGACCTACGCCGGGGTGCTGGAGATCCGCGCGCGGGTCCACGTCGACAAGCTGCGCAGCACCACGGTTGACGAGGAGACCCCTGGCGCCCTTCACCACATGGCGGGGCTCGCCATCGGCTACACGCTGTTCAGCGGCACGAGCACCGTCATCCAGAACTCGGCGCGCTTCTTCTCGCGGGCGGCCACGCACGTCAACGAGCCCACGGGTGTGCAGACGTACCCCTACGAGGCCGTGGGCGGCCTCGTCGACGACGAGCTGGACGTGAGCCTGTTCGCCGTCCTCGACCTCCGCACGGTCCCTCTGGCGTCGGGCATCACGAAGTTCTTCGTGGTCGGCGCGACGCTGAACTACGTCGACAGCGCCAGCGTGGATCTGCAATACACCGACGTGACGATCGCCGTCACCTTCGCTCGGGGAGGCTGACCATGCCGACGCTCGCGCTCACGCACGACTACCCCAACGGCAGCGCGCTTGACGCGACGGGGCACGCGGACAACCTCTACTCGGAGACGCCCGAGGAGGGCTTCTACAGCCTGCTCAACGGCGGACTGTCGGGTGTCGGCACGGGCAACTTCGCCGCCGGCTTCGAGCACGGCCCTGAGCACGTCGCCCCTGGCGAGATGGTGTTCCTGGGCGGCGAGATCCAGCGTCGCACCCTGCGCTGCCTCTCTGCGACGATCACCGGCAACGACGCCAACGAGCCGTCCAGCATCGGCTTCGGCATGCGCATCCGGCTCGCGTGGCAGCCCTCCTGCCTCCGCGTGTCCTACGCCTTCCACGCCGCCGCCTGGCGCGTCGTTGCGATGGAGCAGGCATACGCCGCGGGTTCGCCGCCGGAGGGCGCGATCGACTGGCAGCGGCAGGACGCGGCCAACATGTACCTCGACCTCTACTTCAATGGTGTCCGCATGGACGGGCACCGCATCAAGATGCCGTCGACCATCCACGTCGAGGACCTGTCCGCAGGCAGCGCCCTGTCTCGCACGGTGGAGGGCAACGGCGGCATCTTGTCGAGCTACGAGGATGTGCGGGCACACACGCACGCGGGCACCTTCATCGTGCCGGGCGGCACGTCGGGCGCCACGGCCAAGAAGGGCATGAACACCGTTGAGTTCCGCGCCTGGATCGACTCGCCTCGCGGGTCCTCGTGGAAGGGCGACCTCTACCCGGATCAGTACCCGATGAAGGTCCGTCAGGGCGCGGTCGAGCAGTCGTGCAAGGTGAAGTTCTACCCACGGATCACGTTCGGTCATCGGACGGTCACAGCCCTTGCGTTCGGGTCACCGCCGGCGTAGGTGGCACGATCGCCTCCAGCGTGATAGGATGGGAGAGCACGCGGAGGAAGTATGCCCATCGGTCTCATCGGCGGGGCCATCATCGCGGGGGCCGTCGCCGCTGGCGGCGTCGGTCTCGGCAAGGGCATCGCCGCGCTGACGCCAGCCGCGCGCGCACAGCGGCGGATGCGCAAGGAGATGACCCGGCAGGCCGAGGCCGCGATGGCCCGCGGCCAGCGTGAGGGCTGGGGCTACTCGGGCGCCAAGAAGCGCAACCTGATCGCCTCGGAGATGCGCGCCTACGATCAGGCATCCCAGGCGGATCGCACCGAGCAGATGCGGCAAGTCGCCATGCAGGGCGTCGGTCGCGGAGGCCAGATCGACGCCAATCGCGCCGCGGTGTCGCAGGCGCGTGGCGAGATGGCTGCGCAGGTTGGCGCGCGGGTGGCCGCCGAGAGCCAAGCGGCGGGGCAGCAGCGCAAGGCGGACGCGCGGAACCTCTACATGCAGGCGCAGGGCATGAACGTCGCCGCCTACGATCGTGCGGCCGCCGGACTGTCGCAGGTGTTCGAGAAGGGCACGGATGCGGGCCTCGCCACTTATGCGGCGGGCAAGCAGCAGGAGCACGAGGCCGCGATGGCGAGCACGGCGGCACAGGCGATGCAGAACCTCCGCGGGGCCGATGTCAGTCGCTACTACTGAGGCGCAACAGGGATCTCCACATGACGACGGCATGGTGGCAATACTGGCTCCGAGAGAACGCCCCCGCGGCGCTCGACGGCTACGACCGTCTTTCGAGCCAGGCGACCCGCGATCCGGCCGTTGTGCGGGGCTTCACGGAACTCTCCAAGGTGGTCGAGCGATACCACCAGACCGGCGCCAAGACCCACGCGCAGCGGACCGTCGCCGAGATCAAGGCGCTGTCGGACGCTCACGACAGCCGGGCGAAGCTGATCGCGTCCATCGCCAGCATGCAGGGTGGCGTCACGGCGGCGCAGGTCGCTGCCGCCCAGCGGCACAAGGCGGCACTGCTCGCCGCGCAGACGGCCGTGCAGACCAGCATGTCGCGCGGCGACCCCGCCACTGTCTCCAAGGTCAAAGCGGTCAATGGGATGCAAGGCGCCGACGCGGCGGTGGGCGCGTTCACGCAGACGCTCCGCGACAGCGGATACCTGACGGACACGGATTACCGCAGTCCTGGGTACGCCGCGACGTTCATGGCGGCGGCGGGCGAGGGCCTCAACATCAACGTTGATGGGCTCTACGACCTGACGGCCGAGCAGTTCCGTGACCGCGCGCGGGAGGCAGGGATCAGCACTGAGGCCGCCCTACAGGCGGTCACTGGCCTGTTCGTCGGAGCGAAGTCGGCCCACGAGTACGGCACGGCGGTTGTCAAGAAGATCGACGAGGACATCAAGATCGCCGATCAGGTGTTCTCCAAGGGCAAGTCCTCCGACGCCATCGCGGCGGACGCGCAGAAGCTCCAGAGGGAGAACGCCGACTGGTTCGAGTCGCGCCTCCCGGCGAACAGCCCGGAGAGCGCAGCACTCTTGCAGCAGCAGGCCCTCGACGTGCTCCGCGGCTACACGGAGGCGACTGAGGACCTCGCCATGTTCCGCGGGTTGCTCCAGCAGGGCGACCCCAAGGTGGACCAGAAGCGCAGCGTGCTGATGAAGCCCGGGTTTCACGCCTGGGCCAAGCAGCACGGCTTCGAGCGCACCGGCAAGATCCTCGACGACGGGACCTACTCGCCCGGGGCGGACGACTACGACGCCTACGCGGAGTTCCTGCGGCAGTTCCAGAAGAAGCGCCCGCCGACCATCGGCCGCCACGCCGGGCGCGAGATCGCCATCCAGTACGATGAGCCGCTCGACAGCCCGGAGGCGCGCAGGAAGTTCGACGCGGAGCACAGGGTCGCTGACGGCTACGTCAAGATCAAGGGCTTCGAGCGGTACATGACGCGCGCCGAACTGGAGAAGGCCGCGGCGCCCCATGTCAAGATCCTGATGCTGGACGCTGAGGGGCGCGTGGCTGCCCAGGACGCGAAGGGCGCGACCACCTACCTGTTCAACGAAGGCGCCGACACCGCGTACACTGTCATCGACGGCAAGGTCACCGAAGTGTCGATGGCGGAACTCGGCACCAAGGCCAACGCGGCCAAGGACGCACTCGACGTGGCGTTCGGGAGCGAGGACGATCCGGCGCAGGTGCGCAGCATCCGCGGCAACGTCGACAGTGCCCTGGCGAAGTCGCTCAGCGAACGGGGCGTGACGGACGCGGAGGGCGTGGCGGTCCTCACCACGCAGATGGGTATCAAGACCACCACCGGAGAGGAGTCGTCCGAGATCCCGCCGATGTGGGCCGATCAGGAACTCCGCCTCGACTACAGCGAGGTCGACAAGCAGGAAGACGCCGACCCCAAGGCGATCCCCAAGGGCAAGGATCCGCTGACCGACTTCCTCGACCGCAACCGGGACACCTACGAGGTCGTCGACAAGGCGCCTCGATCCGTCCGGCGGACGGCCGTGGAGGTGCCCCTGGCGGCGAGCTTCGCCCTGGAGACGCAGCGCGGCGACATCGTGGTCCGCACGGCGGACGGCGATCACATCGTCATCGGCGACGACCAGAACATCGAGCGGCGGGAAGTCCCGCAGATCGGTCGGCGGATCTCGCAGGGCGACGCGATGGAGGCGTTCGGTGAGAGCACGACGCCGAACCGCGACATTCTCCTGTCCGGTCGGTCGGACGCGCGCAAGGCGCAGATCAAGGCGGAGCGGGCCGAGGCGCAGAGGGAGCGCATGGAGCGCCGCCTGGAGCGGGCGCCCGCCGAGAACTTGGCGGCGATGTCCACCGACATCAACCCCACAACTAACAAGCCCTTCACGGCGGCCGAGATCGAGGAACTCCGTCGTGTTGCCAAGGGTCCGCCCCCGGAGAAGTCCCCGCCGATGCCCGACGTGGCCGCGCGCCGCGAGGACCGCGCTCGTGAGCAGGTGGATCGTGCCGTGACCCTGGGCATGACGGGCGCGCCCGATCCTGTCGTCCAGCGCGCCGCTCAGCGGGCAGCCTTCCTCCTCGCTGCGGCGAACACGTCGCCCCAGGAGGCCCGGCTCGGACGGCGCGCAGACCGCCTCGGCCGTCGACTGGACGCGCTGCCCGATGACGCTTCCAGCGGACGCGAAGCACGGATCGAGGGCCGCCTGGAGGCCGTGAAGGAGGCGATCGAGGAGAGCACGCCGGACCCGCTGCCGCGACAGAAGACCCCCGTGGACCTGGCCTCTCCGGCTTCCAAGACCAAGCAGCAGGCGGCGCAGTCCGTCCTCGGCAAGATCCTCACCAACGCGGCGCGCAACAAGTTCGAGGAGGCGGGCGGTACGGACGCCAAGCGCGCACCGCTCTCCGGGCGCCTGGGCCTCCTGCTCCGGGGCAGCGCCGCCGAGCGCGACGACGCCGCCATGCGCCGCCGCGTGCCTGCGGTCCCCTCCGACGCAGGCGAGGCGCTGCCGCCTGGTCGTGAGCGTGTCGGCCGGCCGGCTGGCGCTCCCGCCGTCCAGGCGGGCGAAGGTCCTCGCGCCGAGCAGGCGGTCGGCGCCGATAGGCGCCTCGATCCGCGGATGCAACGCCTGGAGCGCGTCGCGCCAGCGCCCGAGAGCATGCCTCCTGTGGAGATGACGCTTGAGCAGTCCGACAACGAGGGGCTCGACAGGGAGCTGCGCAAGGGCGGTATCGCCCCCGCGAAGCCGGCGGAAGCGGAGGAGCCCACCTTCGAGTTCAAGCCCAGCGGTGTGATCTCCGTGGAGGAAGCAGAGCGCCAGGGAGCGTTCAAGTCCGCGCCGAAGCCGATGGGCGCACGGATGCTCTTGCAGTCGCTCCGCGCCACGTCCGACATGGATGCCATTCCGCTCGCCAGTGCCAACCGCATGAGGAAGGCGTAACACATGGCGACCGCCGCCGAGATCATGGAGATGCGGGCGAAGCAGAAGGCCGCGGCCGCTGCGGCCGCTGCGGCAAAGGAGGAGCCGAAGGCCGCGCCTGCGCCTGCGCCAAGGCCCAAGCCCCCGCCGAAGCCGACGCCTGCGCCGCGGGTCGCGCCGAAGGTCGAGGCGCAGGCCCCGCCCCGCGCGCCTGCGCCCGCTCCGCCTTCAGCGCCACCGCCTGCCCCGGCTCCGACGCCCGCTCCGGCGCCCGCCGATGAGATCGACTTCGACATCAAGAAGAGCGGCATGATCTCCGTGGCGGACGCGCAGGCGCAAGGGGCACTCAGGCCTGCGCCAGCGACGCGGGCCACCCTTGACGCCTACGCGCCAGTGATGTCCGCTTCCGAACGGTTCCTTCGGACGTATGGCGCGCCCACGCCTCCTGCAACGATCGCGCAGCGCGTGACGCCCGCCCTTGAAACCTACGCGCGCGCCGTTCGTTCTCTGTCGCGGCATACGCCCGAGCAGCGGGCTGCCGCCGAGCGCACCGCAGCCGTTCGGGGAGGGGCGGGGCGAGAAGCCCTGAGCGGCCTGCCGCGTCTCGATCGAGCCCCAGCGGAGATGCATGACATCGCAGTAGCGCGTGTGAAGGAGGCCGACGCCGCCTTGTCGCGCGTCAACCGCGCGCTGGAGACGAACGTGAGCGCCGCAGCGGATCTGTCCGACAGGGCCGCTGATGCTCGCGTCCGAGCCGCTGGTGCCTCCGACGCGATCCAAGTGGCGACCATCGCGCAGCAGCTCCAGCGCGAGAAGGACCTGATCGACGCCCAGGAGGACGTGCCCGACTCGGCCATGCGTGAAGCGGGCGCCCTGCTCCTGAAGCGGCGCGAGTTCGCCAAGAGCACGGACGAGATCCTCGCCGCGCTGGCTGACCGTCAGGACATCCCCCTTGTTCTCCCGCGCCCGGACGCGCCGCAGATCCAGGCTGACATCGAGGCCACCCGGAGTGATGACGCCAAGCGTGCTGAGTTGAACGCGCTCATCAACAAGGCGCGAGCCGCCGCGCTCAGCGAGGACGAGGACGAACAGGTCGCCGCGATCGCGCAGTACGCCTGGCTCAGCGAACTGGCGCGCCTTGTGGGACCGCCATCGGCGAGGTAGACCGGCGCGGCCAAACGGGTTAGCATAGGGGCGCACAGGAGCGCCCGTGGCATCTCCGTCCCTTCCGTCGTTCAGCCCTCCCGTCGTTCGGAGAGTCGCAGACCCGGCGCCTGCCACGGAGGATGCGCCCCCTTCCCTGGCGCCTTCCGCCCCTCCCGTCGCGCGGCCAGCCGCCGATCCGTCGGCCAATGAGACTGCCGCGCCGCCAGTCGCACCGCCCGTCAAGGGCGCGGTTGACGCGCCTCCCTCGCTGCCGTCCTTCGCCCCTCCCTCCGTCACCACGCGGACCACGAAGCCCGTCTCCTCCGCAGACGCGCGCAAGTCGGTGTACGAGGCCGGTGTCCGCGCCAAGGCCGCCGAGTCGCCGCTGACCTTCGACGACGTGCTGGGCAACGTCGCCGCCGAGAAGGGCACCACGCCCGACGCGATCAAGCGTGCCGCGGACGTGGACCTCAAGCCCTGGTTCGAGGCCGGTCGCACCGGCTCGCAGACCTACGACGCCCTCGTCGACGACCTCGACCGGGCGCACCGCGCCGGCTCCGACGGCGTGCGCGTGGTGCCGGCACCGACGTTCTTCGCTGATCCGAGCACCACCTTCGGCGGCATCGCGGCCGCAGGGTCCGCGGCGCAGCGGCGTCTGCGCGAGGACGTGGAGGCGTTCAAGAAGGCCAACCCCGACGTGGTGGAGACGCGGAGCGGTCTGCCGCCCGAGCAGATGTTCGGGCAGTTGATCGACACCATCACGGAGAAGCTCATCGCGCAGACGGGCAACCCCGAGCCCGACATGCTGGAGTACCAGCGGATCCGCGCGCGCGCCGTCCGGCTCGCCGCCGGGCTCTCGCTCCAGGGGCGCCAGGTCGGTGCCCTCGCCACGGACACCGCGGGCTTCATGATCCCGCAGAGCGTCCTGACGGGCAAGTCCTTCAACGAGCTGTACGGCGAGGGCGACTACGCGACCGCCGCCAAGGTCGCCGCGTTCGACGCGCCCGTGCAGTACATGGGCATCGACGTGAATGGCAACGCGGTGTTCCAGTCGCCGACCGTCGCGGACCAGGTGTTCTACCTCGACGACAAGGTGATGTCGGCCGCCATCGGCGCCGGGCGCGGCACCGCGCAGAACATCCGCGCGGCGTCCAAGGACCCGGGTAGCGCGGCGGACATCGGCGCCAACGTCTCCCGGTTCATCCAGTCCGTCGGGTCGTCGATGGCGCTTGGTGAGGAGCCGGTCACCGCCCTGAGCACGACCTACGGCACCCTCGGCGAGCGGACGGCCCGCGCCCTGGCCCGGCGGCAGGGCGCCAGCCCGGAGGACGTGCTGGCCGCCTCGCAGGCCGGTCGCATCGCGGGCGCCATCGGTGGCGGCGTCGCCGGCCTCGGCACATCGCTGTTCTCCCCTGGCGTCCTCACCGACTTCGGCGTGAGTGCCGCCGTCAAGGCGAAGCGCGCCGTGGCCCGCTTCGCCGGCGTCAAGCCCTCCACCGTGGCCGCCGCTCCGACCGTGGCGAGCGCCCAGGAGGCCCCCCGCGGTGAGGGCGCCGCCCTCGTGGGAGCCCTTGAGGCGGCCGCCGGTCGCAGCGAGCGGGCTGCCGCCGCGCAGGTTCTTGACACGATCGGCGACAGTTACCTTCGCGGTGACCTGGCCTCCGCGCGCAACGCCGAGGGCGGCAGCGCCCGGAGCAACGCGCCACAGGCGATGTCGGAACTCGACAATCAGGACCGTGCCGTGCTCGCCGACGTGGAGGACGCGCTCGGCTCCTCGCCGCTCCGCGTGGTCCTGACCGACCCGGCGTGGCGCCCGTCGTCCATCGACCCCGAGGGGTCGGACGTGGCGCGCGCCCTGCTCCTCGACAACCCGGGGATGCACCCGTCGGTGCGCCGCGCGGCCGACGCCACGGGCGATGTCGAGCGGTACGCGGACATGTACGACTACGCCAAGCGCCTCCGCCTCGTGGCCGAGGCCCGCGAGCGCCTGCGCGATCTGGCGAGGGCCGGCAAGCTGCCGGTCAACCCGGCGGGCTGGCGCAAGATGCTCGCGGAGGCGAAGAAGCAGGACCGTTCGGATCCGCTCAACATGCTCGACCTCGACGACATCCAGAGCGAGGTCACGTCGCTGGTCATGGACATGGCCCGCAAGGGCGACGTGGCGACCGAGCAGGTCGTCACCAAGGCCCGCGACAGCCTCGATGCCTTCGAGGTCCTGCGCGACCAGGCCCGCGTCGCCAACGCCAAGTCGCGGGCGGAGACGCGGGCGCGTGCTGCGCTGATCTTGCGCGGCCGCAAGAGCAAGGAGTTCGTGGAGCAGGTGGCAGGCCAGGGGCCCGACCTGCGCAACGGCCAGCCGATCCCCTTGCGCGACCTCCGCCCCGTCGCGCTGGACGTGAACGATCTGGAGAAGATCGCCCTCCCCGCGGGCGTCACCCTCGCCCGCCACGGCGACGACGGGTACGTCCTCGTGCGCGGCGACGGCGAGTTCCTGACCGTGGACGAGGCCGAGGAGGTCACGGAGAAGATTGACCGTGCAGCCGTCGAGCGCGCCCTCCAGGCGAGCGACGACCCGGAGACGGTGCTGGCGTCGCTGCCGCCCGGCGTCATCTCGCGCGAGGTGGCGCGGGAGACGATCGAGGACGTGGTTCTGGAGTCGGCAGCCCCGCGCGCTTATGAGGACATCATCGCAGCCGTGCGCCAGGAGGCGGGAGAGGTCTACGCAGGCACGTCTCGCGGCTCTCGCCTCTTGGCCGCAGCGCACGACGCAGCGCAGGCGCGACTGATGGCAGCGTTCCCGGAGGCATCTCCCGCACGTTTGCGCGCCGCACTTCTCCACGATCCGCAGGAAGCGGACCTTCTGGCGCAGATTGTCGATGCCTTCCCGATCAAGGAAGTGGACGACATGCGCGCCGTGTTCGCACAGCGCAGCGCCGGCTCTCTGCCCTGGGGCGCAGATCGCTCTGCCGGCGGCGCCCTGCGTGCCGCGGACGCGGTGGCTTCGGGCATGCTGCGGACGATCGAGACTTTCAGCGGCCTTGAGTACGTCCCCTACCCCGCGCTGGATGCGATGCGGGCTGTCCTTGAAGCGGCCATCCCGCTGCCGCCGAAGACGTCTGCTGCGGTGTATGCCGCGCTCGGGCGCTTCTACGACAGCCGCACGACGACGGACGGACTGCGCGGGGCCCTGGAGAGCGTGCGCGCAGCGGCGCGGAGCGAACTTGCAGAGGCCGGGGAGGCGCTGACGGATGACGCAGCGACGATCCTCACCAATGCGTCCGCGTCGCGCTTCAAGCGGAGCACCTTGACGTGGTTCGAGCGGGCAGCCCTTCGGAGGCGGAAGGGTCGCAAGAGCATCCTCGACGTGATCCGGCGTGAGCGCGCTCGGGCGGGTCGCGCGGGGGCTGGGACGCGGACTGTCACTGACTACGAGTACGATGTGATCAAGCACTTCGTCTCGATGCTCGGAACCGAACGCCTCAAGGGGCTCGCCCTTGCCGTTGTCCCCTCCAGTGCGATCAACTCGTCGGCGGCGTCTCTGGTGAGCGGCGTCAACTACATGGCGAGCCAGGTCGTCGGGATCGCGCGGCACACGATCGACTCGGGGGCGTTCACACGCACGGTCATTCACGAGGTCTGGCACACCATGAGCCAGTTCTTGCCGAAGGACACGCTCGCGGCGCTCTACAAGCAGTTCATCATCGAGCGCGCAGCCTTCGCAGCGCGCACCCCCGGCGCGTTCGATGCGGTCGCGGGCGGACTGTCCGACTTCCACCCGGAAGGCGCGTATCGCTACGCCAACTTCGACGAGTACGTCGTCGAGAAGATGACCGACCTCGTGCTGATCCAGAGCGCCAAGGCCGTCGTCGAGAAGGGCGTTGCCAAGGGCACGCTGCGCGTCGGCTCTCCCGCTGAGCAGGCGCTCAACGCGCTGGCCGACGTGGCGCGCAGCATGTATACGCAGGTGGCGGCGGCGCACGGGCACGATGCGGTGGCCGAGACGTTCCGCGGCTTCCAAGAGGACCTGTTCATGGCGCGCCTGCGCAGCGGCGCGCTCTCGGACATCACCGAAGTGGCCGCCGCCGAACGCGCACTGAAGGAGCGGTGGACCGCGTTCTTGGAGGACCTCGCCAACGGCGTGCCCCCCGTGGTCGCGCAGGGTGCCTTCGACCTCCGCACGCGCAAGTTCCTTGAGAGCCTCGCCTGGGTGCCTGCGGACAAGTTCGACGACACGGCGGGCGCCATCGAGGAGGGCGTCGATGCTGGTGCCATGTTCAGCAAGGTCGCCGAGGAGGCCGCCTTCGTCACCCCGGGCTTCGTCTCGCGGATGGAGAAGGCCATCGAGGCCATGCCCGGCCGGCGGATGCCCGTCGACCAGTTCGAGGCGCACCTCAAGACGCGCGGCGTGAAGGACGCCGAGAAGGACGTGCTCGGCTACGCCGCGTTCATCGACGGCGTCAAGGGTCGCGGCGACAAGTTCGTGACCAAGGAGGAGGCGAGCGAGGCCCTGCGCGGGACGCTGGAGCGGTTCACGGTGCGCGGAAGCGGCGTTGCGCTTGTCGGGCGCCGTCAGGTGGAGGAGGCACTGGAGGCCGCACTTGCGGAGGCAGACGCGGCGACGGACCTCGTCAGGCGCGCGGAAGGGGAAGCGCACGAGTTGGAGTCCCTGCTTGCGCAACAGGCGTTCCCTGTCGTTGACGTGAACGCGCCAATCGCCGTGATACACTTCGAGGACGCGGCTGACTTCGTGCGGGAATACAAGGCGCACTCCCTTCTGAGCGGCGCAACTGATGATGGGGTTGCTTCTGTGTCCCTTGCAGGACTGCCCTATGCGCTGCTTGATGTGCCCAATCGCCACCGCGCGGCGGTGCTTGACCGCCTTGCGCGCCAGGCATCTCCGGAGATGGCCCCGTGGGTGCGCTTGTTTGCTCATGTCGACGCAAATCTCGGCTTCTTCCGTCGCTTCGGCGTGACTGAGCTGGCAAAGGCGCCGCAGCAGAGTCGCAAGGCGCTTGTCGAGCAGATGAAGCAGCCCGTAGTGGACGACTACACGCAGGCGCGGCGGAAGGCTGCCAATCTGCAAGAGCGGCAGAAGGCACTGGCTGGCGCGAGCATCGACCCCTCGCGCCCCGGGGAGATGGCGCGCGACATCGAAGGTGTCCGCTACGAGACTTACACGATCCCCGGCGGCCGCGACACGGCCGAGATTGTGCTGGAGGACGCAGCGCAGGTCCCCGCGCCGGGCAAGTACCGCTACCACTTCACGGAGCAGACGGCCGTTCACGTCCGCGGCAAGACCCGCGACTCCGAAGTGGGCGAAGTGTTCGGTATGGACGAACTCCAGAGCGATCACTACCAGAAGAACAAGGACGGCGTGAAGGGCGACGGCCCCCTCGACGGCGACCTGTGGAAGTTCGCGGGCATCCGCGCCGCCGTCATCGAGGCCGCTCGCCGGGGCGTCAAGGGCATCGCGGCACCCGAGGGCGACCTCGCAGCCCGCGCCGTTGGAGCGACGCCCGAGAGTGACCCCAAGGCGTACAACGGCGTCGTGGCCTTCTACAACGATCAAGTCCCCCGCCTGTTCGATCGCGTGGCCCGCGACCTCGGCCTGCGCACCGCGATGGTCTACGTCCCCGACTACGGCCGGGCCGTCAAGACCATCCTGTTCGACAACAAGCAGATCGGCGACGTGCCGCTGTTCAGCAAGGCTGCCAGCGCGACCCCGCTGCCCGACGCCCTGCCCCGCGCCCCGATCCGCGCCACGGTCGGCAACCGCACGGGCCACTACGCGGTGCGGTTCGCGTCTCCCATCGACGCGGCAATCTACACGCTTGCCAGTACGGATCTCACCGACGATGCGCGTCGCTCCATCGAAGGCTTCCTGTCCTCCGTGCTCGGGCGCCCGTTCGACATGCTCAACGCCGATATGCCGAACATCCAGGCCGTCTCCAAGGCGCTGAGCGAGGCCGTCGGCAAGACCACCAAGGGGAGCGCCGACCCCGACAAGCCGACCATCCTCCGCGTGCCGGCTGCGGTGCCCGCTCCCGAGGGTGTCAAGTTCGGCAAGTGGCAGACCGACGACATCGGCCGCCCGGAGGAGGGCCCCAAGGTCCGCGAGTTCATCGACAAGGCGGACGACGCCGACGCCGCTCTGGCCGAGGTCGATCGCCTCCACCGCACCGCCATCCAGCGGTCTGCGGCGAAGGGCTTCCCGACGCTCATCGTGGATGCCACGGGCGAGTACGGCGACGCCCTGGCTGCGGCGGTTGACGAGCGGATCCGCGCCGTGGGTCTCCGCCTGGAGGTGGCCTTCAGCAACCGCAGCAACACCGTCTACAACATCAAGAAGGTCGAGGTGCCCGGCGCCATCGAGGCCGCCGCGAAGGCGGACAAGCCGAAGGACGCCACGCCGAAGGCGAAGCCGGAGAAGCACCCGCGCCTCCCCGCGAACCTCCGCGGCACCCCGACGCTCAAGGTCGGCACGCGCAACGTGGACTTCGCCTCTGACCTCGACCGGGCGGCGTTCCTGGCGGCCAAGGGCGACGGCGACTTCCTCGACTTCGTGGCGCGCAACACGCTGCTCACCCCGGACGAGATCGTCGCGCACGGCAACGCGATCAAGGCGCAGATCGAGGCACTCGCCAAGGGGTCCAAGGGCACCATCAGCATCCCGCAGGCGTTCACCGGGACGTTCGGCGCGGAGGCCAAGCGCATCAAGGCCGAGGCCAAGGCGGCGGAGAAGGCGGCCAAGGAGGCGGCCAAGGCGAAGGCGCCGGTTGAGGCCCCGCCCCCGGCGGCGCCCGTGGAGGCCCCTTCCGCCGCGCCTGCGCCCGCGCCCACCCAGGCACCCGCCCCCGAGCCCGCGTCGCCTCCTGCGCCCGTCCAGGCCGCTCCGCCGCCACCTCCCGCGCCCCCTCCGGCCGCCGTACCGCCGAAGGCCAAGGGCGGCGAGCCGGTGTTCGATGTGATCGCCCGGATCGTCGTCGACGACAAGGGCGACATCAAGGCCATCGAGGGGCGGTCGGCCTCCGACGTGCAGGCGCTGTTCAACGTCGCGTCCCGCGTCCGCCAGGGCAACAAGGACCTGGCCGGGGCCGACTACATCGACGTGCCGCTGACCTTCGCCGACGACGTGCAGGCCGACGAGGCCGGTGCGGCGATCGTGTTCAAGGTCGTCAACGAGCGGGCCCGCGCGGCCCTCTCCCCCGACGAGAAGGCCGTCGAGCGCGCCGAGAGTGGCCTGGCCGCGCTGGCCGCGCGCCTGGAGCAGATCCAGGCGGACGCGCAGCAGTACCGGACGGCCAACGGCCTCGTGGCGCAGTCGGCGGAACTCGACGCCATCGAGAGCGCGCTGCGCATCAACGCCGAGATCCGCGGCCTCGCGGCCAAGCGCACGGCGGCCATGCTCCGCGGCCAGACGGCGGCGCCGTTCTTCGGGGCGGTCCCAGAGGCGGCGGAGGCCACGCAGGCGGCGCTGGAGGATCCGAGCATGGCCCGCGCGCTCAAGAGCGCCCTGACCGCCCTGGAGGGCGTGCGCTCCCCGCCGGCGACCGGCGGCATCCAGACGCGCGTGTCCTACGGCGCTTCCACCGTGCCGCTGATGATCGACCCGCCGGGCGGCGTCCCCGCCAAGGCGCTCGTCAAGCCGATGTCCGACGAGGCCGAGGCCGTCATCGCCAAGCACCTCAAGCCGCCCGCCGAGGAGACGGACGACTACCAGATCGTCATCCGGTTCGCTGGCGAGGACATCCCGTACTCGGCGGCGGCCTACGAGAAGGCGCTCGACGACGCGCTCATCCGCTACACCGCCAAGCGCAAGGCGCTCCAGGCGGCCGGCATCACGGGCGCCGAGTTCAACCGGGCGGACCGTGAGACCCGCAAGGCGCTCGGCGTGGCGATCTACGAGCGGATCATCAAGTCGAGCATGACGGAAGACGAGCTGGTCGAGTTCATGGCGGGCAGCAACCTTGCTACTGGAGATCTCCACGTCCCGGTGCCTGCGACCCCGTGGCAGAAGGCCGCCGACAAGAGCGTCACGCCGCCCGACGACTTGCAGGCGTTCATCGACGATCAACCCCACCTGTCCGTGAACTACCACCCGGTCCCGCTGTTCACGGCGCGCGGGTTCGCCCCCGTGTCGCCCGCGGACATCCCCGCCATCCGGTCGGGGCGGTCGGCGCAGAAGGCGATCGACGTGGAGGCCGTCACGCCGCCCATCGGTGTCCGCCGTGCGGGCGAGCGGGTCGTTGCCCGGTCGCTGACCGAGGCCATCGACAAGGCCCTGAGCGCGCCGTTCTACGACGACGGCAAGGGCCCGCCCCTCATCCGGCAGATCGCGCAGATCCTCTCCATCCCCTTCATCGGGGCGGCCGCCCAGGCGCCGTACCTGCGCGCCCCGGCGCCCATCCGGTCCTTCCTCGCCACGCTCGCCAACGAGGTCGAGCAGGGGATCGGCGACGCGATCAACATCATCCAGAAGTCGCCGAGCAGCGACCTGATGTACCGCTACCTGTCCGGGGAGCCGGGCCTCGTGGACCCCTACGGTGCCCCGATCACGTCGAGCGGCAACGTGAACGCCGCCGAGGTCATCCGGGGCGGCATGCAGGAGGTCTTTGAGGCGTGGCGCGCGTCCGACGAGGGCAAGGCGGTCCTGCCGAACATCGCCCCCCGGCAGGTGGTTGGCGGCGAGTTCACCGACCAGCCCGTGCCCGACGTGAAGGTCACCGCGGAGATGCTGCTCTCCGAGCTGATCGAGGCCACCCGCGAGGCCCGCAAGCGCGGCGAGCGCATCGACGTGCCGGCGTGGATCAACGAGCACTACATCGTCACCACGACGGACGGCGCCAGCGCCGCCTCGAAGGTGTCCCCGAAGGTCGAGGCCGCCCTCGGCGTCATCATGCGCGCCCAGGTCGACCGGGCGCCCGTGCGCCAGACCATCAGCGTCGAGCAGGGCAAGATCGCCCCCGAGTTCCTGGGCGACCTCCGCCGGACGCTGTTCATGCAGGGTGACACCGACCCCAACGTGTATACCCCGAGCGACCTCCCGCTGCTGGAGCGGCTGCTCGACCCGGCGCCCGACTACGCCGACCCGATGGCGATCAAGCGCCTGTTCGACGACATCACCAGCATCGTCGGCCTCAACACGACGGACGCGGCGCAGGCGCAGAACACCCGCGCGATCAACCTCGCCGTCATGTTCGCGGCCTACGCGCAGGCCCGGCACGCGGCCTGGCGCCAGATGCAGGCCGGCGTCGCCGTCTCGCCCGACCAGCGCGCGCTCCTCAGCCGGGCGCTCAACGGCGAATACATCGAGCCCAGCGAGCGCGCCGAGGCCGACCGGCTCCTCCGGGTGTTCGGTCCCGCGGACACGCTGGTCGAGGTCGACATCGCCGGCCGGCGCGAGTACCTGCCGTCCTCGGCGGCGCAGGCCCTCGGGCAGTCCTTGATGAAGGCCCGCGACCCGTCGCTCTCCGCCTTCCGGGCGCGGGGCGCGGGCGCGATGGCGCAGGCGACCGCCGACCGGCTCGTGCGCCTCGCCAACGTGGCGGCCATCCGGGGCGTGTTCGCGCTCCGCCAGGGCAAGATCGTCACGGACACCGTGGACAGCTTCATGCGGGTGATCACGGACATCGGCGTCAAGGCCGGCATCCTGTCGCTGGTGCGCTCGGCTCCGAGCACGCTGTACGGCATGATCCCCGGGCTGGCCCCCGTGATGCAGAGCATCAAGAGCGGCGCAGACGCGGCCTCCCTGCGCGGCACGCTCCTCGACGTGGGCGAGCAGGGCGCGGCGGCGGCCGAGCGGATCATCGAGTTCTTCCGCACCGCCGACCCGGCAGCTCGCCAGAAGGCGGCCGATGCGGCTGCGGATGCGGCGGCGCGCGGCATGTTCGACCCATCGGTCCGGGCGATCTGGCTCGGCGAGCCGGTGACGGTCCGCACGCCGGCGGGCGCCATGACGGCGCAGGAACTCCGAGCGGTCGCGCAGACCTACGGCGTCCTGTCCTCGTTCGACACCGCGGTGCGCTCGAACGCCAACTTCGCCCTCCTCGTCGGCATGTCCATCGAGGACGCGCGCAAGAACCCGGCCAAGGCTGCGCGCGCCTTCCTGGCCGCGAACCCGGACACGCCGCCGAGCGTCGCCCGCGAGATCCTGCGCGCCCCCTGGAAGTTCGTCAACTTCATGGCGGACACCACCACCAACACGATCGAGGCGGTCGGCCAGATCGAGCGGCTGTCCCTGTACGTCACCATGATGCGCGACGGGCTCGACCCCGTGAGCGCCGCGCGGTCGACTGCCGCCGTGCTCCTCAACTACGGCCGCACCGTCCACGGCGTCGACCGGAGCCTGATCCTCCGGTTCTTCCTGCCATTCTGGGCCTGGTCAAAGAACAACAACCGCCGGATGCTCGACCTCGGCGCGACCGCGCAGGGGCTCGTGGCGCTCAAGCGGATGCGCCGCTACTACCAGGGCACCTTCTCCCTGATGCAGAACGTCGTCGACGCCTACGGCACCGACGAGTACGGCATCGACGCGCGGGCCATGACCCCGACCCAGCGGGACTTCTACTGGTCGATGGTTGGCGCCCTGGAGGACGAGTACGGCTACCCGCTCCCGCCCGAGCGTGTGGCGTCCCTCCGCGGCATCGTCCGCGGTAGCGTTGGCGCCCGCGTGTTCGTGAAGGGGCAGGCGTACACCACGCTCCCGGCGGCGCAGGCCAGCCGGGCCGCCATCGGGGCGCGCGCCTTCGCCAGCCGTGACGATGAGCAGAGCGTCCCGCGGCGGATCGCCCCTGGGCGCGGGTCGGAGACGACGCTGCCGCAGTACGCGCGCGACCGCGGCGTCGTCGGCCTGCGCTACTACAACCCCCGCACGGCGTCGCCTCACGAGACGGCCCTGTTCATCATGCAGGAGCCCGAGTTGGCGTCGGCGATCTCGCACTTCGCGTCCCTCGGCAACCTCGCCGGCTACGTCCTCGGAGCGTCCGCCAGCGGCATCACGACCGCGATGGGCGAGCCGATCGACTACCTGCCGGCGACGGATCCGCTCCTCTCGGCCGACACCGCGATGGACGTGCCCTTCTTCCAAGAGGTGCGCACGGTCCTTGAGGGGGCGAGCGCGCAGACCCCGACGGGCGCGACGGTGCGGATCCCCGAGACGCTGGCGAGCCTGCTGATCCGCGCCAACCCCGACTTCGTGCAGGTGAAGCGCACGGCGCTCCCGCTGCCCTTTGAGAGCGCCAACGGCGAGACGGTCACACATGTGACCGAGTACCGGACCAGCGCGACGGTCATCGCCGCCGTGAACCTGTTTACGAACTACATGCCCTCGGATGCGCTCAAGACCGTCAAGGACATCGAGGCGGTCAAGAAGGTCATCGAGGAGGCCGACACCACCGACCCGGCGGCTACGGTGTTCAAGCTCTGGGCGGCGGCGCTCGGGCGGCCCGCGACGATCATCGCGGACCCGGACCCGACGCTGCCATTCGACCCGGCGGCGATGAAGGAGAGGCCGCCGCGGGTTGGCGGCCGTTAGTCGGCGCTGAGTTCGTCGATGCCCTTGAAGGCGCCGACGAGCCCGCTGCGGAGGTTCGTCAGGAAGGACGCGAACCGGCCGCTGACGATGGCGCGGGACGCGCGGCCGCAGATGGCGCGCACGTTCTCGGGGTCGCCGGGGACGACGCCGGGCATCACGAGCGTGAGGTGCCCGATCAGGAAGGGCGTCAGGAGGAGCAGCGTCGCGCGGCCGATGTCGGTGTCGTTGATGATGCTGACCCACATCTTCGCGGACGGGAAGGCGGCGCACAGGGCCTTGAGCGTGGCGTCGGTGACCAGCTCCGCGGCGGCGGCCGCGACGCCGTCCTTCGCGCCCTCCATGCCGGAGGAGAGGAACTTGCGGTTCCAGTCCGCGTGCGTGGTCAGCGCGGTGCTGGCGTCGGTGGGGTTGGTGCTGGCGGGCGTGGAGGGAGTGGCGGCCATCGGGGGCTCCTGCTTGGTGATCACCGGCTCGACGACCGGCTCGGGGGTGGTGACGATCGCGGCGGCAGCCGCGGCGGGGGTGGCGACGATCGCGGGGGCGACCGCCTCAACAGGGGTAACAGCGGGCTCGGAGGCGCGCAAGGACTTCAAGGAAGAAGTTGGCGAAGCGGTGCGCTGCTCCTCCTCGAAGGATGCGATCGCGTCGTCGATCATGCGCACCAACCACTCCGCCGTTGTGCCCGAGTCCATGTAGTCGTAGAGCCCAATGTCACGCCGCACCGTGAACTCACGCCAAAGGCCGATGACAACGCTGCGCCCGTCAGGGATGTGATCGGATCCCGCGAGCCCGAGCGCCTCTGCGATCTCCTGCGGGGTTTCGTAGAAGTGCTCACCCGCAGGCGTGACCGCCACGATGTCCTCGTCGCGCAGCGGGCCTTCGCCATCACGCACCAGAGCAGCCGCGTAGAACGTGTTCGGCTCGATGATCACGCCGGGCTCCTTCTTCTTGGAAACCTTCTTCGTGGGCGCCTTCTTCGCCGGGGCGGGCGCTTCCTTCCCCACCGGGACAGGAGCGGGCGCCTCCTGCGCCTTCGCCGGCTGCGCCATCGGCTTGACGTGGGCGAAGTCTCGATTGCCCTGGCGGGCTTGTGCGTAAAGCCACGCGCTGCGCTCCAGATCGTAGCCGCACTCCTCGACAAGGACCGCGGAGACGTACTTCGGGGCATTGAGCGATGCGATGTCCCCGGTCACCGTGATCCACGCGCCGATCAGGACGCACGCGCTGTCCTCCTTGAGACGGGAGAGCGTACCCTGCTTGCGCAGTTCTTCGCGGATCTGCGCGGAGTTGCCCGCGGCGTAGGCGTAGCCGAGGAACTCGCTGTCCATCGTGAGCTTGCCCGCACCACGCGGCACGATCACGGCCGCGTAGAAGGCGCCAGGCTCCAGCTTGAAAGTCGCGGGGACGGTCGCCACAGGCGCCTCCTTCCTGTCAAGGTCCGTGATATTGAACGGCTGCACCGTGATGTTCGACGTGGTGACGTTCGGCGGCTTGGTGTTCGCCAGACCGTAGCCGGGCACAGACGCCATGCCGTCGTAGCGCGTCGAGGTGGTCAGCCGACTGACCATGTCGGCGAAGTGCCGATCCATCAGGCTCATTGGGAGCGCCTTCTTCTATCACACACGCATAGCCTGTCTCGCGCGCACGCGCAAGTGGCCGATCGCCCCCGATCGTGTTAGACTGGCGGGGACGGAGGGCGCGATGGCGACCTGGCAGCTCGTACCCAGCGGGTGCTCGACCACCGAAGCGGCAGCGTCGAGTTCCTGGGCGGAGTACCAGTTCACCGACTTCGAGGCCGGCACGAAGCCGAGCTACACGAAGGTCGGGCAGATCACTATCGTGTTCTCGAACATTGTCACGGCCGTGAGCTTCGACTGGTATCTGTCCGCCGACGAGGCCGGCGGCTACCCGATCACCGCCGTCGTCGAGGCGGCCGCGTGGCAGACCCTTGCGGACGGCAGCACGCAATACACCGCGGCGGTGGACTGCGAGACTGCGCACGCGCACATCGCCGGCGAGGAGACGGCCTCGCGGATCCACCGGACGCTGTACCTCCAGCTCAAGCTGGACGCAGGCACGGCGAACGTGACCGCGCGCGCCGTCTACATGCACGCCGGGCGCGGCTGATGGCGAACCAGGGCTGGAACTCGATCCGCCCTCGCAACGGGGCGCTCGGCGCGTCTCCGTTCACCCCGCCGGTGGCGTCGGTCGATCCGCCCGCGCAGGTGGTCGCGCCGTCCTCCACGTCGCAGAGCGTCGCCGCGGGAGGCTCGCCATCGGCCAAGACCTTCGGCGCGTTCACCGACGCCGACGGCCTGATCGCGTCGTACCAGTCCGTGATCGAGCAAGTGACCGGAACTGTGAGCGCGACCGGGACGGGGCTCGGCCCCTACACCTACTCGGGCGCGGCGGACGGCGAAGCCTTCGTCCACATGCTGCTTGCCAAGGACGCGGAAGGGAACACCCTGGCGACGGCCGTTCATGGCGTGGACATCGCATCTCCGTCGACTGGCGCGCAGTGGACCGTGGGCGCGGTCGACATCGACTTCACGACCGCCGACACCTTGTCCGGCATCAACAGTGGCACGCTGGCCGTCACGACGGGCTCGGGCGCGACGGCGCTGTGCTCCATCGTGGTGGACCCCGACAGCAGCGCGGTACACACGGTCGGCGTCACGAACGGGACCGGGGTTGTCCTCATCGGCCCGAACGCAACGGGCCGGGTCACCGCCGCCATCGACCTCGACGCGCTGCTCTCCGTCTCCGCAGAGGACCTGCT